AGAATTACATATGGATAATAATCATATAACTTACTTACCAGAATCCATTGGTAACCTGGGAAATTTAAGAGCATTATATTTATATGGGAATGAGATTACCCATTTACCTGAATCCATTGGTAACCTGGGAAATTTAATGGATTTGTATGTAGACAGCAATAAAATTACTAAATTACCTGATAGCATGGGCAATTTAAGAAATCTAACCCGTTTATTTGTTCATAATAATAATTTAGATGAATACCCAAAATTTGTTGACAAGTTGGTAAATTTACAAAAATTTACCCATAGACAAAATAATTATAATAAAATTTATCACAGTAGAAGTATTAACTTATGAAATTTACAGACGACATTATTTATGATTGGCTATTGAATCACATGAATAGCCGTAATGAAATCGATTACAAATTATTTGCAGATGAAATTGTAGATATATGTAATAAAAAGATGAAAAAAGATCCATCGGGTGAAGATGGAGTTTTCTCAATGGTGAAAAATTGCGCTAAAGTAGCTTGTGAAAAATTCAATAAAAAATTTGACACTGATATTAATTACATCACGGCATTTGATATTTTAAATGCCGAAGCTAAAATATTCAAATATTTTAGAGATGTACTTGATTATGAAACTTTGAAATCAATATCTATTGGTCACAATGTAAGTTATCACGTAATTGATCATATGGCAAAATTAGATCCCAAAGAACTCACTGTTGATAGGAGACCATTAATTGCCAGTGTTATCATAAACATCAAAAATGAGGAATCCAAAAAAGTGGGTGCATAATAAAAGGGTTTAGATACAGCTCACTATGCTGTATCTAAACCCTGTAAATGGATATATGCAATTTGATCATCACCATCTTCAAAAATTTCTAGTATTTTTGAGGGTATTATCATTTCTCCTATGGCTACTTCCAATGTATCGTTAGTCATAAATGACTCATTTAATACAACTGATAATACATTTTTAGATTTATAGTACTTAGTCCCATGGATTTTTAAATCTAGAGATTGATTATCATAATACCCTTTAATATAATCCCCAGGCTTGACCAAATTAACGTCTTCATTAGCATAATCTATTTTATTCATTAGATAATCACCATTATCAAGTACATCTGATACTATCAAATTTTGAATATTATCACCATAATCAGCAGCAATTATATCACCAGTTTCTAATGGATGGGATAATTTAACTAAATAATGATCACCTTCCTGTAATATGGATGCATTATAAGTATCTTCGGCATACTTGATAGTTATAGATTTATATTCAGCATCATTAGATTGCTCATAAAATGACATTTGATTTTTCAATATGTCATCATAATTTATATCATCTAACAAACCTTCCCAATCATTTGATGTTAGTGGGTCATCAACAGCAGTGGCAACTTCATCATAATAACCAACTTCATCATTACCATCAAACAATACACAAAAGCATCCTTTGGGGGTTTTTAATGTAAACACTATCATGCCTTCCTTAACATACTGATCCATATTAATTGGATCATACATGGAAACCATCTCATTAATTGTATGGGGGATGTATACGCTAATATCACCCTTAACAATATCTGGGGTTGATTTATTCTCAGCTATATAACCAGCCAATTCTAGATTATTTGAATTCTTAACATCTTTTTTGAATGCATTTATGTATGTCTGGGATATGTTACCATATGCATTCCCAAGGTATGCCTTACCAGTTTTCCAATCTATTTCACCTATCACTGCTCTACCAATGGTGGTCATTTTTATACATTCCCTATTAGAACGATTACCATAATTAGTATTATCAATTTCTAATATTTCTTTGGGTGATGAATCACCAACCGATAAGTCACCAGATACAAAACTGGATATGAATTTTCTTTCAGATTGTTTTATTCTGTATCCTTGTGCCTCATTGATACTGGTTTTATCACCTTTGGATACCCATTCGTCAAAATTAAGTACTTTGCTATTCATATTCCAAGTTCTTTTTCTAGTTCTAATTTTTTAGTTTTAGCTACTGATAAATTTTCTTGTAATTTACCATAATAAACCACCATATCAGGATCTGATTTAATAGAGGTATCTTGCGAATCTATGTAGCGGATAGATTCATTAATATCATTAATATTTTTTATGATTTTTTCTAATTGTATGCTCTTTTGTCTTTTTGTATTCTTTTTATTATTCGAAAAAGAATTAGTATAGTTAAGTTTTTCAGATAAATCTATTTCGTGTTTCATTTTCATCTGGTTTATGAAACCAGATTTTTTAAGATTTTTATGTATAGCATCATTGGGTTCATTTGATATTGATTCCAATACATCCACTGAACTACCTTTATCTATGACAAATACCTTATTATCATTATGATCACCATCCATTTTTAATATATTTTCTGTTACAACAAAATTTTTATAGTTTTCTACTATAAAAATTATATCTCTATGAAAATTTTTTGGGGTATTGGTGAAAAACAGATCATCCGATAATTTAGATGCATTTTTATATTCAAATTTATCCTCGTCAATTTGAATATAAACCTTATCTTTATGTTCTGATATCGATATACCAGTAGATTTATGCAATATTTTGTTATCGCTCCAGGATATTTTGTTATTTATAGAAGAATCTTCCGCATATTTATATGGTATCAGAGTCTCATTAATAATTTCCATGTTATTAATGAGATCAAAATAAGAATTGCCTATTCTAATATATTTGTTTTTATTATCATTATAGATCAATGATACGTGGTGAGTAACATTTTTGGATTCCAACACAATATCGGCATAACCTTTAGTATGGCTTATCATATGTTTATCATATGATCCAAGTTTATTATGCATTTGATCATACAATAAACATATAGATTCATGGTTATCTTTATGTTTTACAACCTCTTTATAAACATATGCATAACATTGAAAAGGCGGTAAATGCATAGAAAAATTCAATCTGCAAATCAGTTTGTCATATAGATAACTATGGGGATCATCACACAAATCATCTATACAGTTTTGTATAATTATATAAGGTTTATCATCAGTGAATTTTTGACTCAATTCATTATAAATAGATAATATCTCACCTATATCAGAATATTGATCTATGGATTCTAATAATCTACCAATTAGTCTATAGTCTGGTAAAAAATCATATTTTTTACCCACATATATTTCATTGATAATATCAAATATATCCAATGATTCTAATAAAGGTTTTTTACCCATCAATTCGGTCAAACTCTTACTTATTCCCATGTTGCTCAGCCTGTTCATAGTATTATGATATGATTCATACATATCAATATCAGGATGAGCAATACCAGATATTTTCTTATGAGCAATTTGATTGGCTATATCAGAATCTAGATTATATTTTGTAATATCTATCCCTGCTTCTTCTATTGTCTGTTTTATTAGATCAGATTTAGTATTTTCATACAACCATCTAATATTTTTGTTAAATTTATTGGTGATATTACCCATACTATTCTGCTTTTTTGTTATTTATTTTTATATTGGACATTTTATTGCTTACGTTGAATGTGGAAGAATGATCAATATTAGGTAAATAGGTCAAAATACTAAAAGAAAATTCAAGTTGAGGTTTGTTACTACCATTATCAGGATACTGAAATACAAAATCTTTACTTATATCAAAATCATCTGGAAACCCTATCATAACTGGTATACTATTAAATCCATTATATCTGATGTAAACTACATCAGTATTATACAATGCTTTAATGAGAGATTCAAATATTTTGAGCCTTTGTATATCACTTGAACATATCACTTTTGAGCCAAAATCTAGTGATATTGGTATGTGATCAACCACAGATGATTTTGCATTGATTTGATTGCCATATTCATTTTCTTTACTCTCCATGTGTACACTTCTTATATACCTTTGAGTCATTTCATCAGATGATCTACCACCATTAGATATATGGAATATGCCTCTGGGAACCTTATCCACATTTCCATCAATTCTTAAATTATTATAGTTTTTATCAGTAGATACGAAAAAATCAGTTAAAAATTGTTCTTCACCAGTCATAGAATAAAAAAAAGGCACATTTACTTGTTGAGTATCGTTATTTTTTGTGATGGTTATATGTATTCTTTTCCAAAAATAAGAAGAAATGCCCACAATTACATTTCTTAGAAGAACATCATCGTAATTATTCATATCTTAAATAATTATTTAAATATTATATATTTTAATAAATTTTCAAAATACATAATAAAATATGTTTTAAATAACAATTAAAATCATGGAAAAACTCAATGAATTTGCAAATAAACACATAGGAATCATATTAATAATATCCATAGTTATTAATATGATTATGCCAGTTAGATTAAATAGAAAAATCAATGTTAATCACGGAGAGTATATTAAAAAACACATAGATAGTGTACAAAATAATTATAAAAAAATATACTCAGAATATATACGGAAACAGATAAAAAATAGACTCATAATAGAGCAACTCACAGAAACCATAGATACTGTGAACAAAAACAATAACAAATTGATCATAAACTATAATAAATTAAGAAATGAACTGGAAACTTCTAAAATTGATCTTCCTCCTCTTGATAGTCTCAAATAATATTTCAATATCCCAAAATATAAGGAGATTCAATAAATCTAATTTTGATATTAACAAAATCCAATTCTATGATTTTGTTATAATGAGTACCAACCAATATAAATTAATTAGGAAAAATTTTGGAGATAGGGATGTGCTCATTAAAAAATCAGATTCTATAAAAATATTATTGCTTCATGAAATTGGGTTGAAAGATTCATTGATTACAGTAAAAACCACAATGATAAATGATGCTAATAATCAAATAGATTCTTGTAATATAGCCAAAGATAAAATCGTTAAATCTTCTAATGATTTAATAAAACTAAATAAAAAATTAGGGGAGAATATAGTTGATTTAACGAATGATTTAAATAAATATAAGATTAGGAATAAGAGGAATAAAATCTTATATTTTTTAGGGGGTGTTTTAATAACATCAGCTATATTATTAAAAAATTAGGATGAACTACCAGTTGGGAATTCATTTCTAACAATTAATACATTATTATTATCAGCCACCAATAATTTATCTAACATATAATAGTTATTGGTGGTAAATACTGATGATACAACTGATAAAAATGTATTACCTATGTAGTTTGTAGTAATTTCATCAGCACCTATTTTAACTAATATAGTATATTCATCACCCGATGATCCATTAGACAGAGATATATCAATAGATGGATTTATAACAGCACCAGTGTCAGTGGATGTTAAATCTAATAAATGGTTTCTAGATAATGATAAGTCTATATTATAGGGTGTTAAATTGGCTGGTTGATGAGTGTGATAATTACCTTTAATTTTTCCATTGAAATATAGCATTCCTGGAAATGATACATCACCAGCATTACTTAGCAATAATCTATCACTTCCATTTGATTTTATATCAATGAAATTGGTAGGATCATTAATACTATTAATGGAAATATTGGTGCTGTTGATAACCATCATTCCATCATTATCATCATTGGTTATTAGTTTATTAGATATATTGGTTATCCCATTGATGTTAGATATTATGTTATTACCGAATATATTAACATAATTAGCATCATTATTAATATCAATAGTTGAACTAGAGCCAAATATGTTAATATATACACCAAATACATTTATTTGAGTAGTTGATGAATTACCCCATGATAAATGTATATTGATATCATTATTATCAACACCCAATCTAACCACAGAATTATTGATTGATACTATTTTTGCAAATGTATTTGATCTTAACAATAATTCCTGTAATCCATCTACATTATTTATATTTATATTAGAATTAGTGGAGGTAACGCTGATAGTATTTGGTGATCTATCAATCTGAATTATTGAATGAATATAAAAACTATTATTCAACATATTAAATTCAACATTTTGGCTACCACCCAAAAAAGTTAAGGTGTTGAATTTAATATTGGATGATATATTGGTAGTTGAGTCATCTTTAATATCAACATCCACACCATGCATATTAAAAATTACATTGGATGTACCACCTATTGTAATTTTTGGATTATTTATACCTATCCAGTCTAATTCATTATAACTGATTGATGGATTATTGTCTACCCCTTCAATCACAAACCCGATACCCAATGGATCATATAAATATATTGGATGTTGTTGAGATAATTGAGATGTGGCATATGCCAATATATTGGGTAAATCATTGGTAGTTCCATCTATGGGTGTTATGAATTCTCTATTTATGATTGTCCATATTGAATTAGCTGGTGAATTATCACTACAAATCCAATATGTGTGATTAGATGAATTATACCAAGTAGTACCAATAGATAATCCATCATCAGTATTGTTGGGGTTTCTACTTTCAATAATACCATCATTATTGAATATAGTATATTTACCAGAGATACCCACCCATTTGGTATTTACTCCAACATTAGTATCTATAATATATTTGTCATCAGATACTAGTGTTGGAGATGTCTTTGTTTGATATAAGGTTTCATTTTCTTTTATATAGCATACGATGTTATCATCATTAGATAACTTAGCATCTGCTATTGTTTCAAATATTAAATTTCTTATATGTCTTTGATTGATCATCACAAATATTATGGTTTATAAGTGCCCATTACACCTCTATCTTCTCTATCTCTTTTTCTTTCCTCTATCCAAAATAATGCCTCCTGTAATTTATGTATAGCATTAGATGTATGTATATTGTTTAATTCTGGGTGTTTATTTAAATGAGATAAATGACCAATTAGCATATTTAAAAGACCTTCAGTTATTATCCCATCTTGTCTAAATTTATTACCGTCAATATCACCTTTCACAAATTCTATGTGTTGATATTCGTCTGTCTCCACCAAACCAGAACTAGTGATTCTCTTTTTTGGTATTTTATAAGATGCTCCTTTTACTACAGTTAGGTATTTTCTATTATTTGTGGTATCCATAATCAAATATATGTTTGTATTTCTATTTTATCATTTTTATATACAGGCATTGATAAGGTAAATGTGGATGAATTGATGTAATTAAAATGATCCCCGTTAACCAGTTTTAATCCATTGATATATGCATAGATTTCATTAGTTAAAAAATTTGGTGATGTACCCAAATTTAATAAATCACCAGATACGCTAAATTCTGGGGTAGGAGAAGATGCATTTATATTACTACCAGAACTTATAGTAGATAATATAGATATATTGGTAACTTTCCTATTTCTAGGGGATGTACCAGGAACAATATAACTACCTATATATCTATACGCAGTGATTTTATATGGTTTTGGTAATCCGGTATCTTGTTGTATTATTAACACACCAGTTTTATAATCAAACAGCCATCCAATATCACTAGTTATCGGTATTTCATTATCTGTATTATCAAATAATCTACAAGAATATTTGAATCCATGTTTATCAGATATGAAATCACCAATTCTACCACCATCATTTACATAATAACATTCATAATCCGTTACTGAGGTTTCTCTGGTTAATGTATATTTATCATATAGCTGACATATACCATTTGTTATCCCTTGATCAGGATCATCAAATGGAATATCACTTTGGCGTATATCTAATTTATCTAATTCCAATACTCTACCACCTAATTCTTCATAGTGAAATTTAGAATTATCGGTGACAAGTTTAGAAAGTAATTTTTTAAATGATATGTCTTCTTTATCCCAAGCCAATTTTTAATATTTCTTTAATTAGATTCTAATTATATTACTACTCCTAAATAATCTATATTCTGGAATATATTTATTTAGGAGATTACTAATAGTGTATACAAAATACTCCCCATTAGATACCTTGGTACTATTATATAAAACTATGGTATTGGGTAATGATTTTTGGATTTCATATAAATCATGTTTTTCTATAATTTCATTACCACCATTGCCCAAATCCAATATTTTAAGATTTTTGAGGTTAACTATCCATTGTGGAAATTCCAGTAATCCTCTACAATGGAATGCCAAATATTCCAAATTACCAAGATTGAGCATTGATGAGGGCAATTCTGGATATATTCCATTACCCAGAATTAATACTCTTAGTTTATTCAAATTACCAATTGATTCTGGAATTTTGTTCATTTTGTTGGATAATCCAGTATTCAAATATATTAATTCACTAAGATTGCCTATATTTTTGGGTATTATTTTGATTTTATTACCACCAAAATCAAAATATCTAAGCTTCGATAATTTAGTTATACTTTTTGGTAAACTGGTTATATTAGCAAAATTTAAATCTAACCATTCCAAATTAATAAAATTACTTATATGTGATGGTATAGTCCTATAAATAGTTTCTTTGACATGTTTATTTATATTTAATGATATAAACTTATCATTAAATATAAAATGTTCTGCACATTTAAATGGATAATTTAATATCTTTTCTTTTAATTCATCATTTATATTGAGAATGTTACTTGATAATATATGGAATGCTAAATCAATATTGTTATCATCATTTGAATTTAATAATCTCATTAAATTATTAAATTCAATAGATTCCTCATTTATAAATTGACTAAAAGATGCAATTTGATTCATTAGTTAGTAAAATCTATTATTATTCTTAAAATCCATCCATCAAAAAATGAATTGTTGGCAAATACTCTTAACATATCAGTAGTTGAGTTGTATTCACCATATAATATGTTGGTTCCATCATTGTATGGTAGTTTATATATCAGATTACCATTTAACACATAGCCAGTAAATTCATCAAAATATTGTGGGGTAAATGGTAATATGCTAAAATCGGTTGGTGTTGCACCGTTTATATTAGTTGGTGGGAATTCATATCTCTTTACCCTTCTATATTCAGATCCAGTCCAAAACAGTTTATTGGTAGGAGCCAACATGCCAGATCTTACCAATTGATCTAATGATTGGGGATTAGAAGTAGCACTATCATCAAAACCCACCAAAACCATTTTATCAGTTGATGCATTTAGATCAAATCCGGCATCTAGTCCATTCCAATATATGGTAGCACCATTAGTATCTGGTGTTGCCGATATACCACCATCATTGCTAAAAAACGCAAGACTGGTTATGTCAGTTTTACTTATCACATAATGTGCGTGATTTATAAATAATAGCACTTGACCCACATATGATTTATTAGATATGGCACCAGTGTCTTGGGTATTACCAGTAGTATTATTTGGTGTGAATTCTTCTATTGTGAATTCGCCATTGTTGTTACCACCAACAAAATCTGATAATTTTTGACCCACATATCTATATCCACTTATTTTAAATGGTTTAGGATATGAGATAGTATTAACATTACCATTGAATAATAATATACCAGTTTTATAATCAAATATCCAATCTGATTCATCAGTGGGGAATATTTGATTATCATTATTATCAAATAATTTGATTTTGTATGATTCACCAAATTTATCACTAATCCAATTTTTTAGCCTAGGATTAGTGATGTCATCAGGTTTTGAAAAATCATATGGATCATTAGGATTAGTACATGTAAAATATGCTTGATTATTGGGTACCGTAATATTCTCTTTGAGCAAAAACAAGTTATATTCAGCTACAACATTATTCGTTATACCTTGTGTGGGATCATCAAATGGTATTTCTTCTGCAAATATGTCATTTGTAGATATTGTTAATGTAGAATCACCAAATTCTTCATAAAATTCTTTAATAGAATCAGTAGTTCTTCTATTGATAAGCTTTTTAAATGAAATATCTTCCTTAGTCCACATAAAATTATACTAACTCTATTTTTTCTATTGACTTGTTATTATTCTTTAATATGGCTATAATTTTAAATCTATCATTATTTAAAGAAGTGCTATTAGTTCCGAAAGTGAATGAAAATTCACTACCTTGAACTTGTACTTTGGCACCTATACTATTGGTTGGTGAATCACCAGTTCCAGTTCCATTTATATCTCCAAAAAATTTACTAATATCAAAATATAAATCTTGGGTTTCCAACCATAATAATAAATTTAAATCACCAGTACCGTATGGGGATATATCACCATCTATTAAATTACCAAAATCTATGATACCACCATTGAGTATACCACTTTCTATAATTCTTTCATAGTATTGATCACCAGTCTTTAAAGGATAATCAATATCTCCATATACTAATTGACCACATCTAACTTGAGCTTCACCATTAGGTAATGATATTGTGGAGTCAAACGAAGTCATGGTACCTGATATTAATCTTCTATCTTCATCATGGAATAATTCTGTGATACCAGTACTGATTATACCAAAAGTGTTTATAGATTTATTAAAATTACTATTTATATTAAATGAATCCACAGCAGCAGCATTGTTATTTGGTTTAGTTACCGTAACCTGTAATATTGGATTTAGATCACATATACCAGCATCATTTAATATTACTTCCGCATTGTTAACTGAAAATTGATCATTATATGCAGGGATTGTTTGTGGATCTACGTCCATGCCAGTAAACCCAGGGCATGATATTTTAGTGACTCCGGATACGCTATAAACCTTATTAAATGCATCATCAACATCATAGCTAACCAAAAATTTAGTACCTATGGTTAAATATTGGATTCCAGATACATGCTTTATAACTTCATCTATGGGATTGAGTATAACTAATATAGGTGATACAAATGACGGCAATGTCAAATTATCATCATAATATGCATCCAACAAATCACTATTTCCGGAATCACTATGTCTAATCTGATAGGTGGTAAGTCCTTCAGAATATCCAGTATTACTTAATCTGCCTTGAGATTTATTCCAAAATGGGTTTGCATTTCCTATATTGAAAGCACTTATGATATTATTAGCACCAGTCCCGTCTATGCCACTGGTCATATCATAGAAATCTTCATCAACACCATCTATATTACCATATATTATTCCAAATGTGGGGGGGTCATTGGCTGCACCAGCGAAAAAATCTGGTGATTCTATTACTATATTATTTAAATATATCAGATTTGAAATGTTGGTACCAGCAGGTACTTTGGTATACCATGTGGGTGATAATCCAGATGGTAATATTCCCAAATATGTGGATGGAGATACTATTTCTATTAACGATAAAGATGGTGGTTCTGGTGGAATTAATAGGGAAATATGGTTAAGATTAATTCTGGTTTGATTTGCAAGTTTATCTAATGCATCTTCTACATTTAATGGTAAAGTTGTCCAATCCCACCATATAACATCATTTGTATTATATGTTACATTTTCAGCGTCTACAACTCCACCAACTCCACCTTCTAATGGTATTACATTGCCATCGTCTTTTTTTACCTTAGTTATGTTGTCAGCATCTAAGAATATGGTAATTTTACCAGTTGGTGGAGTTGGTACTACATTAGCATCAGATTTTTTTAATATTATCTTGGACATGGACAGTATGTTTTAAATTACATTATTTATCACCACCCATGTCCAGTACACACCAATAATATTAATTTAAAACAATTTTTATGCTATCTTCTGATTACGTTATATAATTTACCATCTTCTATCATATCTTCAACGCCCCATTCATCAACCAATAACATATCTTGTAGTTTATTATCCTTAACCATGGTAATTGTTTCCTCCTCTGGTAGCGAATCAGGTATTAGTATTACAACCACTATCTCCATCTCGTTTATTTCTAACTGTGGATCTAAATCATATTCTTTTTTAACATAATCCATCAATTCTTGACCTCTATTGAAATCAGCTACGGTGTTTTCATATGATTTTTTATAATCATCTAATTCACTAGCAAACCTTTTAGCAACCTTATTACCAGTGATGGTTGCAGTTTCGTTAATGGACATATTAAATTTTCCAAGTCTTTTTGGTAATTTTGTATTCTTCATAATCTATTGAAATTTAGATGGTTTATTATATTTTAAACTATCTTTACCTATGTCACCCAAATCATAATTTGGTGAACAATTATCTATTATATGAGTTTTACTAGAATTAGTTACATGAATGCTAGTTAAAATAGTATTATGATAATCTTCATTAACATAATTTTTCCACATTCTCATGTAGCCAATATATGATGATGTGGAAATATATTCTATGGGTAATTCATCAAATTTTAGGCAATCTGGTTCTATATTTTTATTATCAGTATATATCCTGTTAAGTTTGTTGATATATTTTTCTTCACCATCATATAAATTATAGATATCCAAGAATATTTTTGAATATTCTTTACTAATTGATAACACAATTCCATTCCATTTGTTAAATATATCTCCAACTTCAAATAATAAATAATCACCATTTAAATTTATAACTAAATGATTATTTGAATAATCCACAAATATTCCATTATCCTGATAAATTTTAATAATAGGATACGACTTATCATTGAAATTTATATTGCAATCTACATCTACATCACTATTTGAAATAATTACAAATGATATATTATCAACAATTTCAACAATTTTATATAATTGGTCACAAATTGTGACATATTCCAATATTAACAAATGACAGTGATTAAATTCACTGTTCATCGTTACTTTTACTTTGTTGGGAGAAATTCTTTCAGATCCAGCCACAATAAAACTATAATCGGATACTGCATTTGCATATGATACATCTTTTATTGGATGAAACCACATAGATAATGTAATATCATAAGGTTTCACAGATTTGTTGAATCTTATAGCTATATCATCTTTCCCCAATTTGGTCATATCATAATATGAATTCATTATGATATTAGAATTATTAGTGACTTCACATAATTCTATGTTGATCTCCTGATTTATATAGTTTCTTATATGGTCTTTATCGGATGATATGGGTGTGTTTTGAATGGGATTAGATATATCTTCCATTTCTGATAATAATAAATCATTGAATAAATCGTGTCTACTATTAGATATTTCCCCTATAGAATTTATTATATCATCAGATTTGTCTATTGCAACTTCATCATCATATTTTACGAGGTTGAGTACATGATATAACGGCAAGCCATTTATGCCATTTTTGATATAGTGTGATTTAACACTATACATTCTTCTAAATTTTTTTATGTATATATAGTCTTTATTTCTAGGTTCATAATTACCACCAAAAATTTCCATGAAATACACCATATCTATGAATATTTCGGTTTCCTCCCACTCATAACCCCATTCACTATATATAGGTCTCTCATCGGGAAAATCATTATTCTCCCTAATAATTCTTATACATTTATTATCAACAGTATTATATAGACTATACTCACTTAAAAACACATCAACAGTATCCATATCTGGTTCTGTTCTAAAATAATGGCAGTCTATTACTGAAGATTTGTTAATCAAATAACTCATCTGCCTTTCAACAGAATAATTATTGAATAGGTCATTAATATTAGATATGCACATGTTTAATGAAACTTCCATATTGCCTATTACTATGGAAGTTTCATTAGTGGGTAAATCAGTGTGTTTTGCTCTATCAACATTAATAATTAATTCATGTATGGTTATCGATGATGAATCAGATAATAAGGTATATTTTATTTTAAAATAATGATTTTTTGGGATTAACCTAAGGTTGTTATTATTTAAAGGAATGTATGGAGACCATAATACTTGGTCGTGTGACCAAGAAAGCTGATATTGTAAGTCACAATCACCAGATAAATCATGATAATAATCTACAATATCCACGTCATTGGATAAGAAAAATCTAAAAATATAGGATTGATCCTTTTTATCTAATTTTATATTTAAATTTTTATATTCAAATTCATAATTCATATATCTAATATGAGTTTAACTTTATATATTAGATATATAAAGTATGATCAGTGAAATGTATTCAAAAGGTATATCTGATGCGGATTATAATGATGATAAATTAGATGAACATAATCCAATAGAAATATACACCCAACAAATAAGAACTATATTCATTACTAGTGTTAATAGTGTTATGGGTGCTGGTGATATGGGTATAGATATTGAATCATTAGTATATGAGCAAAATTTAAATGAAAAACAAATAGCCAATGATATAAGGGAAAAATTAGAATTATATGCAACTCTTTATAGAGATTTTAGGACTGATATTTCCGTTAATTTCCATAGAGGAATCAATAGAGATATTGCATATATCAATATAGTGGTGGATAATAATAGAAAATTATCATTTTTTATAAAATAGTACCCAATGAATGGATTATTAACCAAATATTTTAGTGGAAAATATATAACACAACTACCCCAGACGTTTTTCCTACCCAATACCTATGATAAATGGAATCGTGTAATAAAATCACTGAACATGCTACCATTTGAAACTATGGCAGATTTTATTAATCAAGGGGCATTTGAAACTGAAATACCAGGATTAAGAGATGAAGGTACTGATAAACAGATATTACCAAAATTCAATAAAAATAGCCGCGTAACCAATAGATCAAAAACATTTAAAGGTAGCATAGATTTACAGGAAAATATAGGGAAAGAATTAATTATCAGTTATAGATTATCAGTTTTTAATTGGTTTGTATTATATGATAATTTTATTGAATTCCACGAAAACAAGGACTCACCTACTCACCTACCAGACGTTAGTACAAAATTACTAAATTTTAATAACGATATAGTGGGTTATATTGTATATAAAGGTATAAGAATGACTGAGCTATCTAGATTAAGGCTTGGATCATCTGATAGTAACATTAATTCAAACACTTTTGAATTAAAATTATCATATAATGAATTCAAATTTGTTACTGGATTCGAAAAAACTAGAAATTAATATGACAAATGAGGAAGAAAATGTATTTAATGATGAAAATGCATTAAATGAACTTAAAAATATCAGTAATCAAGAAGAGGTTACAGATAAATTAGGTAAAGTGGAAACGGAATTTATCAAGAAGCAAAAATCCGTAGAAGAATCTAAAAAATTAGCCAAGAATATAGGTTGGAGAAAATTAGATATTGGATCATTACCATCCAAAGGAAGATTCAATAAACATGGCATGATATTAGAATATAGACCATTATCATTGAATGAAATAAAAGAATACTCTATGGGTATCGATGATAGTGATCCTATATCAATAAATGACAGTCTTAACGGTATTCTTAAAAAATGCATTAGGATCAGATACCCAAATATGATGAGTGATTATAAGGATATCATAGACTATGATAGGTTATTTTTGATATTTATCATTAGAGACATATCGATGATGAACCATCAAAGGGAAACCAAAATATATCAGGAAACCCCATGTAAATGTGGTCAAATTACCATAAAAAAAGAAATTACATCACAAGAATTTTCATTTTTAACAATTAAGCAAGGTCTTAATAAGTACTATGATGCCGGAATAAGAGGATTCAGATTAAATGATCCAAATAATGATATAGATCTGTCATTTTTTATACCTTCAATAGGAGTATTTGAAGAAGTAAAAAAGTACATAAACGAGAAAAACAAAAAGAAAGAATTTGGTCAAAAAAATCATTTTTATGATCTAAAATTCTTAGAATATTATCAGTTTATGGTATCAGATTGGAAAAAAATTAGTGAAAAATCCATAGATGAAGCATATATCAAATGGTTAAACGATACAAACATAGATGAAACATCACTAATAGTAAAGATGTGTGACATGCTATCTAAAATATCAATAAAAAGTGAAACCGATATCAAATGCACTAAGCAAGGATGCCAGGAGGTCACCAAAAAACCCATAGTATTTCAAGAAGGATATAGATCTATATTCGATTTTTCAGATATCTCTAAAGGCTTATTCTCAGATGCGTTCGATGATGTTGATTAAATTCAACATACCATTTGAAAGTTTTTTAGAATTACCATATTATGAATATGGGTGGTTTATTAAAGAATTAAAAGATTACGTTGATAAGCAATCAAATGAAGGTAATAATGAGCATGGGGAATATAGCAAAAACTATGTTAATGAATTGATGAGACAATCCAAAAACTTAGTTAAACAACCTAAAATGCCTAAGATTAAGATGCCTAAGATTAAATAAACTTTAAAAATTCCATAATTATTCCATCCAAATGAATAGACTAGAAGATTGGGATTTCATAAAAACCTTAAATGAGGAAGATGTATCCAAAATACAGAGATTAATAGATACCAAAGATGTGAAAAATTTTAAGATATCTTGTACACTATTAATCTCTCTAAATATTGACAAACCCACCATACTAGCCTTTCTAATAAAATGTATAAAAGAATATAGAAAAACGGGCACATGGTATATTAATGATTCAAATAAGGCTTTCATAAGTGATGGCATGTGTGCAATAAACATAAACACATATGAGAGGAGTACAGGAATATTTAGAACAGATGTTTGGATAAAAGCAGGAAATCATTATTATGCAAAAAGTTTTCAATCCAGTAATCCCAATGAACCCAAAGAATTAATTGATTTTTTAACAACCATAAAAATAGCATTAGATATATGATGTACTATGTTGGAATTTTATCACTTAATGAAAATCAAAGCCAATCAGTAAATTCAATATTATTAAGAAAATTACTAGAACTCGCAGATTGCAACATAAACAAACCTGATATTATACCATCTTTTGCTAAAAGTTTGATAAAATTTAGATTTACCTCAGATAATAAAAATAAATCTTTGAAAGTTATTGATTTATTGTCATATATAAGTAATTTCGATACTTTATGTGAAGAAGTTAATAAACAAAGATATGATAATTTTATAACATATCTAGGAAAACAAACGATGACATGAGCAAAATATTCTTCACTTCTGATCATCATTTTGGACATAATAATATTATTAATCTTTGTAATCGCCCATTTAACAGTGTGGAGGAAATGAATCAAATAATGATTGATAGGTGGAATGATAGAATCAGCCCAGATGATGAGGTTTATTATTTGGGTGATTTTGCTATAATCAAAGGTAAAGAAGAAGTTGCTCATATAATTGACCAACTTAATGGTATCAAATATTTGATTAAAGGTAACCACGATGGGTCTGCATTAAGTAACCCCAAAAAATTTAAATGGATTAAAGATTATCATGAACTTAAAGTAAAGGACTCTGAATGTGAAAATGGAATACAACGAATTATTTTATTCCATTATGCTATGCGCACATGGAGAGGATATTCACGTGGTAATTGGCATTTATATGGTCATAGCCATGGTAATTTACCGGATAATAAAAAACAACTGGCTTTTGATGTAGGCGTAGATTGTCATGACTATTATCCACTATCATATGAGGATGTAAAAACCATTATGAAAACCAAAAATGGATTCCCATTGAATATTTAAGCAATATAAATTAAGCAATAAAGTTGAAAAAGATAAAAACAGTTTATGATATAAATGAATGTGTAATTTTCCATAAAATGGAAAATGGAAAATCATTTATAGGTAAAAACAGGGACAGAACCTATTTTTCCAGCATATCAGTAGAAAGATCAAGTTATAATGATATAGAAATAGTTGTGATAGTAGATCAAGATACTATGTGGATGGAAGGGATGAATTCCATGGGTATGGGTATTACTAACTCAGCATTGCTTGTTGGATTTGATGAAAAGGCGAAAAAATTGGCGAAAAAGAACTCTGTAACATCAAAAGATGGCATAATAATAAGAGAAGCATTAAAAATGAATAATATAGAATCCGCAATGACCTGCTTGAGATATCACATGGGGGGTGTTAGAGGTCACACCATAATTAGTAACAGAGATAGTGTGTATACCATAGAATCAAGCACATATCACGATTCTATAACTAGCAAAAAAGAATCCTCCATAGGGATTGTTAGAACTAATCACGGTCATGAATTTAGCGGCATTATTGGATATACTTCTGGGGATGATTTTATCAGTTCAATTCTTAGAAAAGATCAGATGGGGAGAAATATAAGGGATAGAAATCACGATGATAAATGGTTTGATACCATGACTAAATCAAATTATGACAAAAACTCACCGTATAACATACGTAGAGATACCGATAAAATGAATACTACCAATCAACTGCTGATGAATTTACATGATCTAGAATTCCATATAAATATGATAAATGATAAAGGTGAATTTAACGAATTTGTAGACTTGAGTCCAGATATTGATAGGAAGATCAAACTATTTATACATGATAACAACAAAATAAAAGAGATATAATTTTTAATACAAATCATATATTTTTAGAGGGAATCATACATTTTTAAAATTATTAATCTTTAAAAATTAAAAAATGATGTATTATAACAAATTAGCTAATGACCATAAAACAATCAATGAAATAGTACAGCTGTTATTTAAAGATGGCATATTGGAAATGTCTGATGAATATGATGAAAACCTAATAGAAAAGGCTATAAATAGACTGGTAATAGAGCATAATAAAAAAATAACCACATTGGGAAATACCATATCTATGAGTTTATTCCATGAAGGTGGAAATAGAAGAACTGGTAGAACTACAAAATTAGTTGACGAATACATAAATAAAATATTGTTGGGTGAGATGGTTGTATGTTATGATCACCATATGTATGTAGATAATGAACTCAATGATCAGGCATATAATCTAGTTATTGACAGATTGAATAGAGAGTTTAATATTTCAATAGACAAATTAAGAACGGTAAAAAATGAATTAACTATAAATATTATACAATGAGAAAAAACAGATTATCAAAATTCAAGATAAATTCACCAAAATCTATAAATGAAAATGGTGTTGGTGAAGCTATAAAATATTTTGCCGATATAATAAAAGAATCTAATACTATAATAGGTGTATTAAAACACATTAGTAAGAACCATAATGTTTCAACTAGAATAGAGCACCATGATGATGGCATAAATATACATGTGGATGTAGAACCAGAAGACCATGAAAAATTATTATCTGACAAACAATTTATAAAACTTGTCAAAGATTATTACGATGAAGATGATCTGAAATTTACCTTAGAAAATACAGACATGTTTAGTATGGGAATATGAATAAAATGGTCAGCATTTTCTATGATAACATATATGACATATAAAAGAAATATGACAAAAACATCTTCTACAATAAATAAACCTGACATAAAACAACGAACTAAAACAAAAAGATTAATTAGAAATAATCCATATAAAAAAGAGGCTAAAAGACTCAAGAACTGATGAGTGGATTATTTCTAATTAATTAATAATATGATTTTAACCACATTTTTCAATCGAGGGAGTTATGATGAACAACAAAATTAAAAGATTTGTAAGTAATGCAGAAAATGGAATAGAAAATATACCGTTTATAAAGAGTGAGCTGATAAAAAACCAATCATTCACAAGAGACTGGATGGCGGAAATTCACAGGAATCATAACGACAATGACAATGTAATAAATAGTCTTGTCAGATGTATTTTTCAACTAGAGGATGATGGTACCCACATGCAAACTAGAATAATTGTTATGGGTTCATTAACTAATAGAAATGAGAATACCAGAAGATTAGCCACAGAATGTATGTCTAAATGGTCTAACAAATAAAGCAATACCCATATGAAAAATATATTGAAGCCTTTCAATTATACATCCAGAGTTGCAATTAAAGAAAATTTGGATGCACAAAATTTTTTTAACAAAATAGATGAAATTAAAAAGATACATGATTACTTTGTTAAAAAATATGATTCTAAACCGTCAATTGAATATAATGGTCACGATGATGAAATATTATTGAGATTACCCACCAAAGAAGATGAACAAGTATTAATTAATGATAAAAAATTAAGATCATTAATTAATATGTCTGATGAAGATATGCTACATCAATTAAATACATTACCTGGGTTAGAATATACGTTTAAATTGAGTGATTTTACTAGTGATTAGAAATTATAAACCCCCCTATGATAAGCTTTCATATCTAGGCAGTTTTATTAATAGATGAAAGCTTATCATCTATTAATTTGTTTATCAATCTTTTGATCTTGAGACCATTATTTAAGGATTCATCAATATCCTGTTCTCCTTTAACATCATTAGACCATTCATCTAATTGCTTATCAGTATAACCAAATATCAATTTCAATAAATACCTATCTGGATAAATTGGTTCACCACTACCATTATATGACAATCCTTGCATAGATTCAAAATAATCCATTTTCTGCCTATTTTCTTCAAATTGCTTGGCAAGAATTATATCATTTATAGAATAATGTTTTATACCTATATTATAAATTAAATCAGTATCATCAGATAATTCTGGTAAATTTGATTTAACCATGAGTTTTAATGCATTTACCATACATTTATCAAATTCTTTGGTAAGTCTATTTTTAAACTTAAAAAATGATATCTCATCATAAGGTACATCAGCATTAAATATAAATAAGTTACCACTTCCGTCCTCTCTATCAAATCTAGAAAATGGGAGATTTGAATCTCTCTGCAATTTTCTATCAAAATACTTAGGTATGTCCATATCATTAAGATCAGTTCCATCATGTCTCACAGATTCAATTTCCGGAGTTTGCCCATTCCTGGATGGTAAAAATATATCGTTTTTATATGGGAACTTGGCACTTCCGTTTACATAAACCTCACCACTATTGCTGTCAATTACCATATTCTCTTTATATTTGTTTTTTATAACAGCAAGTATTTGTTTTGATTGCCCAGTACTACGGTTTCCCATAGGTATAATATATTTCATTTTATACCTGGAATGCATTATTACCCAAGCAACTTTTGCATTTTCAGTACTTCTCAACATATTGAATGATCTAACCAATCTTTCCAGATATGATATTTTATTATAACCTGATGATACCCTATTATATGATATCATCACTATAGAATCATATGGGATTATTCTAGTCTTTATACCATTGGGTGTTTCTATTTCCTGAATCCAAACTTTCCTCTCCTTACCCTCTGAATCTATTAAAACTTCTGGGAATAATGTAGATGAATCTACCTCCTCTATTCTAACAATTGTTTTAGGATTATCCTCATCATCCCATATATATTCAAATGATAAATAACCATCACTTAGCCATTTATAGAATAATCCCCATGCATATGTACCATCATGGAAATTTAACATTCTATAAATGGACTTAAACCACATATTCAGTTTGTCTTTTACTTCATCATCCACATCCAATGATGAATTAATTTTTAATTCACAAAAAGTTCCCCCATCTTTATAATCTATGGCTTCATTAGTTATAGTTTCCAATATAAATTCAAGCTCAGGATATTCTGAATATCTTCTGAGTATCTTCCTTTTAATTTTATATGAATAGTCATAATATGGTGTATAGTCATTGATATTTATATCATCATCTTCCATCAATGCATCATATGCACCGAATTCATCTTTAGCCATTCTAATATAGTCCTTTTTGGTTATAGATAAACTTTTACCCATAGCCTTATCTATATTAACACCTATGTTAGCAATGTTTAGTAGTCTATTGGGGAATGACTTAAACCTGTACATGCTAATTTTCCTAATCATTCTATTCATGCGTTATTTATTTGTAAATAGATATGTAAAAAATATATGGAGAAAATCATATCATTCATAAAAAGCTTCTGCATAAACAATACACACGATATATGTAAAAATTATACCATTAACAATGATATAATGGACGTAATAAATATCATTCATAGATCCACAAATATTAGCAAAGATAAACTATATGATCATTATTCTTACCATGTGTCATCAGAACTAATAAGAAAACTGGATATCCCCATATCATTAAATTATACAATAAAATCAATTATATTATATGATATAAACATAACCATAAGATCAAACATGTTTATATCATATAATATATCAAATATCGATGAATATATTGATTATATATCAAAAAATATATCGAGCATTAGTAACTTAGAATATACAGATATATTATCATTATTGAAAGAGTTTCATGATGGATATAATCTCAAAAATAAATGATAGAAGATATATTAAAGAAATTACAATCCAATATTAATGAATTATCATATGAAATCAGCTTAAAGAAAAATACCATAGACAGATCCAGTGTGATGATAAAAACTATGGTTGAAATTATATATCCGGACTATGATGGAACATTTCAGAAATTATTTGAATCCATGAATAACAATAACATGCCATTAGTAACATATAAAGATAATGATGTAATGGTAGTTAGTAATCATGGTAAACCAATAACTATAATAGAATGGCTATCAACATAGATGAATTACTTTATTCAGGAAATAAAATCAGCGTGTCAATTGCTATAAAGGTAATATTCAGTAGCACAAAATCATATGATAAATATGCATCCTTATTAAAGGAGTATGCAGATTTGTTAAATGTGGATTACGATATAGAAGAGCATCTGATTTTTATGATGACAAATGATGACATTATAATTAGAGACAGGGTAGATGAATATGAAAAATTGCATATCATAAAAAGTATTAATGCGATTAAATTTGATAAATCATCAAATATAACTAGACTACCCCCATGGTTGCTTAAATTTAATCTAAGATCACTTATGGTTGAATCTGATGAAATCACCGAATTATCACCAATTGATTTACAAATGTTATCTAATATGAAAGAATTAGATTTTTTTCATGCTGTTGATGTTTACAATGAAAAACTCACTAATTATATGAAATCACTAGGTTTTGTGTCACATATCCCAGGTGTGTATACAAAAGATAGCTCACCATTCCATAAGGTTGCAAAATTTCAAAAACTATTTTAATAAAGATGAGTAATATAGATAGATTATTATACTCAGATGATCACGCAAACATCGCTTTGGCTATAGAAATCATATATGGTAATAGAAATATGTATAACCATTACATATCCATGATAACTGATTATGCAAAGATAGTTCATATGAAATTCAATAGTAAAGATGATGCCATAGAACTAGTTGCAAACTCCACATTGCACATGTATGGAGATCTATGTCAATATGAAAAATTGCATAGATTTAAAAATATTAAGGAAATCCATATTAAATATTCGGAAATCAAGAAATTACCATCATGGTTACCTAAATTCGATAACATAGAATCGATAACAATAGGTGATACCAATATAAAAAAATTCACCAGCAAAGATTTAAACATAATATCCAAACTAAAAAATTTAAATCACATATCAGCAAATAATATTAGTGATATTAGATTCGGTAAACACATGAAAAATTTGGGATTTACTGGTGGAATGTCTATGTATTCAAAAAAAGATTCTAATTACTATAAATGTGTTAAGATACATACTAACAGTAGATATGGTAAATATTGAAAAATTGTTGTTTTCAAATGACATCCAAAACACAATGGTGGGGATAGATATATTATTAAATAACCCAGATGTGTTTGATACTTATACTGAAAAATTAAACGCATGTGGAGAAATATTTGGGATAGTTGATATTAATGAAAACAACTTATTAAAGTTAGTATCGGAATTTACCACCGTGATAATAGATGATAATATGGGTAGTATTAAAAAATTACATATACTAAAAAACATAAAAACAATTATATTAAACTCTGATAAAATTAAGAGATTACCAGGATGGTTATCAAATTTTGATAATTTAGAATCTCTGATTTTTAATAAAACTAATATAACCAAATTATCAATTAAAGAATTAAATACGATATCTAGATTAAAAAAGTTAAAACGTATATTAGTGGATTTTTAGTGATAGGAAATTCATATCATACATAGAAAATTTGGGATTTGTTGGTAATGGATTATTATTTAAAAAATTAGACAACACTCATGGATAGTATAGAAAAACTGATGTTTTCCACCGATAGTGGAAACATACTATTGGCAATAGAAATAATGTTTGGTAATCCAAGACAATATAGTCATTGGATTACCAAACTATCCAATATGTTGCCGATATTAAATATAGAAGAATCGGGCAAAGATGGTATATGTAAATTATTAAATAAAAACCACATAGTAATGTCAGATGATCTATCAAAATACGAAAAATTACACATATTAAAAAACATAAAATCAATAGATATTAGATCAAACTATGCCAAAAAATTACCATCATGGCTGATCAAGTTTGATAACATAGAGACAATTGATATGAATTCATTTGGGGGGATGAACAAATTTACTGGTAAAGATCTAGAAATAATAGGTAATCTAAAAAATCTAACATGGTTACATACCATGGTACGCAGTGATAGATTACACAAATTTATGACAAATCTAAGATTCGCAAATGTTATGGGGATTTATTATAAGCCAGTTATTAGCCAGTTATTAGCCAGTTATCAAAAAACATCAAAAAATATAACAATAATGGGTAGGGTTAGACAACCAATAACTAAAATTTAACTTTGGGGTCTCTTTTACCTATTCTATAAGTATCATCAATATTTTGTTTATATTTTACATATATAGCTTTTATATTCATTCTACTTATAAATTTGCTAGCAAATAAAGATATGGAATACCATCTAGAAAATTCCACCACCAGTGGCTTATTTTTTATTCTGGTTGGTATGTAGGATCTAATTGCAAATTCAAAACCGGAATTCTTAACAAACAGTTTCATTTTTTCATAGTTAATATCTATGGCAGAATATTTCTTATTTTCCCTCAACCTAGCGTCATTTTTGTCTATATAATGACCAAATTTAGTTATTAATTTATCCAAAAATTTAATTCTTATTTTTGGTGGTAGATAAGAAATATTAATACCAATCATTCTCAACCCATTGCTAGTATTAATATAACCCAAACAATAAACCATTGGCATACTATCATAAAAAGGTAAATAATAACTACCATTTTTATATTTTACATTTTTATATTCAGGATCATAATTGAAAACATATATATAACCAGACAAAAATTCACTAGTAGAAACTATACTTTTATCATTTCTATCTATATAGGAATAAATAAACCATTTATAAGAATCCCTTATAATGGATGTTTTACTCCTATTCCTTGTGAGTCTAGTTATGCTTTGACTAATTGTTTCCATAATATATATATTTTAAAATGGAGGAGTTCTATAATATAATCAATTCATATCAGAAAAAATATAATCTAAAATGCATACCATTTGGTGAAGTCATATATAGATTATCAGATGGAAATGGAGAACTATTTTCAAAATGGGACGATGGATCTAAAAAATCACTGATTGATAAATTGGGTGATGAAGATTTGGTACAAAATATCATAAATGATATAAATTCAGATCTATCAAATTCAGATGCAGATCCTGATACAAATAAAACAGGATTTTTATTTGTATCAGGATCTGCATATTCTAAACAACATGTGATTAAAATAACCAAAATCAAAAATAGAACATATCTACACTGATTATGATAAAAACATTCAAAGAATTTATGACAGAAGCTGATGAGGAAGTGTGGTATCATGGAACTGATAAAAAATTATCTGGTAACTTAATGAAAAATGCAGTTAAGAAAACCTGGGATGATTTCTTATCATTTGATGATTTCCTACCAGCATTCTTTGTAACCAAAGACATATCATGGGCAAAGATTTATACCAAAAATGATACAATATATGAAATATTAATATCTCCTGGATATAAATATTTGGATATGAGTAATATTAAAGAAAGCACTCATTTATCCAATAAGTTATTGATGACTAACAAAAGTGGTATTGATAGTGAATTTATATTCCAGAATGATTTTGATGATTTTGCATTCACATGGATAAATAAGGAGAGAAAGAGGAACAATAAAAGATTGTTTGATAAACAAGAATATTTTGATAGAGATATACATCTTCAATTCAAACCCAACTTACCAGACTGGTTTGATGGTGGTATAGGTGAAAAAGCATTAAAAGATTATGTAGAGCAAAACAAATTTGATACAATATTGTTTGAAAGAGAAATGATAATATTAAATACGGATATAATAAAAAGCTATAATATTATGCAATAATGAGCAAATCTATAATAATATATGAAATAATTTCATTCATATTTTTAAAGAAAAATTGGGATGGTCATGATGCGAGTAAGGTAATGATTATAGTAATCATTAATACCACATGGTTTATAATGAAATTAAATAAGCATTATGTGAAATTAATATATGATTTTTATCCAAACCCAGACGGTACTATATCAATAGAGTGGGGACATAAAATAGGCAGTACTATATCACTAGAGGTGGGTAAATATTATAGTTCATATTATACTGAAATTGGTGGTACAATTATTAACAAATATGATAATATAAAGTTAAATAAAATCAATAAACCTATCTTATTAAAATCAATAGATTTATTATATGAAAATCAATCCAATAAAATGGTCAACCAAAAAATTAAAAGCGTTGATTGAAAAAATAGAATCTACTGGCACCATGCCAAGAAATAACCCATTCCATGACGGTGACCTTAGCTATAAATCAGAAGGGGTTAAATGGGTATATACAGAAGAAGAAGCAGAGGAATTGATAAGAATAAAAACTGATATATTTTATTTTGCCGAAAATGTGGCTAAAGTCATGACCGATAAAAAGGGGATTACCACATTAAAAGAAGTTGGGGGATTAAGAGATTATCAAAAAAGCACACTACTTGATTTAGTCAGATACAGATTTAATATATGGCTTGCCTCGCGTCAGATAGGCAAGTGTGTATGTCCATATACCAAAATAACTATAAAAGATAACAAAGGTAATTTATCTATTATACCAATATTTGAATTATATTATACCAATGTTGCTAACATTGGTATAATAGATAAATTAAAACTAAATTTATATAGGATATCTTATAGACTTAGAAACCTATAGATTTGGATTGTTGATCATTATCAATATTATTGAATATGGTTGCAAGTGTAACATCACAAGTAAATTCATTATCTATTTTGTTATTCATGGCTATTTTATTGGCATTGTCACTAGATATCCTATCAAATTTATGAGATATAGCTAACCTTCCAGGTCTCCTCAATGCTTTATCTATATTTGCTATGTCTGTATTAAAGGTTAGAATAATTTTAATATTAAGACCATCTGATAAAAGACCATCCCCTATATTAAGTAAGCTATCAATTGATGATTTATCATGATCAAATTTCCTATCAGTAACCAAATTTTCGGATTCTTCTATTATAATAACTCTATTTTTCATATCTCTAAGCACTGGCATCAAATTAGCATTGTGCATATCCGGAATCATACTAGCTGGTAGATAAACAAAATCAATATCTTTACACTCGTTTATAATATACCTAATATAATTTGTTTTACCAGTACCGGGTTCACCATGTAGTATAAAAATAGATCCATCACCAGACCTTAATTTAGCGATTATATTATTATGAATCTTTTTAAACCCATTACCATAATACAAATCAAGATCTGGTATATTAGGTAATAATACCTGTTGATCCGAAAAATAGTGACCATTATTACTGAAATTCAAATATTGTATTCTATTATATTTATTGATTCTTTCGCATTCTTTTATAAAAGATGATATGCTTTCTATTATATTCTCCAGTGGTGCTTGGTCAGCATAAATTATGGGTATAGTATTTGGAGATACAATTACATCTTCTAGATTCATGGTGTCACAGTCTGATACAATGGACATAATCACATCATATTCACTACAATTATTGGTTTTAATTAATAATAACCAGCTAATATAATAATTATTTCTATGGTTGTCGTAATTAGTATAAGATTTCACCAATCTGACATCATTTAAGTCATTATTAGAAATACTTATTATGAATTCAGATAAATTAAATCTAGAATTAATATTAGTATATTCAAATCTATTAGATAAATCCTTAGTAACATATGATATGAACTCATTAGCCAAGAGATCATGGGATGACATGAACTCACCTATATTTATACCATCTGATTTTTCGGTCATATTATTCTGGGTTTTATTTTAAAAATTATGATAAATAACAATAAAATATGTGGTTTCCAGAATTCTTAAATAAATCCAGAATTAAAGCCAATGAAATAATAGATGATATGGTAGAATTCTTGGTTAAAAAATATAGGCAATCAAAAAAAATGTTTACACCAAGTACAAGCTATGGTCAAATACTAATGGTGTTATCAAATCATGTTCAACTAATATACTTCTATATTCAGAACTCAATCTCAGAACTCAATTTTTATCAAGCATATAAAAATCAGAGCATATATGGTATGAGTGATCTCACTGGTCACATAAGAAAATTAGCCACATCAGCAAAGGGAGAAATAGTATTAACCCCAAAACCCAATTCATCATCTGGAATAATATATATACCCAACTATACTAAAATAACATGTTTAAATAATAACCTACCATATATCATATCATTAAATAGTGATTATATTATTGTTGATAAATCATCAACTAAAAAATATCATATACCAATAATACAAGGGGAAATTGAAACAGCTAGATTCACTGGTACCGGAGAAGATTTACAATCATTTGAAGTGGATACAAGTAAAAATACGGTGGTGAGTGAGGATGGTATAGAGATTTTCGTTAATGGAGAAAAAGCAAAAGTTTATGATTCTATATATCCCATACCATTCAAAGAATTGGGGGCAGTAGTGAGAAATAGCATAACTTCACAACTAACAGTATTATTTGGATATGATATAAATGCCAGGATACCACCACTGGGATCTGAAATAACAATAGACTATTTAACATGTGCAGGAATTGAGGGTAATATAAACGAAATCGAACTTATCGAATTTGAATTTAAAGATACCGGAATTAATGATAGAGGAGAAACAATAGATCTAAACGATATTTTTAATATATCAATAGAAGAACCCATATTATTAGGATCTAGCCCAGAACCAGTTGGTATAACAAGGATAATTGCACCCATGTTTAATAAATCCGGATTAATATATGATTCTGAATCTGTTAGATACCATTTTTTAAAAATGAACATGTTTAAATCTGTGATAACTTGGTATGAGTCTACAAATAATGTAGTCAATGTATTACCCATGGTGGATTTAAAAAATGTGATGAGAGGTGATGAAACATATTTTTCAATAGATATCAATAAATTCTCACTAACAAATATAGAAACAACTAGAATACTAAATTCAATAGAAAGCTCCGGCAATAAATCTACAAATTTACAGATAAACGTGATAAATCCCACCATAAAAAGATTTGTGATTTATTTAAATATAGAGGTATTTAGATCAATAAATGGTGTTAGTATCCCTAAAGAAAGTCTAAAAAATAAAATAAAATCAGAGATATCATCGTATCTCATAAGCAATAAAAGACATAACAAAATACCTACATCAGATATAATAAGAATATTAGATACTATGGATGAAATAGACACTGCAACCATCACATTTATAGATGAAAATGGGGGGATAGATGAAAATGGTAATATAAATGTGGAAAATAATGAGATAGCAGTAATAAGGGGTGGATGGGAAGACGAAAATGGGGTATTCTATTTTGATAGCTTTGACATAACCAAAGATAGTAATCAAAGTATAAATATATTTATGACAACAATAAATCTAGATAGATCACAAATATGAAACGTAGTTTAATAGATATAACTAAAAACAGGCTAAATACTGATAATAGGTATAATTATAGGGGTAAAATAATGGAAAGATCTGTATCTCCGGATCAATTCAGAAATCCCACTAAAAGAAAGTTTCTATATTACATCGATGATGTTATAGTAGAACTATTAGAAGCAGTCAAATTGATCAAAAAGTATATGAATCCATATATTAATATAAAAGATGATATTGATTAATATCATAGAAATCATTTTAAAAGATTATTTTTCATCATAAATATATAATGTCTGATCTCGCTTAGTTTATCTAAGTTTGGTGTATCGTTCCATGGTATTGTGTTATGGAACATATCATTATTAATAGTTATCGTAACTATATGGTCACCAGTACCCCACCATGTTTCTCCATGATCTCCGTGATCTTGACGTTGGCTATATTCTAAACGATCTTCGGCATCATCAAACACACCCTCTTCTATATCAAACCCAGCATCAATCAACATGCTATATAGTTTGTTATGATTAATTGATTTTAATAATTGATTTATCATTGGTCAATCTGAATTTTTATATGATAATTCGTTTTATCAATAATTTTACCAAAATTCTCTGATATGCATTCAAACCATAGAAGATCCATAGAAGATCTGAATATGTATATAAATTCAATATTTTGTGATTTGAATTTATTAAATAAATCATATATATGTAAAATAGTATTCCACATCATGGATCTACCGTGTGATCTACCACTTCTATGATATTCAATAGTATCATTAGATGAATTCATTTTTACACTATCCAATATCATACTACTATTTATGATATTGGATATGTGATGAATATCATAAATATACACAGTATCAGAGTCTTCAACTTGTTTATATGATATTAAATCTTCCATTTTGGTTTATGTTTTCTATAATAATTTTTGTATGATTTAGTACATCCATATCCATCCATTCTAGATATGTGATTAGATATAGTAGATCCAAAATTGATCTTTTCCATATATTCCATGAAATTATTAGTTTTCATATTAGACATAAATTTATAGTATATGTCTAATATGAAAACTAAATAATCACATATAGATTCATGACATTTCATGGATAAATCCAGAGATATGTCAACTGAGTTTATATAAATTGAGTCATCTACGATTATATGGTCTTCATAGACTGATATAATATGAAGATTATATATGTTATTTATGGTTATATGGTCTTCATGGACTGATACATCTTTAACAAATTCATCATCAAAATATTTAAGATAATTCATATTCTAAAAAGAATTCCTCATTAATCAATTCATCATCTTTGTATTCTGCAAGGTAACAAAGTTCATCATCTTCATACTCCTCCATTTTAGTAATATAGCCATTAAGATAATATTTCCATTCACCCTGCTTTTTACCACATCCATATAAACCGACGGTTTTATGAACATTTTTATCGTTATCAACAGTGGTAATTTCATAATTACCATCTAATTTACCATTTTTATATTTGGTAACAATTCTGTGATTATTCCTATTATAAGTTAAATCACCTGTGTAATCATATGGCAACTTATGATCCATCATTGAACTAGTAAGTTCTTTTTCATTTATCATAACCCTAAGCTTATTTCTTAATCTGAACTTTCTAAGTTTAACCGATGATACAGAATTTAAACCTTCTATTTCCATAAATTGTTGGCTAGATATTTCATCCAGTATATGACCCAAGGTTGTCAGTTGTTGTTCAGTCAATTGACTTAATGAATCATTTAAAAAGTTTAGTTTAGTTTCACATTTATTACCATCCAATATTTCTGATATACATTTATTATCGGAAGGCAATAAATTCTCTTGATTTATATCAGGAGAGGCTATCGGTTTTTGGTGGCTGGCTCTATTGTACTTTTTGTACATAACTTGTGATCTTGTTATGGCTATTCTGGCTATATATCCAGTATGGGGTTTATCAGGATTAAACACAAATTGGTTATTCATGTACATTTTTATCATACAATCCTGGGCAATTATTGTAGCATCATCGTGATTTTTCATCACAGATTTAGATAACCTATAGGCTATAGGGTAATATGCAGCATAATAAGCATTAAAATTTTTCTCATTTTTCTCATTGAAAAATTTCTTGGCGATTTCTTGTTTATTGATGTTATTGTGCATGATTTTAATAGTTTTTAATAGTTTTTAATATAAATATTGCAAAGACCATACCAACATATAACATATGACAGGGTGTCATATGTTATTGATTAGCAAATAAAATTTATCTATGATATTATTTGAATTAAAGGAGGGATATAGATAAAAACTATTCATATATCGTTGTTCGTTTTTGGTCAATTTATTCATAACCATATAATCTTCATTTTCACAATTAATGTGGTCAATGTAGAAAGTTACATTAAATTTAATATGAGAATCATATGAAACACTTACTATATCATTTATATAACCAATATATCTAAGTGGTTTAGGATCTACATATATTCCCAAAATAACTTTAATTTTTTCTACATGGGGCGATTTCATAAATGTTCTATACAATATGGTGGGTATAGAATCAATTATGTTATCCTCGTTATGTATATAACGAGGATAACGATTTATATCAGCATTGGGTGGAGTAGATGTATATAACTTAAAATTGTGTGACCCTACTATTTTCATCTAAAAATGTTTTATTATTAAGCAATACCATATCATCGGTATCAGCACCAGTTCCTACATATGATAATATCACATTATCATATGGATTAATATCTCTCATAATCTCATTTAGCCATTCTTTAGATTTGTTAGATAATTCCAAATAATCTGTAACACCTTCATCTTCCCCATTAACATAATTCATAAAGTTAATGGATATATGAATAGTATGATTAGTCATGTTATGTGCAATGGCACTATGCATATTATCAAATGAGAAATTAAATACTCTTCTCGGTAGCTTGGTTAAGGTTGTAGTTTCCATAACAGGTCTACCAACATTACTTGATATTTGATCCCAGGTAATTTCTTCCTGATCTTGATATCCTCCACCACTATCACTGTCTATCACTTCATACTCATATTCATTACTTTGTACCTGATCCCAAGTTAAATGATTACCAGTAACTTTGTCTATATATTTTTTAGAACATATTCTTATGGGATATGTTCTAAAGTTGATTATAACATCACCCAGATATGAAGGAGGTACCATCATATCATCAAAACCCCCAGCTATGGTGGAATTTCTGGAAGTAGTGTTGGGGTAAAAATCAGAGATTCCATAACTCAACTGGAATCCTTGGGGAATTTCCATAACCCCAGATTCTCCTTGGTTCAATCTGCAAATTATATCATGTCCCACGTTACAAAGATATGGCTTTAACCAATCCACATCTCTTGCCAATAATAAATTAGACTTCCTCATGATTTTCCTGGCTCTTGCAGATCCAGAACCACTACATGTACTACCAGTTTTAATAGTACCATTGTGTTGTAATTCATTATTCAATAAATTACCTTCAAAATCATGGGTTCCTTTTTCATACCCTATATCTATATCTTGTATTATGGGTGCAAGATAGTCAATACCAACATCGATACCATTTTTTTCGGCTATTGATATCTCTTCTTTCAATGCTTGTAAATCTATCGCAGATCCATGACCAGCATATACTTTACTAACAGAATTTGGTATTACTATAGCTGAGCTTAAATGTTTAAGCACAGTAGTTGTGCCACCAATTACTACTGTATGACTAGCATTGCTAGATCCATTACTACAAGCAAAATCAAATTCATGATTTTTAAAAATATAAGAACCAATTTTAGCTTTACCAGATGATCCGGCTCCCCCATCTAATATGGCTAATATTTTACCTTTTTTTACTATACTCATATATTACATCATTTTAATTGATATGCTAAATAATAAAAAAGGCACCATACTAAATATGGTGCCTTTTGATTTATAACTTAAAAACTATTAATATTAACTATCATGATCAGTGACTAGGTATTGAACCAGTATCACGGAAATCATCGATGAGTTGAGTAAGTTGATCACTATCATATTCTTTAGAATCACCATCCATGAATGCAATGTGCAATGTGCCACCATCATCCAAATGCCAATCATCTACAACGCCATCACTGCTATCACTAATTGATTTAACAAAATCCCCAATTAGTTCATTATATTCATTATGCTCATCAATATAATCTGAGAAACGCGGTATTAATTCTGGTTTATTTTCATTCATATTGAAAAACACTCTGAAATCATTGAATCCACCAGCTAATGCAACTTTATCAAGTATTTTTAAAAATTTATCATCAGCTTCACCCACATAATCATCAGTATCGTATATATCATAATCTGGGTAATCTGCCATATGCTGATTAACTAAATCATTAAACATATGGCTCATTGTATCGCTAATATTATCAGATTTAAATTTACCATCTGGAAGATTAATATTGAATATATTAGCGATATCTGATTTGGATATTTTCATGAGTTCTTAATATTTTTGATAAAAATAATAACCATATAACATACACTTGGTTATATGAAATTTATTGATTCAATAGTCTATCATCGCTTTCTCTGTTCCCAACTACCGCAGTAGATGCATCATCCCCACACAATACTCCAAGTATGCTGTGATATTTGATAATCAAATACTCAGTATTGTTAACATTAGCATAAGTACCACCCATTTGACTAATAAGTACTCTATCACCCACGGACAATTCACAATTCTCAATATTAGGATCTATAGCCGCAACTACACCACTGTTTTGTCTGTTATGTTTTCTAGTGTCTATTTCAAAAACTATACCAGATTTAGTTTCAGTAACTACTCTATCCTCAATTATAAATACATTATTCTTAATGGGTTCCATACACACTATTACATTTATTAAATATTGTTGTTACATCATTTTTAGATACATTATTCAATATAATGGAATCACTACCATTTAACACTGATAATTTTGTACCATCGGGTGATAACATGTATTTTTTATTCAATATGGTTATAACATAAGATTCATTATGTAATGATACATTGTTTTTAGTTATACCATTGAGTATTTTAGATACCATATTATTCAGATAATAATAATTGTATATTTATATTTATATCGCTGCTATTAAAAATCTCCAAAAATAGAAATTTTTTACATTTATTAAAAGACTGTATAGTTAATGAATCACATATTTGATATTTAAGTGCAGATATAGTTGAATAATCCGCAATAAGATTGAATGATGGATAGCCCTCGCTCAATGTGGAAGTGGTGTTAAATTCACCATATAATGTACCATTATGTTCACCACTAATATTGACTACTGCATTGGAATATTCCAAAGAACTATTTTCTACATTCAACTCATCTATATCAAAAACCAGATTTAACTGAACATTTGCCTCATGGCAACCAACACACATGTATATAAGTTTGCTGATATCACATTTTCCACCAACTATATCACAACTAATCTTACCAGATGATTCAAAATTTGGTAAAACCCAGTGGTCATTATACCCAAAATCAGTGAAAGTCTTCCAGGTATAATGGGACATATGGTTCCACGAAGATCTATATTCACCATCTATAAGTTGAGTTTCTATATTATCCCAAGTAACATCTTGTAATAATTTATTATTTCTATTCAAACTCAGAGTATAATTAAAAAATACATTATTACAAGATATTTTTTCTATTGATATATTTAACTCAAACTCATATCTAATTGCATAATATCTAATAAAATTATCATCAATTAGATTATATTCAAAACTGGTTTCAGATAACATCGCTATAAATGCTATATTGTCGGTGGATAAATCCAGAGTATATAAACTATCAGGTTTAACAATTATTTTTTTATAATCTATTACTTCTGAATTTCTAAAATATCTTGATAAATCTATATATGGAGATTTATCATATACCAATTGGTTATCAGAGAAATATAGTTGTTTTCTCTGACTATCCAGACTACAATTAAAATCTATACCGTTACTGTTAACATTTGTGTTATCTGATTTAATCATCATTGATTAGGTGTGATATACGTTATTTATTCTGATGTCTTTTAGAGAGAATTAATATGGCTTTAAATCCCGCAAATAAGAACATGGCAGTAAAAGGTATACCAAATATCACCATAATATCATATATTAGCTTTGGATCTATCATCATTGATTGGGTGTGATACCATATGAATTATTTATCTCTCCCATATTCACACTATTTTCATCACTAAGATATTTCTGCAATGATTTTGATATTAATAGTGATATCAAAGGTATCGGTAATCCCATTATTATGGATAATAGGAACACATGACCATTACTGCTCAATGGATCAGCTATGGGACTAATTATGGTATCTATTATCTGGCTAAAATGGGATATATATTTACTGTTATCATCAATTTTATACTTAGTATATGAATATATGAAATATATGTTACCGAATATTTGGGTAAACAAAACTATATAAAATATAGACCAGACATAGGTTCTCTGAAGTCTACCCATAATTGATATGGCAAGTATAACAAATATATTAATAATCTCATAGGTTATAGACATTAATATGGCAACCCAAAGATAATTACCCAAAGATAAAAATTTTATCATATGGATAAATGATATTACAGATGATAATATGGGTATAGATAGATAAACCCATATTATCATCTGTCTAGTATTCTGTTTTTTGATGTTCATATCACCAATTTTGGTAATTTTAAAGATTTATTGGATAAATCTGTGAGTGAAAACATTGGATATCCTTTAAAATCAATAAACTGTATTGGATATCTCATCAGATAAATGAACCAATGTTTACCGATTTGTTCAGTGTAAAATTCACTTATTAAATTATCACCAATAATATTATTGATTTTATCTAGATTATCGATATGACCTTGTTCATCATATCCATCACCGTCAACAAAAATCTCTATTGAATATAGACCTGCTTTTCTGTGGATGGTGATATCTGTATCATGATCCAGGAACAAATTTTTAATATCAATTAGATTTATGTCATTCATATGTCATAATTAAAATATGGATTTAATAATAAAATAAATTGATGCTATAATTGTTGCATCAATAATAATAAATATGAGCAATTTTATTTTATTGATAGGGAATATTGGGACATATTTTATCAATATTTTATGATCACCTTGATCATTATTATCATCCACGTATACATAATCATTCAATCTCACTAAACCTATCAATGATGCACGAATAATATATTCGTGCATCATTGATAGGTAATTATTAAGTATATCCACATGCTTATCAACTGGTTTGTCATGGTTTATGGTATAAACAGAATAAATCATACCAAATATATCGAAATTCCACCCATAGAATGAACCATAATCATGATCTTCAGCGCATATTATAAGTGAATTCCTAGCATGCCAATATAGCATAAAAGATTTTATAAAATAAAATATAGTCATATTATATCACAATAACCGCCAACACAGGCTAACTCATTTATTAATTCAGTATTATCACCATATTCCTTAATTAAGCTAAAATCAATATCAACCAACATAGATTTCAATCTATCATACTCAGTTTTGTCTATTTTGGCTAATGGGGCTTGATTATATGGCTCACGATTTAATGGTAGTATGGTTATTCCAGAATAATAGTCTCGATTCTGCCATAACCAAGATTTAACAGAACCCCATTCACTATCAACATAAACAGTAGCTGATACATTATTAGTGTTTTTACCACTTCTATGACCAGCACACACCCATTCTGAATAAAAAAACTTTATTCTGTTCAAAGTATCTAGTGGTGATTCATGGGATATTCCATCAATGGTGTTGGGTGATACCATTGGATAATAGAAAATTGCAGTAGCTGATGGATTTATCATACAATCTTCTATTAAATCCGGCATAGAATTTAATAGTACATCATATATTGGTAAATGCTTTTTTATTCTAATGGCTCTCTTAATATATTTGGAGTATGGTTCGTGAATACCAGAACCAGTAAGACCAGCCATTAATGTGGTTGTACCTTCGGGTTTTATGCAGGTGGTTCTAGAAGCTCTATTTATACCCAATATATCAGATATTCTGTCATTTTCTTCATTAACTACTCTAGCAGCATCACCGACATTAAGCGACATTACATTACCATTACATATGCCAGTCATAGACACTCCTATCAAATATTCACTCTCAGTTATATTTTTCCAGTTTTTCCTTATGTAGTGGAAGGAGGTAAATCCGGCTTGTAGAGTTCCAAAAAAACTAGCTACCTTGGCACGATCATTTAATTCTTTTTGGGTTAGATTATCACCAACATTAATGGTAGTTAAATTACAAAATTGACCACCATTATTAGAAGTTAGGGATATTTCTCCACATGGATTAGTACCAATAGATATATCATTAGTCCAAAATATTCCAGGTTCACCATACCCAGAATCTTTCATCATATCAAAATAATTATCAAACTCATTTTTGGTAACTTCACCTCTTATAAACACACCACTATTATTTGATCTGCTTCGTTGGGGATGAACTAAATACCAATGTATTTTTTTAGTTTTTTTAATTTGATCAAATGACTCTTTGGTAATATTTAATGTCAGACAATCACTATATGGTCTACTATGGTGATTGTCTGACATAATTAAACGACATGAAAATAAGCCATCTGATAATTTACCACATATTTCTATGGATTTTACGTCTAGCATATATTTAGACTTCACCATATTTATGTCATCTCTATCGAACAATGAAATCATAGCAGCTTCCCTAACGCCACCAGAATATATGCATTCAGCAATAAAGCAACATATGTCATGAACTTCCAAAGTTGTTAATTTTCTACCAACTGCATTGCGTAAAACACCATCAACATGGGTCAAGGTTTTTTCCAAAGGTTCATATCCAGGTGATATGCCACCGGATTTTGTTATTGGTGATCCTTTAGCCCTAATATCACTATAATCAAATATGGGATAACTATTACCAAACATATATGATTTTATTAGGTACTTAAGACCATCAGACCATCCCTCAATGGAATCTTGAACTAAATATCTAATGCTACTATCTGGTTGTTTTATGATCGGAAGTTGATTTACATGGTATGATTGCACACTATAGCCAACACCAACACCACACAATAATAAAAACATAATCTCATTAAATGATTTATAACTATCAATAGCTATATATGAGCAATTATAGATTTTTATAGGGTTAATCTCTATCGGTAATCCGGAAAATTGCAACCCTCTCATGGACGGAAAAACTTTATTTTCATATAGATATTTGCCATTTCTATCTATATCATCAGACAGCATAGGATATTTCCGTTTCATCATATCTATATAAGATGAAACGACCTCTGTGTGTGTTTGTCTTCTTCCTTTATTGGCATCATATGATGCATACTTCATGTAATTGATTAAATTGGGGAGTAATTCTGACATATACGGTAAATTTTATTTGCTCACAATCATTTTTCTTTATCTATCACACAGATAAAGAAATTTAATAATGAATAGCTAATCTTCTACAAATTTTGGTATATAGCCTTTATCACTCCAATGATCAATTAATTTCAAATATGGTAAAATGAATTCATTGTGATACAAATCCTCCAGAGGTTTTTCAGCTATCTTGGCTATTGAGTCTTTTACTTTATCCCAGTTATCAGCATGAGAAATATGTATATTCCACCCAACCAAATCAAACCAGCTTTGCCATCCACTACCCAGTGCTTCTTCAATAGGCAATGTATTAATATCAATAGGCATGGCATATTCCTTTTGTTTAATAGGCACATTCCAAAATTCTGCAGATTCTTTATCCAAATCGTTTAATGAAATTGGCTCATTGTTAAATAAAATTTGAAATCCCATTTTGTTATATCGTTTTGATGAATTAAAAACATAGATATAGTGGATAATGAACAGTGGTTACAATATTATTAAGCAATTATTAAGCAATATTATAGTAACCCAATATTGTAACCAATACTATGTTTTGTGGAGGGAAAAGAAAAGCCGAATGATGTTTAAAGGGTGGGTGGTTTGGGAGTATGGAATACCATTACTGATAAATAATCAAAATACTATAAGATCATATGATTGTACCTGTTGATAGATCATTCAAAAATACTAATAAAGACTATGTTGGTTTGGTCAAATCCATTGATGTTGATAATCAACAAGGTATATGTAAAATACTTGTTTATGGAATTTTTAGTGATCAGATACCCATAGATAAGCTTCCAAATGCTTATCCTATTTATGACTTATCTTTTAATGATACTGGATCTGGTAGATTAATAGTACCAAAAATTGGGTCTAAAGTTAAGGTTAGATTTGATGGATCAATATATGAACCCAGATATTTTGGTGTAGAAGAACAAGATAATTCATCTACAATCAATAGTTCTTCATATGAAAATTCTAAATTGTTATTACAAGATGATTCTCAGAATCTATCCATATCATATAATGCTAACGATGGTATTTTTATTAAACACAATGATTCATATTTTGTTATTAAACCAGATGGGTCAATAACATTAAATCATGTTAATAGTACCTCCACCATCCAATTAAAGGGTAACGATATAGATATTAACAGCAATGCCAATGTAGTGATTTCATCTACTAGTCAAGTTACTGTAAATTCAAATAATGTCCATGTTAATGGTTCTACCACTGATATTGGATCTAATCCCATATATAGTTCAGTTAATGGTGAGCCAATATTTGAACTATTAAATCTATTAGCTACAATAATTGACGCTAAATATCCTAGTAGTCCTGGAACTACCACATCAATCGTCGGTCAAATGAGAAATTTGATATTGAGTAATACAGTTAAAACATCTCCCTAATATGGATATAAAAGATTTGATTAATAATATACCAAACTATGATTCTGCTAATCTATTAAAGATCATAGAAGATGCTAAAAATTTATCATATGATGATTGTGTGGATAGACCCAGTATTAACAAAATTACTGATGATTGTGTGGATACTGGAAGTTTATCTGAGTTTAAATTACCAACCATTGATTTAGGCAACATCATACAAAATGAGTTATCACAATGTCAATCACAATGCTTTAGCAATATCAAATCACAGATAGATTCATTTGATACAAATATTGGTGATAACATTATGAAATTTTATGAACTTAATAGAATTTTCTATTTGTTTGTGATTCAATCATTTATAGATTTATCATTAATAGTGTTAAATGGTGGATCTGGTGATGAAATTAAAAATACGTTTGCTAAGCTATTTCAATATATAGATGGTGGTGATAGATATATTGAAATATTAAATAGTGTTATTAATACAAATGATGATCAACCTACCAATAGTTTTGATATTTCTAATATTATTTCTAATATATATGAATTGTTACCAGCAAACTATGAATTAAATGATGATTTATCTATATTAGAGGGTAATGAGCAATTTGATGGCTCAATTAGTAATCCTTTGTATCATCAATTTATAGATTTTATGGGCGATATTGATATTAGCAAATTCAATGACATAAAGGATTTTTATAAATCTAAGATAAATGGTTTTGATCTGTTTCTTGGTAAGGTTTTTTCGTTGGGAACTACAATATCCAACTATATAATTAATGAGAATTTTTCTATATCACCCATTGGTAAAGATTTTTCAGAATTCATTAATAAATTCACTAATCTATATGGTGAATTTATTAATGTGTTTTCACTCACAATGCTTGATGAGACTACATTTGAATGTTGTGGTAACAATGAAATATCAATATCACAAGATCAATTATTGATAAACCAAACTGAAGATATTAATTTTAATTCCATACCTGATGATAGTATACCTGAAATTACTGAATTGGATTATTGGAAAAAATATTCTACTATCATAAATACTATAAATTTATTTCCACAATATTGGTCTAAGGGTTTCCCGACTCCCACTGGATTTGTGAATTTTCCCACGATATGGATACCATTATTAGCAATACCATTATTTGGTAAATTATTTGTTGTGTTTATTACTATTAATGGAATTTTGATTAGTCCAGTTGTGTGGGAACTGTCCATGGATGGATCTCAGGATGTAAGCAGGTTTACATTGATACTTAAAAATAGTGGTGAAATAATAAGTAATGTAACTAAAACCATATCCGATATTAATGTAATTGATGGTATAGACATTGATCCTATTCAATCGCTTTCTGTTGGATACATCAAGGATGATTTGCCCACATATAATAGGATCAGTTTAAATAATGCCAATTTAATTAAGTATATCAATGAATGGCTATTAGTTAGCTCTAAAAGTTTGGGCATTTAAATTATGAATAAACAAATCAAAAAACTATTATCAACTGATGCTTATGATAAACATGAAATCAGTAAACTCATAGATGAAAAATGTGATTTTACCACATTATTTCCTGGTGATAAATTGAGAATTCACTGGGATGTTAGTTTGAATGAAATTAAAATACATGATTTATGTTATGTTATTTCATTACCCCACATGGAACCCACCCCGTTTAACTTTATATTACATTTCCCAATTCATGTTAATAGTGGTATGGATGAGAAGTCAATCAATCAATGGTTCCATATTTATGAATTATTATCTGATCCCACGATTATTAAACTAACTAAGCTTGATGATGAAGATGATGAATATATGGGCGCATTATAGATCGTCATGTTTTATTATATGCGTATCTTTGTTTTCATCTATTAATATTATGTCATTTTCAGATATACCATAATAATCAATTAATTCTACCATGCATCTTTTATTAGATTTTTTGGTGTTTTTATTGAAGACCATATTATATATATCAATTGCATTGTTATCCAATACTTTTAATTCATGAATACTCGATAAATTAAAAGGTATATATGTTAATTTACTCATATATTATGTAACGTAATTGTAAACTTATTCATAAGTTATATATGAATAAGTTTATGATCATAAAAGATATTGAAGAAACTAGCAACTATATTTCTAGTGTGAAAAATCAATTTATAAACTATGCCAAATCCATAGGGTTTGATGTAATATTTTTTGATGGTGATGGTGTAGTGTATATAGATGGCGTTGCATTGAAATGCACCATAGGGAAAACATACTTATTCATAGATAATTCTAACTGGTTCAATAATCCTATTAAGACCCAAATAAAATATAATACCCATCTTAATAATCGCAAATATAAATCTAAATTGGAATGGATTTATAAAACAACACTATTAAAGCAAAAGATATCTGTGGATTTTGATAATAGGTCAAGATATTTAAATATTTTATCATCCGTAATTCAATCAATAGAACATTGGGGTGGGATATCTGGATATGAAATAATTGATGGAGGTGCATTAATATTCATATCAACTGGTGAATATTCTGTTGAATTACTATTGAAATATCCCAGTATGCTTTATGAAATATATATCACTGAGATTTTTGGAACCATCTTTAATAATCCTCTAAAATCTAGTAACGATTTTAAGTTAATATATGGTAGTATTAAAAAATTAGAGAAATCTATATTTTTAATATATTCAGCTATATGTTATAAAATTAAAGACCATGAGGACAATATATCTGAGCATACCCTATTACTTGAGGAATAATATCAAGATCATAAACATACACGATAGACTATCGCTACATTTTAATATTATAAACCCATATCATATACCTTGGTTTAGCCACAAAACTCATATGGATATGATATTAAATTCAGATGCTATAGTATATCTGGGTGATAATGATTCTGTTACATTTGGTTGCTATAAAGAGATATTGATGTATTCTAAATTTGGCAAAACAAAAAAGATATTTGATAGTAAATTAAGGATATCAAAAATTTCACTTAAACCAAAATATAATAGATTAGATACTGCAATATTAATTAACATATAAATAATAACAAGGATGACCATTAACAAGGATGATTTGGAAAGTGAGGTATTAGATTTAATAGTTTCCAATAACCCAGATAATATTGATAAGGCTTTTCATATTTTACAAAATAATAAAGAATTAATAAACGAAGTTTTATTACCTTTATTACCCAATTACCCATACTATTGTGCGAAATATTGTATATGTAATGATTTAGTATATTCATTAACACTTCTCGATGATAGTTTTCCAGATTATTTGTTTAATTTACATAACCTTATTAGTATATCAATATATGAAAGAGGCACAATTAACACATCACTTGACTTTGTGAATAAGTTTCCTAAATTAGAATTTTTGGGTTTAAAGAATTTTGTATTTAGTAAATTTCCCAGATGCCTGTTTGATCATCCAAATCTTAAAGCCATAGATTTTTCTAATACCAATATATCTGAATTTAATTTTAGATTATCTAAAATTAATACCAATATTGTGTATATTAATTTAGATAATACCAATTTAACAGAATTACCAAAATTTTTGTTTGATATTATCCATCTTAGTGAGTTGGATATACACAATAATCCTAATGTAAAATTAGATGGATTTGATAAATTACATGGATTGGTATCTCTGGGTGTTATTAATTGTGGAATAAATGATATACCTGCGTATATTAATTTACCACCTAGTTTTAAAAAGCTAAAATTAGGTAATAATTGTTATTAACATGAATAGATTTTCTGGTCATAAAAATAAACTATGTAGTTCTTATTCATTGAATAGATATTATAAACTATACCCCATATCTGATCCTGTAACTGATTTGGGGATACCAAAAGTTTCATTCTCATCATTAAAATACTGGCTAACTACGTTTGGTCTGGTTAATAGTGATTATTCTCCCAATTTTTTATATGATAAATTGATGGAAAAAGATCCTGAATTTTTAAATTGTGATACTTATGCATTGATTCATCATAATATGATTGTTAATTCCAGATCAATATTATACTATGAGATGTTTTCTGAGTTTATACCAACTAAGATAGATCATTTTACCACCAATCATCTACTTAGGTTTATTATCAACAAATATGGTAACGATAGCAATTATAATACTATTGCTAATGATATTAATATGGCATTAAAATTATACATTGATAACTCATCCCCATTTGATGATAAATTTACCATGAGTCAACTTAGATTATTAATAATTGATTACATTGATGAAGATAAGATTAATTATTTCAAGATGAACCCATATGTTAATTTATCTTTGAATATTATGCTATATGCTATTATATGTCTTTGGGGTGGTAAAAGTATCATATCATTAAAGGAATATTTTAAATCACCATATTCTCCACACATAATATATGGGTTAAATATAGACAAATCTATGTCTCTATTAACCGAATTATCTAATAAATATAATGGTATAATTATAATTAACCCCCATGATAGGACTATCACCATAAATACTAGTCTGACTTGTAAAGATATGTTAATTAAATATTTGTGGGATAATTAGAATATAAAATCTCCATCTTGAGACATAAAAGGAGTATTACTGTTCTCTTCCATTTTCTTCTCCACTTTGTCTATTTTTTTCTCCCCGCTATCTTTGATAACATTCCAATCTATTTCATATCCCCCAGGTAATTTTTGCTTGACTAATGCGTTTTGCTTATACATGTCGATTTCACCAGTACCAATTACATATCGTTGGAAATCATAATTATCAAACAAAGACTCTTCATCTATATCTATATAACAAGTTGCCACTAAATCAACTTGAAAATTTCTACCTTGTATTGTTAAATTTTTGGTATATGAATTATAATCAAATGCTACTGTTTTTATTATTGCAGAATCTAAAAAATCTTGGTATGAATCTATTGCTATTGTATATACCAGATCTTCTGGTGATGTTCTGGTACCAATATATCTACCTGTATTACCTTTTCTGTAGTCCAAATCCTTGCTACTACTAAAGATTCCTCTACCACCAACTTCTGATAATCCGTATACATTCCTGGTGCACTTTGGCATTTTTATGTTTCTTCTGTTATTATTCTTGAAATCTTTGGTATTCATTGCTTTTGTGGGTATGATCATATATACAGATTCATTGGCTACTTCTGTCCAATTATCCCTAAACATTTCAAGAGTATCATCTATTATGTTATCTATGGCTTTACTGGTTAGATTTACTGGTATACCACATCCCTGGCTTATCCTTGATTTTATGAAACTTACGAAACTCAATCTATCCATTATTAACTCTCCTTTTTTGTTATTTATTTTGTGGGATAAATAACAAAAAAGGAGAGTTACGTGAATAATAAAACTCTATTAACACTACTGGATAATTTTCCAGATTGTGTAATATATGTGTATGATTACGACTATATTGTTCAATATATTGGGGGTTCTGATTCAAATAATACAAATGATTATGGTAAACATTTAAACGATGTATTGGGTGATGATCTATATAGATATTTGGAATATTATATCTCTAAATCTATTAGAGATAACACTACTATAAAAATTAATCATAGTTTAGATGGTAGCACATATCTTAAGACAATATTTAATATAGGTGATGGTCTATTTGCCATGACTAGTATCAATACCTCTGATACTAGTTTTTATCAAAATATGTTGAGAGATAGCAATCACAATTTAAAAATTAAAGATAGGCAGTTATATGAGTTATCAATAACTATATCACATCATGTTAGGAATAAAATAACAAATATGATATCTATTTTTGATTTATATGAAAGAGGATTATATCACGGTGGCAGACTTATAGATGATACATTTAATACCATAATGGAGCTACGTGCGGTTATATTACATTTATCAAAAGTATTGAGAATGAAAGTAACAGAAGAAGTATCTAGTGATATAAGCTTATTAAGTGTTTTAAATGAATCTAAAAGAAATTTGGTATCAGAATTGATATCATTTGGGGTTAATATATCCAATAATTTCACATATATGAGTTCGGTTAGTTTTAACAGGTTCTCATTAAGTGTTACATTTACTACTATTATAAAATTTTTGATAGAAAATACCGCATTGGTAGAAGATAAAGTTATAGACATAACTAGTTCTCGCGATAATGATGGTACCACCATAAATTTCAGGGCTAACTCTATATTATCAATTAATATAGAAAGTATATTTGATTATCAAACCTTCAATACAGATTCTCATGGTAATTTATTTACTATGAGAAATCAATTATCTGCTATGGATAGTGATATAAATATAGCTGTTGGAGATAATTATACAGATATTACATTAAAAATATGGGAGAATATGATATTAAATTAGTTGTTGTGGACGCTGACAGTATGTCTACATATCTATTAGGGAAATATGTAAATCATGTTGGAGACGAATTATCAATTAAAGTTGAATTCATCCCATTCCATAATATAGATGATGCATTCAACTATCTTACTAAATATGTTCCCAACATATTATTTATAGATCCCACAGACCCATCTAATTTCACATCATCAAACAAAACTGGGTGGGATATGTTAGATAAGTTACCGGATGGTATAATACCACCATGTAAGGCATATATATTTACTTCTTATGAATATGGTCATGATTATGTTAGAGCTGAAACTCATGATAAGATTACTGGGTGTGTATTAAAACCATTGGATGTTGATGTGTTGACAAAGATCATAAAAGACTGTCAATCTGTTTAGAATCATATGACAATATGTCATATTGGATGAATTGGCACGATTTTTGTAATATTTTATGTAAAAGATTCTTATTATGATCAAAATCACTTATTTGTCATACACATATGCCACCATAATGAAAAATGGTGATGATACTGTTATCACTGTTGACCGTAAATTGATATCGGCAAATGATTGGCATATCATTAGATTTGCTTTGGGTGCATTATCGGATACCAGAAAGGTGTTGGATAATCTCATGATTGAGTATACAATAAAGTCATATAATAGTGACATAGAATATATTGGAAAAGTTGTTAAAAAATTATTTTATTGGGTCAAATGATAGATACTAACACTCCCATTCTACATGAGTTTGATAATAAATTTATTATCAAACTAAGTCTTGATAATTCATATCAAATAGCATTAGCCAATTCTATGTTTGATGGAATTTATGTTAATAAAGAATCCATTGAAGAACTTAATATATTTACTTATGAATTTAATAAAGCTGATATAGATATTTATCAATTGAGTAATCTAATTAAATATCTATAACTGAGAATTTTCACATATTTTATAACTTAAAAACAAAGATACATATGCATAATCTAGATTTCAATTCCGAAAGAAACACCTATTCTTATATGGGTACACAAAAAGCTTGGCATGGTCTTGGACAAATAGTAACCGAAGCTAAGACTGCTCAAGAAGCACTGGTACTTTCCAACATGGATTTTGATGTAATAAAAGTCCCTGTTCCAGCTGGTGAAGTTGAAATAAATGGTGAGAAATTTATGGTTAAAGATCCCACTAAGAATTATGTTATTAGAACTGACACTGCCGAAGTTTTAGGTACTGTTGGTAGTACCTATACAGTACTCCAGAATCGGGATGCATTTAGTTTTTTTGATAATATTGTTGATAAAGATGAAGCAATATACGAAACTGCTGGTGTTATTAGAGGTGGGAGACGTATCTGGATTGCTGCTAAGATGCCAAGCTACATAAAAGTTGGTAATGAAGATATTGAGCAATATGTAGTAATTACTAATGGTCATGATGGTAAATCTGGTTGTACTGCATTCTTAACCCAAGTAAGAATAGTCTGTGAAAATACTTTGAGATATGGTATTAGCAGTGCTATGAATAAAGTTAGTATACCCCACAGAAGTAAAATTGCTGAAAAAATTAAAATGGCTCATCAAGTTCTTGGCATGTCCAATAAGTACAATGAAGAGATATCCGATATTTGGAATGCCATGGCTAAAAAGCAGGTCACTGAGAAGATTACCATGGATTATTTGTTAAAATTATACCCCACTCATGAAGATTCTTCTATAGTTACGGTTACCGATAAATTTAGAGAAGATATAATGGAATATATCAATTCGGATGCAACTGTTCAAACTAAAGAAACTAAACATACTGTGTGGGGACTTGTTCAGTCTATCAATGGTTGGTATCAACACAAGAAAAAATACAGACCTACCAGTAATTTCACCGTAGAGGATGTTAAACTTAACAGCATCTGGGATGGATCAACTCAGAAGAAAAATCAACAAGCATTTGATTTAGCATTAACATTAATATAGGATAATACATGGAAAAATATTTAATATCGTTTGATGTCTACGGGGAAGTAGACATCAAACGCCATACTAGAATTATATTTAGTAAAAGCTATAAACACGCATTGTTGCTTACTGAATATAAGGTTAAATCATTTTGTCTAGATGCCAATATTAGTATGGATCAGGTGGATGTTCATGAACCTGAATTATATGAAAAATTTATTGAACATCAAGATCACAATACTGATTCTATGGATTTCATAGAATATGGTGATGTTGATAGGTCTGTATTTACTCACATAGGTTCTATGAACCACATTGTTCAACTCAAGTATGATAATAAAACCAATAATGCATGTGTTGATCAATATCAGCCAAGAAGAAATACTGTTTGGTCTGGTGATATTGATATACCCAGAGATGAAATGTGTGAATTGTTGAAGGAAAATATAGAACGTATGAAGTTATATATAAATCTTCAATATGAGTTTATACTTGGTTACATTGATGATATATATTATTGGGAATATGAAAACAGGGACTAATATTGCTTATGTTACCGAATTATTGTGTGAATTGGGTAACGGCAACGGATATCACTATCTGAATAGTATATTTGATGATTTTGATGGGGATACATATATTAATGTTAGAATCACTAGATGTGGTGAATACTATTATGTTTATGGTGATAGACCATTAACAGACATAGAAATATTTGATATTAGTCATGCTAGTAGATTAAAGACACCAGATGCATTTAAATTATTTGCTAGCCTGCTACATGAATTTAAGCAATATTCTATAGATCAATTAGCCAAAGGAATTAATAAACTGGATGATTATGCAAATCTTTTATTGTCAGCTATTAACTCACTAGACAATTTTTATGATTTAAAGATTTAATGCAATGAAGTCAGATGATAATTACCACATTAAACTGGATGAAGATGAATTTAAATTTTTATTGGATATACACACTATGGTGTCGCCATTTTTATCTGATGAAAATATATCCACATACTTATCCATAGGATTTAAAATTAAAACAAATAGAACAGAATAATACAGAGGACGTGTAGTTACACGTCCTCTGCTGTTTTTGATATATAATAGAAAACGCAAAATCATATGAATTCTATTGTAAGCAAAAACGCTGGTGGTACAAGATATGAAATATTATCTACTCTATTATCCTTACATGGGTTTGACTCCATAGAATCTTTTCAAAATCATGCTGGATTATTATCGGATGGACTATACGGAATGAAAACCCATGAAAAATTGTATTCACATATACTCGATGTTGATCATGTAGAATTTGCTGGTCATTATTATATGCAAGAATTTCCAAAAAAACAAATTGTACTACATCATAGTGCTGGTAGAGATAATTCTAGAAGTATGTTTGATTATTGGAAAAATGATGGTGTTTATCATGTGGCAACATCCATAGGCATTAATGATGATGGTAAAGTGGTAAAAGGCTATGATGAAAGACATTGGGGACATCATATAGGTATGCAAAATATCTATAATTTGGCTCGTAATAGAGAATCCGTGGCGGTTGAAATATGTAATTGGGGTGCTTTAAATGATGATATGGTTAGTTGGGCAGGAGTTAGAGTGCCTGAAGATAAGGTCATAGAACTCAATTATAAAAACATTAAATATTTTGAGAAATACACTCAAAAGGAAATAGATTCATTGGAATTATGGATAGTCATTAATGCTATTAGATTTGATATACCACTTGATTATAATGAGAATGATATGTGGAAGGTATCACAGAACGCTATTGCTGGAACTCCAGGTATATACACTCATAATAGCTATATATCATGGAAGAGTGATATAAGTCCACAACCTAATATGATAAATATGTTATCTGGTTTGAAAGATAAATACCTTTCATAATATGGTAACTTAAAACATTTTTACAGTTTAACATTTTTTTACAGTTTAACATTTTTACATTTTTATTATGAATACAGAAGAACAAGAACTTTACGGTGACATAGACAAAATGTTTGAGGATTCAAGTGACATAAGCATTGGATCTCAAGGTGTGGTGCAAGGTGCAGGAGCTGTAGACCCCGATTTATATACAGTTAGCTTAAACAATAATGACAAAATACCAAAAGATAAGAATGGGTCTCCATTCTATAATTCATTGGTGAGATTTGTTATGAACCCAAAGCTACACAATGGTAATTTTCTACATAGAATTACCAAATATGTGTATTATATGAAGGCATCTGGTGCCACTGACAATTCCCCTATTTGGTTAGATTGCCCAAGCACTATTGGTACTAATAAAAACCTCATGTCTGCCACTTTTTTTTATCTTAAAAATCTTGGTAGTAAACACTATTCAAACATTGCTTACTCTGATTTTTCCAGAAAGCTTTATAATTGGGCGATTATTTATATTGTTAAAGATGGTAACTTTCCGGATCTGGATAACACCTTTAAAGTGTTTAGATTCCCCAATACCATCAATGACATGATAGATACCGAAGCTGCTGGTAATGAGCAATTTCAGCAACCTCCCGTGAATGTATTTCATCCCTTTTATGGTAAAAATCTATTATTGGATTTTCGTAGCAAAAAAATTAAAAATGATGATGGTCATGAAAGAACAGTATCCACATATGAGGGTAGTAAATTTGATGGCACTGTAAGCATGATACCAATACCTGGACTTGACTATCAAGTTTATCCTGTTATAGGTAATGGGCTATATTCTAAAGACCCCATTGAAAACGAAAAGTTTAAAGAACACAATAAGGTGGTTCAGCGAAAGCTTGGTAAATATATTCATGATAATGTACCGGATTTATCTAAATATTGTTATAAGGGATGGGATGATTCTACCGAAGAAATGATTATAGCATATATCCAAGAAAGGATTTCTGACACCAAAGTCTACAAGGGTTTATTGAGACATTTTTATAGATCCAGATTATTTATCAGAAAATACACTAGCATAGAAAACGTATTTGAAATGTCTGATAAAATTCAGTCTGATTATGGTGGGGTGGATGACATCGGTGATGAAGATAATGATACCGCAGCGAAGAGACCAGTTCATGATGATGAAGACATTAAAGATTTTAAGGCTTCATTGGAAAGTACTGGTGATGATGACTTACCAGATCTACCATTCGGAGATATGGATGATGAAACACCCAATAAACAAGAAAACACCCAAAATCAGCAAAATAATCCAAAACCATCACAAAATAGTCCAAACAAAACCAATCCAAATCCATCACAAAATTCAAGTGAAAACGATGAAGATTTTGATATAGGTAGTGATATAGACTGGTCTAGTGTTGGATAATGGAGTTTGATAAATTAGATGAAAATTCTATGGATGGTGTGAATGATACGCACATCATCCATATATTACACAAATCCATAACCAATATATTAAAATCTAAATTTCCCACCGATTACGAAAAACAATCTATATCACATAGAACTAACAGAATTAATTTTGCATGTCCCATATGTGGTGATAGTAGTACTAGTAGTACCAAAAAGCGTGGCAACATTTACATAGGTAATGGATTTAGGTATATGTGCTATAATATTTGTGGTAGTATGCCATTATCACAATTTTTTAGATCGTTAAATGTAGAGTTCCCATTTGATGATAGATCATTATTATACATATCAAGCTCCCATAATAACTATATATCGCACAATATTTCCAATAATAGGAACAATAATTATTTTAAGAACTTATTAGAAATAGATAAGTATGCAATACCAATACCAATAATAGAAAAATTATTTAACTTAAAAAAAATACAGGATGATAAGGTAGCATATGAATTTATCAAATCTAGAAACCAATTATCTTATATAAGTAACCTTAGATCAAATAAATATGGAATATATATACTCAATATGTTTGATGATAAAGTTATAAGTCTGCAAACCAGATACTACAAAGGTGATTATAGATATTTATCCAAAAGATATTCTAGAATATTAAAACATATGAATGTCGATTCATCGAAAATAGATCCTCAATATTTATCTATGATGGATAATTTATCCAATTATTATGGAATATTTGGTGTTGATTTTTCCAAATCAGTATATGTATTTGAGGGTGCGTTCGATTCCCACCATATACCAAATTCTATAGCCACATTATCTGCTAGTAATGATATAATTTTTGATAATGCAGTGTATTTTTTTGATAATGACGATGCTGGTAGAAAAAAATCCATAGCAAAATTAGAGAAAGGTCATAAAGTGTTTTTATGGAGTTCATTTCTCAATGATCATGGTAATTATAATCCTATGAAACCCAGGGATTATCATAAAGATATATATGATGGAATGGATTTGGATGATATTATAAGATTAAATCTTTGTGATATACCCACATTGTATAAATATTTTTCTAACGATATTAGCGATATGTTGTATGTATGATAATCCAAATATAATAATATTACCCAATATATTTGATATAGATATTAGTTTTAGTGATGATGATATTAGTGATATTAGTGATGATGATATTATTAAATCCTCCAATACTAATGTGATTGAAATTATCGATGATACTAACAAAAATAGCATTTTTTAATGGATAACGTAGAAAGTAATATCATTGATGGAATCAATGAACTAGCTGAAATAATAGATGAATGGGAATCATTATCTAAACTTAACATAGAGAAGAAACTTGATATATTATCTGGATATTTTACTAATATTGATCTGCTCCATGATAATAGGCATAAGTATTTTAAATTTAGGCAATCATTATTGAGCAAACAATATGATTATCAAACTACTTCTAACAAAATATCCAAAATATTTAATGAATATACGGATTATCGTAAAGTTAAATTAAAGAATCTCCTATCATCAGATGATAAATCCATTAAACCAAGCAATCAAAAACAAAGAGATGACTATGTGACTATGGGTACCAATAATATAACCTATTATATCAATCAAATAGATCATATAATAGGTTATATTATTGGTACTATAAAAAATGTAGATCACATGATGTATTCCATAGATTCTATTATAAAGCATAATGAAAAATATAGTTAAATATTTTTCATGACAGCATTTGAATTATGTCAAATTTATGATGGACAAAATTTTAGAGTTAAAGGAGGTATAGTTATATGGAATTTTATAAATTATAGATATAGAAATGATAAATGTTTTGTTCAAAGGATAGTACCTGTAAGTGATTGGTATACTATCAAAAGTTCATATATTTCTCCTAATACCATGGTGGAGGTGGTAAAATTGAACAGATCCAATGGTTTATATGAATTAATATAAATATTTTGATGAATATGGTGAAAATTAATCTACATAAAGATAGAATAAATTTGATGATATTAACTGATAGTCCAGATACATCATCAAAATTGTTTGATCATTTTACCTTTAAAGAGAGCAATTGGAAGTTTTTAGCTAGAAAATACCCAGGTCACACTGGTGATGTTAGATTTATAAAGTTCGCAAAAAAAGGTGAATTAACTAATTTAAAAACTTCCGTGGGATTTTATTATCATTTAATAAAATATTTGAATGATAATAATTTGCCATATGAAAGTGATGTATTGGAATCCATATATAGAAAGATTACAGATTTCCATTTTTTTTACAATAAATTGATAGAAAAAATGGGGTTTCAGTTTAGAGATATGCAATACAACGCAGCTTTATCTGCATTGGAAAATGATTTTTGTATATTGCATCTGGATACTAATAGTGGTAAGACCTTTATCCTTTTTTCTATAGTAACTTATATGATATGGAAAAAAGAATGCAAACAAATATTAATAGTATGTACTGATTTGGGTTTAACTAAGCAAATGTTTGAAGATTTTGGGGAATATATGTCAGGTTTCCTAAATTATAAGGTATTAATCTGTCATGGTAAAGCTACTGTTAAATCATTTGAAGGTTACAAAGTCATCATATCCAATTTCCAGTATCTTGGTAACAGAGATAAATCATTATTTAAAAATATATCACATGTGTTTTTTGATGAATGTGATTTATGTACTGCTAAAACATATGATAAAATAGTCAAAAAACTTCCACCATCTGATAAAAGAATTGGTGTTACTGGAACACTACCATCTCCCAAATCCGTTAAATTCAACAAAATCAGAAAAAAGACTGGTGATGTAATGGCTAGAATAAAAAAAGAAGACTTAATGGAGCTGGGATATTCTGCAAAACCCATAATAAAGGTTATTGAATTGGATTATTTATCTATAAACGATAGATTAGAAATATATGATTGTAAAATCAATATAGAAGATGAAGACCAAATGTTTAGAGTAAAAATGTTGGAATCTTCTAAACTTAGAGATAGCCAACTTAGGTTAGATTATATATCTAACCTAGCTGTAAACAGTATTGGTAATGGTGTTATATTTTGTTCTGATAAAAAATATGGATATGGTTTAAAAATAAAGGAATATTTATTATCTTTGAATTCTGGTAAGGAAATATATTATGCTGATGGTGATACAAAATCATCTGATAGACAAACCTATACCAATAGAATGAGAACCGGAAATAACAGGATATTAATAGTCACTTATAGTATTTGGGGTAGAGGTATATCTGTACCTAATCTATCATGGATAATCGCAGCAGAACCAAAGAAAAACGAAACTACCTTGGATCAGGCTATGGGTAGAGGTGAGAGAATAAAGGATGGTAAAAATCACTATATATGGTATGATATAGTTGATAATTTTGATATAAATAAACAAAATTATCCTAGTTTATATGATGATGGTATCACATATAAGAGTTATATGATGAAAAACTTCTCCAATAGAAAATCATTCTATAAATCTAAAAATTGGGATATAGATATTCACGAAAAGGTTACCTTATAATCTAATTGAATCTAATGAATCTCTCTTATACTTCATGGTAACTGATATGTCGAATGAAAATATATCATCATTTCTAACATTAATATCAAATCCCATTTTTTTGGTATATACTAAATTATTATTAGTATTATTTACTATTCCTCCTAAATTACCATTCCCAGAATTTCCTGACCCATCATAATCTGTAAATCTTGATTGAAATATTATGGGTATTCTTATCTTAAAAGAATCACCATTCTTTATTACTTTGGTGGAGTTATATGTGGCACTACCTATGGTTATTTGTTTTTCATCTTGTGGTGCCATAAACAAATAAGACCCACATGTATTTTTTCCTATTAAATATGTGTCATCATTCCCGAAACCTATTTTTCTTGGAAAATTTAATTCAGTGGGACTACCAGAAGGTAATTTTTCTATTTGCCTATAGTTGAGTTGTTTATAATAATTCTCTTTTGTATCATCTAATTCAAAATATTTTGATTGAGAGAATACTGGATAGAAAAATCTTGAATTATTTAATATAACTGATGGTATGCCTCTAACTAATAGTCCATTTGAGTTAAAAGTATATGATGAAAACAAATCATTATAGTTTTGCAAGAAATCACTACCAGATTGTAATTCTGGGTGGTCTATGTGAACGCAAAAATCCGTTATATTTCCATTGCCACTACCCAAACTATCACCATTCCACACATATGGTCTATTTCCATTACCGTTGTTATCAAATGTTGGCATATAGAAATCATCTTTTTGGTCATTGGGTGTTATATATAAGCTATCTCCTAGAGTAATATCCCTATTTCTTGCATATATGAATTGACCTTTGGTTTGTGATGACTGGAATGCAGAGATATTTATATATGGATCTACTGCATTGTTGTATTTGGATATCAATATATCATTATTGGCAGTATTCCTATATGATGCCGGAGTTTGCCAGTATTTTCTATATAACCTATATTCATCTTTGTTTATTAAATAACCATCATAGTCTATTGATGGTAAATCCACTATTGGTAATTTTTCGTTTACTCCTGGTACATATGATAATAATTCTAGATCTGATGTATCTGTCAAATTTGATATTTCTATATAGTATATTTTTGATATTATTTGACCCTTTTTAACTTGTAATGTCTCTATTTCATCCACATAATATCCACCAAATATGCTGATTTCGGAGTTATTTGATACTGTAGCGAGTACATTGTCGTTTTCATCTATTATTTTAACCGACATTTCTGGTATAGATGATGTTACTAATGATTTTAATTCACTTATTATACCCTCCATTTCCACTATTTTCTCTTCTAGTGTTTTTGGTCTATTATCTTTAATTTCGCTTGTTCCTATATTATTTGCAAAATGATAATAGGTTTTACCAAGTACTTTGGTACTTTCTGATACATGATCATATACTCCTCTGTTAGTTAATTCAGTATTCAGTTCATTTTTTATTGATTCTATTAATGTGGAGTTGGTTATGTTGGGTGTTTCTGATAATATGCTTTCATCAAATGGTACATTCAGAGAATCAGACCAATCTGATTCTATGGGGGTTGGATATCCCACTTCACCAATTGTTTTTACTCGTATTTCTACCTGCTCATTTTGAGTTATTGGTATGCTGATTTCATTTATATTTAGTTCATCAGCACTCTCTTGGTTGTCTATTACCCAAATTACATTATTATTGCTATCAATCTGTCTGGTTTTAATAGGTGTATTAAAACTTATCCATTTTGATTTGTTGGCTTTTTGGGTGTTATCTTGATCATCAGTATATTTATATTCATTTGATTGTATAGAATTACCATCATTGGTTAAATATCTATACTGGATTTTCATACCTATTACTTCATATTTGTATTCTGGTAATGGTATAAATCCTTCTATTCTATATTTTGGTGAAAAATTATCTATATCTTGTATAGTTGCGTTTATTTCATCTATTAGTGAGCTGTAATCTGATTCTATTGCTGATAATCGATTTTGCTTATCTTGTAGATTTCTCCTATCTTTGTCTAATTCTTCTGTTGTGTCATATTCTGTTGTGGATATTCTAGTTTTCAGCGACTCTATTTCAACCGATAATTCAGATATTTGTTCTTTTAATCTTATTTTTTCATTGTTTTTTTTCCTTAGTTCATCATTCTGAGTACCTTGCTTATGTCTGTTAACTATGTTTATTGATAGACTATCAATTGATAGGTTTGGTGGTGCTGGTTTGTCATTTATATCAGTTGGTGGTATAAATGTGTTTTTAAGACTGTTACTAATACCATTTTGATAGTCAATAACATTACTATTATCAAAATCGTTTAAATTCTGATTGTTTAAACTAAACATATCAGATGATATGGATATGCCTTCACCCCATTCATTTGGTACTATACCAAAATTTTTTATTATGGGTTTAATGAATATTATCATATATTCATTGTTGGCTATTTCAATTGGTAGTTTGGATTCGTTTATTTTCTGATATAGACCAAATATATTTGATCCTATTCTTATCGGGTCAAATCCTTCTATGAGTTTTAATGATACTTCATTAGTTTCTGGTATTATGTTAGTTATTTCATAACATGTTGTTTTTTCGTTATTGTAATCTATAACTAAACTATCACCAGAAGATAATAGTTTAGTCGATCCCCCATTATCAATATATTGTATTGTATTTAATTTATAATATGTTCCATCGTTGGTTTTTCTAAACGATTCTACGGAAAATCTATTATTGGAATTAATGTTTAATACATCTATAAATTCTCTATATTCCAATAATTCAAATGATATATTATTTGTCGATAATTGGTCTATTTCTGATATATTTATGTCATTTCTACCTCTTATGTTTTCATCGAAATATAGTATATCATTTGAATCGTTTAATAATAGCTTATATGATCTAATTAGATACTCATTTACATCATCGAGATATGGTAGATTGATGTTGAAATAAGTTTGTGGATATCTAGATGATGTAAATGGTTTTTGGTTTTTAATGTTAAATTCATTACTTGTTGTTAGCGCATTAGATGGATTTTTTGGATATGGTAAGTTTGATTTTGTGAGAGATCTTCTTATTCCATCGCTCCCCACCAATGATACATTCCTATATGATACACCAGATATCGCATCCATATTGCTTTCTACTACATTTAATCTTGATAGTAGATAACCATATGATGGTATTTGGATTTCTGATTCTACACCATTTGCATCCTCATATACTACTACCAATGACTCATCATTGGTAGTTAATGAATTGCTAAATTGCTGAATCAATTCATTACTGTTTTTCTCTCTTCTAAGGATTTCCTTTATAAGACCATCTAAACTATTAGTCATTTGATTGATTGGTTATTATGATACACCAGTGACATTTTTACTATCTATCACCAAGAATTTAAATATACCGCCACCAATGTTAGTCCACCTAATTTTTAGATAAGATTTTGTATCTACTGCGGTTGGTACAAATTCTGGTGATACTGTGTTAGATATTATGGTTATACCAGTACCAGTGGGGTTAATATATGCAAATATTTCGTCTCCAGAAGTTCCATTATACAGTTTTTGATTTCCAGAAGTACTTGTAGTCAAGCAATGTAATTCAAATTCTTGACCTTCTGTTATATTAGATGTATCTAGATTCAATCCATCAGTTGATGTTACGGCTGAATAGTTTAATAAAATAGTTGAATTATATTGAATATCCAATGGATTTGGTGCTGATGCACCAAAATTAGCGTCTGTTAGATCTATGGTATCTAATTTTTTTATCACTTTGGTATTAGTGCCAGATAAATTTAAATTACCTGCTAATACTATCTCATTAACATTTAATATTTCTAATACATCCACTGTATTAAATACAGATTTATCTGTATTTCCAGTACCATTGGCTATTAGTGATTTTGCTGTTAAATTACCAAGGTTATCTATGGTTAATATGTTACCAGCTCCTGCGGGTGATACTGATATTACATTACCACTTTGACCAGTTATGGCTATAGTTGCAGCTTCTATACTGTTAGATGGTATAGAGAGAAAATTTGTCAACTTAAGCTTATTATCTGTTATTGATAATAAGCTTAATTGATTATTTATAGTATTCTCTAATATATCATAATTTTGATTAAATAAATCAGGTGCGGATTTTATAGCTTCAGCCGAATTAATCCTGGTTAATGTTATGCTCATTGTTTAATCTATGTTTTAATTTTTTCTAAATTATCCATGGATCTTTGTATTAATCCAGATTTATATGACATACCTTCGTTGTCTAATTCAGATATCCAACCCTGTAAAGTTGATAACATTGTATTTACCATGTCATTTGTGATATTTTCCGATATTTTTGGGCTAGTATCCTCATTGTCTTTGTCATCATCCCCACCATCTTCTTCATATAAATTTGTATTTATTGTTTTCATGGCTAATTAAAATAATTTTCTACATACCAATTATTGTCAATATTTATCATATCCACAAAATGACCAACACTAGTTAAAGATATATTATTACCATCATTGGTAAATATTTTTATTGGTGCACTTGAATTATTTATTATGTCCACATTACCGGAACCTTTGTGGATTAATCTAATTTTTGATAAATTTTTTATATTATTATAACTTAATGATTCAATGGTAATATTACCATTGAATAATAAAAATATGTTCCTAATATTAGTGATATCTATTGATCCATTTTGAATCTCTAATATTGGATTTGATTGATGCTCGATTGACTGGCTTAATGTTTCACTAGATAATTTTGGTTCATTGAATATGATTCCATCTGATTCACTTAACATATCTATCATACCAGAGTGTATCATTATATAAATCTGTGATATTGTGGATATGTTATTGTTGTTTAATTTAACTGATATTGGTGGTGTGTCTGCTGTATTATCATTATTTGTATCAAATGATATATATAGTGGTTTATCTTCAAGGGGCAATGAAAAATTTATTTTCATTACCCCATCTGATATGTCATTTGATGAACACAGTATATTTTGTGAGTTACTACTAACATTTCTACTTATCTCATTAGACTCTCTATATAAATTTTTCCCAGTGATGTTATTAACTGTACTGTTATTACATTCATATAATGATACATTAGATACATTATATGATGTGGATATAAATGTTTTTAAGATATTATGATTTGAATTATTATGTGATATTATATGATCACTATCATCTAATCTAACCATACTATTATTAATTAAATTAGATTCATTGGATTGTCTAATTTCAACATCACTACTAGATAGTATTGAAATATTAAAAGAATTTTTTATAGAAATATCATTAGACTGTTTAATTTCAATATTATTGCTAGATAGTATTGAAATATTGAAAGAATTTTTTATAGAAATATTATTTAATAAACTGGTATTATCATATGACATCATGTGATCACAATTTAACAATGACATTCTTCTCACATTGTTAAATCTCACATTATCACAATTTTTTATGATTATCGAACTGTTATTATTGGATGTGCAATTTGTTAATGATATATTAGTAGAATTTTCTATGATTAAGTTATTACAATTATGGAATGAATTTCTACCATTACTTATACCGTGATCATCATAACTTGGGTGATTTGAGTTTGGAACCAATATTCTTATATTCTTACAGGTTCCACCACTGGGGGAATTATCGAAAGTATAAATTTGTGATTTATTTGATATGAATTCCGGTGAACTTATATCAGAATATGTATTTAATCCCAGTGTGTTATCTAAACCTTTTTCAAATTTTACATATCTCCAATCATAATTTGCCGATAGATTTTTTATGGTGCATATTCTATCAGTTATATGTTCTGATGTAATATCTAATGATATTAGATCATTAGGATAAGTCAATGAGTTGAACCTATTGATGAATGTGTTATTGGATGTGGCTTTTATCAATAGGCTTTGGTTTATTGAAGATGTTATTACACTACCATTTATTGTATATTTTGATTTAAATGATACTATATAGATTTTATTGGCTATTAGACCACTACTATTTATTAATGATTTAAAACCATTTAGATCCATTGAGTCCACCTTTATACCATCCATACCAATAATAATTGCACTATTGTCTTTTATAGCTATTGGTAAAATAATATCAGATAACTCATTTACGTTAAATGCAGATTTATCTGGTTTAACTAAATCATAATAATTTCCATTTATGTTTATTAATATTTGTTTTTTGTCATTTTGATCATTTATTGATATATAGAACTCTTTGCCTATATCTGGTGTTCCATTTAATTGATATATGTTATGAGTTGCATTTGATGTTTTAGTAGAATCGAATATTGTTTGATTGTTTTGATTTATGAATATTATAGATCCATCTGATTTCATTAATTTCAGATTACCATCAGTATCATCTATAAATATAATACCATATCCTGAATTGGGTGTATCTATGGATAATGGATTTTTAGCTTTTAAGTTTATCATGCTATAGTATTACTAGTTCACCATCTATATTAAATTCACCATCTATTGTTATAGATTGATGAACTATATATTGATAATCTTCATTTACATTTACAATTAGAGTATCAGGTATATAATTTCTAATACCATCAACTCCATCTGCATCAACCAATTCATATTCAGACCCATTGTATCTTAATAGATAGTTATTATTAGATAATGGAGTTGGTGGTAGCACTATATCATTTATTAATGATAACGTTATTAATTTAAATAACACATTAGATCCATCAAATGTGAGAAATGAATCTGCGGTATTTGCTGGTGCAAAGTTTATCTCACCACTATCGTTTCTGGTTATTGCACCATTAAGATTTATGGCATTATTTATATCTACTTCTGATAGTGAATAAAATGAGTAGTCTCTATCATACCATATATTATCATTAACATCATAAACCAGTATTCTATTATCACCAGACAATGGATAGTTAAAATCATCTACATCATCCAAATCTTTCAGGTATTGGGCACCTCCTCCACCACTACCGGAGGAATTTATCGGTTTCCACTTTGCCCCATCCCATCCCAATACTTGACCTACGGTTGGTGCATCCGCGTTTTCAGTAGACACATCTGAATGTAAATTTATTGAACCTAATCCTTGGTTTATTGAATCCAATATTGCATCAAATGTACATTCATATGATTCCAATACAGGTATCAAATTCTTAAAATTTTCATTTATGGTAAGTCTCATCTTGGAATTACTGGAATTGCTACCAATTTCAGATATCTTACCATTTATTTTTATTAATGATATTGGCATGTATTATTTATTTATAACATTAATTCTGTTGTGTTATATGACAATCTGTCATATAATATCCATTGGTACGATTTTTGTAATATTTTATGTAAAAAACCATTATCGTAATGAATAACATTATAAAGTTGCTACGCAGTGGCATAGATTGTAATATAAAATTGGCATTTACTTTTGCATCATCATTGAAGTATAATACTGATGTATCTGTGGAATTAAGAAAATTTCCATTATATTGTTTGGAATATGGTGTGGAAATGGGTTACATGATGGAGTTAAAAAGTTTATGGTTAGATGAATTAAGTTTAACTGAGTTACCAGAATCAATTGGTAATCTGAAAAAATTAACTAGATTGCATGTTAGTTATAACCACTTAACTAAATTACCAGAATCAGTTGGTAATTTGAAAAATTTGGAATGGCTATATGTTAATAATAACCACTTAACTAAATTACCAGAATCAGTTGGTAATTTAGAATCGCTAACTAGATTGTATATTAATGGTAACCACTTAACTAAATTGCCAGAATCAGTTGGTAATTTGAAAAATTTGGAATGGCTATATGTTGGTTATAATGATTTAAACGAATTACCAGAATCAATAGGCAATTTAAAAAATTTGGAATTATTATATGTTAGTCATAACCGATTAACTAAATTGCCAGAATCAGTTGGTAATTTGAAAAAACTAGTTGAATTGTATGTTAGTCATAACCGATTAACTAAATTGCCAGAATCAGTTGGTAATTTGAAAAAACTAGTTGAATTGTATGTCAATGATAACCGATTAACTAAATTGCCAGAATCAGTTGGTAATTTGGAATCATTAATTGAATTATGTTTTAGCTATAACAATATAAATGATTTACCTGATTCGATAATCAAATTGGTTAGTAGTTAATTCTAGTAGATGATTTATATTTCTATAGCTAAATTAACTAACCACCATAAGTTAAGTATACTATAGAAAATAAAAAATAGCATAATCATGGGTGTAAAATCTTGCCATAGAAATAATTGTATTAGTATAATGTGTGATACATACATAAGTGATGGTGATGTAGGATATGTGTGTACCGATTGTAAACAAGAGTTTAAAGATTACATGAAAAACATTACCAATAAATTTGATAGCTCATTTGGTGAAATATTAGGTGAACTAAAAAAATTTATGGAAACTCCTGCTGGTACCTATGCTGCTGGAGAACCCATGGATGTTGATCGTTTTTTTGAAAATTTTGAAGACCATGAAAATTAACAATATGGAGCTATATTTCAATGATTATTATAAAGACACAATTAATAAAATAGAAAACACTAATATAAACATGGTTATATTGGGTTATGCGGGTTCTGGAAAATCAACCCTGTTAAACTATATTGTTAATAGATCAGCAAAATCTTATATTGTAGTTGCTCCCACTGGGGTTGCTGCTGTAAATGTTGATGGGGTCACCATGCACAGCCTATTTAAATTCCCATTATCAGTTATATTAGCTAGTGGTGTCAAAGATTTAAAGGGTACTTCATCCGAAGAAGCCCTATTAAATTGTGATACTATAATCATAGATGAAATTGGTATGGTAAGAGCAGATCTATTGGATGGTGTTGACATATCACTAAGAAAATTAACTAAAAATGACTCCCCATTTGGTGGTAAACAATTAGTAGCATTTGGTGATGTTAGTCAACTACCACCAGTTGTAACTGATGAAGAATCTGACATCATGGATATGATGTATAATAGCCCATATTTTTTTGATTCTAATTGTGCTTGGAATTATAAGTTTTCTTATAAATTGTTAAAACATAATTATAGACAATCCGATGATAAACTCTTTATGGAAATACTTAATAGGATGAGAACAGGTAAAACCACTCATGAAGACATTATAACAATTAATGATAATTGTTATAAGTCAGTGGATATTGATGATAAGTTTATACCATATTTATGTTCTACCAACAGGCTTGCTAATTCTATAAATGATAAAAAATTATCAGAAGTTGACCAGCCTTGCTTTGTATATGAAGCATATATCGAAGGTAATTTCAATCCCAAGAGTTCACCAGCACCTGAAATACTCATATTAAAAAAAGGTGCCAAAGTTATGCTACTCAATAATACTAGTAGTTGGTCCAATGGTACAATGGGTGTTATAAGCCATTTAGATTCAGATACCATATTTGTAGAAACTAATGATGGGGAATATGAAATTGGCAAATCTGAATGGAGTACCAGAAGCTATAGTTATGGTAGTGGTAGAGTATTTACTAGTATAGAAGGAACTATGAAACAATATCCCATAAAGTTGGCATATGCAAACACCATCCATAAATGTCAGGGTAAACAATTTGATAACATAATTTTGGATTTATCAAGTAGGTTATTTACACATGGTCATTTGTATGTTGCTCTATCCAGATGCACTACTATGAATGGTGTTTACTTAACTAGACCCATAAAGAAATCTGATATAACTGTTGATAAAGTTATCATTAATTTTATGAAGGACGTATATAAAGGTAATATATAAAATAAAAAACATGTCAAAAATCGTAGTCAAAGAAGACACTAATGAAGTTATTATAGATGGTGAATCCCATATTGTATCTCCCCTACCGTTTAAGTTGTTGGTGTTTTTTGTCAATAACAATGGTAAAACAATTTCCAGGAGTACAATTATAGATAACATATGGGATAATGGTGCTGTAACTAATAGATCCGTTGATGTAGCAGTGGGGAAACTACGAAAAATACATGAATCTATCAATGAATCTATCAAAACTGTTGTTAATAGAGGATATAATTTTTCTAATAACAGTATTACCATATTGAATCAAAAAAACGTTAAATCAAAAAAAATCAGATTCGAGAAGATTGCTGAATCTGAAAATGGTGATAAATACGCTGTTTATTATTCTGGTGATGTATTTATGGTTATGCCATTATTAGAATATGAAGGGAAGTATGGAAGTATGTGATTAGTGTGGGTGTGAAATATAATTTGGTATTTGATGTGGCTGTTACTATTGGTGATAGCCACATTCGTGTTTTATTGTAGAATTTCCTATTAACATTTTAGGAAAATCCACCGGATTACATGTAACATCTAGTCTTCTGAGTTTTTCTAATTTTATTATAAATTTTGGTAATTCTATAATAAAATTACCACTAGCATCTAATTCACATAAATTTTCTAGTTTACCCATTGATTCTGGTAATTCTGTAATAAAATTATCGTTGACATTTAATCCATGGAGATTAGTTAGATCACCTATTGATTCTGGTAATATGGTAATATGGTTTTGTGAAACATATAACCATTCCAGATTTTTCAAATTACCAATTGATTCTGGTAATTTATTGATCTTATTATCATATAAATTTAATATCTGTAAATTCTTTAGATCGCCAATTGATTCAGGTAATTCAGTTATAGTATTTCCACACACCCTGAAATATTTTAGATTAATTAGATCACCTATTGATTCAGGTAAATATGTAATCGTGTTATTCTCTATGAAAATAGATTCAAGATTAATTATGTGATCCATTTCTACACCATATTCCAAACAATACATTGGATATTTTCTAAGACTTTTAGCAATAAGACTATCATATGATATTGAGGTAGCCAAAGTAAATGCTAATTTAATGTTAGTTTCATTACCACTATTCAATAATCTCAATATATTATCATTTTCCATGTTTAATGAATTTATCTTGGGGAATTGTTTTTCATATCTAATATATCCAAATTTGGTAATTTATTAATTGATTCTGGTAATTTAGATAACCGATTTCCATTGAGATATAATCGTTCTAATTTAACCATATTGCCCATCATATCCGGTAGTTTTTCCAATAAATTATAACTTAATCTAAATTCTTCCAATTTAATCATGTTATCTATAGAGTTTGGCAGTTTTTCTAACGAATTATTGGTAAAATCTAATGTTTTTAAATTTGTTAGATTACCAATTGAATCTGGTAATGATATTAACGAATTACACGAAACCCCCAATATTTGTAATCTTTTCAATTTACAAATAGATTTGGGTAATTTAATTAATTCGTTATTACCTAGAAATAAATTAATTAAATTACCCAAATCACCTATTGAATCTGGTAATTTACTAATTATGTTATTGTATAATCCCAACCAATATAAACTTTTCAATTTGCCAATATATATGGGGATACTTGTCAAATAATTATAATTCAAATTTAATTTTTTTAAATTTGATAATCCACATATTGGTTCTGGGAATTTACTAATTTCATTTGATTCTAGGTTTAATGTCTTTAACTTCTTTAATTTCTTCAATGATTCCGGTATTTCTGATATGCAATTATCATTGGCAATTATATGGTTTATGTCATTGAGTTCACATATTGATTCTGGAAATTCCGTGAATTTATTACATCCGATATTTAGTTTTGCTAATTTTGCTAGTTTCTTCAATGATTCTGGTATTTCTGATATGGAATTATCATTTATGATTAGTATTTTTAGATTACTGAGTTTACATATTGATTCTGGAAATTCCGTGAATTTATTATAACTTATATCTAATTTCGTTAAATTCTGTAATTTCTCTATGGATTTTGGTAGTATGATGAGTTTATTTTTTGATAATACCAGACTTTTTAAATTCATCATATAATCCATTTCCACATCATATTCCAAACAATATAGTGGAAATTCTCTTAGTTTTTGGGCAACATCATTACCATATGGTAATGATGTTGCCATGATGAATGCTAATTTGACATTAGCGATATCATCAGTGTCTAATAATTGTAAAATGTTGTTTATCATTTTTATCATATTATTGGTGTGATACCGAAAATTATTGAGATAACAAACGATTTACCCAAAAATGGTGATTTAAATTAGCATCTGGTTTCGGAAGTAATTCATGAGCACCTCTTTCGCATATTCTGTCCATTTTCCAATCTGGTATTTGTTTTCTATTAGCCAAATCATACTCTGCCAATGCTCTATAAGTTTCATGGATGCTTGATAATAACGTGCTATACCAATCATCTTTAATGACAACATCGATGTTGTCATTACATAATAGTTTGCTAGGTAAACTAACTTTATATGAACTATTATGGTTTATGGTTATTAATGTCCAAATATCATTACCGTATTTGGTTTTATCACTTGCTATTACTATTATTAATCCATCAGATTTTCTTTTGACGAAAAAACACATATTTATATTTTGTACACAATTTATGCTGATACCATGATAAGTGTGTGTGGATCTAATATATCTTTTATCCATCAACTTATTAAATAATGATGGTTTCATGGGTTTGAATATACCCATATTATTTTTGTGTTTTTTGTAATATTTTTTGCTTCTGCTATAATCTAAAAAATTGCTATACATAATTTTTAATTTATATTAATGAAGTGTTTACATAAAATATCACAAAACTATGCCATTGTATTAATAATGACAAGGTGTCATATAATAAATAAAGAATGAAGATAACAAGTGGATTATTGTTTTTTGATAAGCATGGTAACCCCATATCATTCAATAGTGTGGATGGTAAATTAATAACTAATCTATATTTACCTAAAACTTCCCAATATATTTGGTATGAAAATACCATATTTATAGCTGAAAAATATATCACCAGTGGTGGTGATATATGGTATGGTTATCCAACATCAGTTAATAACAATGATATTGTTGCCACCACTGAAGATCCATTTTTTCTAATAGATCCAGATATATTACTTGATGAATCACCCCAATTATCAATAAGCAATACAATTACTTATGAAATGGATGATGGTAGTTCATTGTCATATTCCACTATTAATGGCTGTTATATAAACGATGATGTTAACAGTAGAATACTTAGAATTGATTACTGTTTTCAAAATATATCTGATGATAATATTATTACTTCCGTAATTAATATATCAGATTCCGATATATTAATAGAAATAAATTTGTATATAGAGACGGAATTTGAGGATGAAAGATACGTTAATATGTTATCTAATTTTGGTATGGAACTCAATAGTGATTTGGCTTTCATATTTAGAAATTCTGATGTTAATGAAGATTTACCAGATAATATATTGTTGAACATTAAGCGTAAAGAGTTATTTTTAGAACATAACAATATAAAACCATATAGAAGTTTATCTAAGGCTTTATTCAATTATCTTAAATTTTTTGGTTACTATGATATTGTAGTCAAATCCATATATGAAAATCTAAATTCCTCCAAACAATATTATGTTTTAATGGATCAGGGATATGAAGATATGGATAGGAATATAAAAAATATAAGGTATCCTAATGTTCATACGGGGTTCATATCGCTTTTTTATGATATAATTAGAGAATCCGGAGAATATGATGATTTTTCTATACCCATAACAGAAAAAGCGTTCATGTTTAGCGATCAAGAAATATCTGTAAAATTAAATGGATTAAAGAATTTATTTGATAATCAAAACATATTGGGAGATACCAATATTAGGGACATAACAGGTGAATTGGTTTATTTTAATAGGTATGATTTAAATACCTGGAGTAATGATACTAATTCCATAGTTATCAATAATGGTGTCACCGCAAAAATACTGATACCTGATAATATAATATACATTCAAGATGTAAGACATTTATTTGATAATATTAATTGTCAATTAGACCCTAATATAACTGCCGAAAATAGCCCAAATATTATCATTGGTGAACATAATACCTGCTGGGTGGGTTATTTTGATTATTATAATGAAGAATTTCCAATATACGAGAATGAACCAAATGCATTGGTGGGTGCTATATTAGATGTTACCAATGATAGCTTTAATGATACTTGGGATGATATATCGACTACATGGGATGATACTGCGTTATCATCAATATTCATAAATTGGAATAATATAGGTCATAGTTATTATTATTGGATTAAATGGACTATTAGTGGTAATGGTTTCCAGGATACTATTGAAGGTTCCATAGAAAATTATAATTCTGCTAGATTCATATTACCACTAAAGGGAAAATACGATGTGGAATTTATAATTTATGGGTATAACAATGAACTCATTATAGGTGGGGTTTATCAGCAAATAATTGTTGATTGTTATGAAGCAGAAGTCACATCTATGTTTAGGATATATGATTATCCATTAAATATATGGCGTAGTAATTATCTTAGTTGGGATACACTAGAGAATGAATGGTCTAATCCAATATATGATAATGATAAATATATAGCCTCCCAAATAGATAACCCAATATCAGATTATAATATTTCTAACTATTTACAAATAGACACCAATGATCCACTTGTTGGTATTAATAATTTTTTAGGATGGGATGATGTTAATGATATATCTTGGAACGATTGTTTATTTATTACATGGGACATGTTAACCTATCATATAAATAAGTTGCCATCGTTTAAAATTAATAGCGTATCTAATGGTAGTAATTTACAGATAGGTGAAAGTGTTTATGTAACATCAGATTATAATATAGAGGAATTTAAAAAATTATCAGATGATTTAAAATTATCAGATGATGAGGATTTTTTAAGATATGATTATACTGCAAGACCTATTTCAAGACCTACATACATAGATGTGGTTGGTAGTAATTATGGTGTTGATGCAGCTAAATACATAGGATCTAATAAATTAGAACTATCTGGACAACATTTACCATCATGGGAGGATATGGATGATAACTGGGAGGATATTCCTATACATTGGCAAAATATGGTGTATTTTGTTAAAACCACGGAGTATGACAATCCATTGAGTTCAGATGGTACTTTCCTAAATTATGATGGGGTTATACTACCACCCATGGTTATGGTTTATTTTACACCATATAAATCAAAAATTCCTGGCATAACTTCTTGTTCGTGGAGGTTGATTTTAGATGATAATAATGTTGCATGGATTGATAATATATATTTCTCTTATTTTTTTGTTGGCGTTGGTAACTATGATGTGGAACTCATTATAGAAGATTCAAATGGTAATATTTCATTCAGCTTGTATAAAAATTTTATAAATATAATACCTGCGCATGAGTATTCAAACCCCGAAAACAGATAGTATTAAAATCATATCAAACTATTTTAGCTATTTACATAGTATTGGATTTATATTGGGTGAATTGATTGATGTGATAGAATACAATAAAGATATATATAATTTAGTAATAAAAGAATATAATGATAATAAAAACCATACTGACACAGTAACTTATAGATTTACTGTGTATTGGGATAAGGGAATTGTGGAGACAATATCAAAGTATGGCAGATGTATAGAATCATTATATACATATATATGACAGATTGTCATATAATATCCATTGGTACGATTTTTGTAATATTTTATGTAAAAATAGATTATGTCTAATATAGAGAAGTTATTAATTAGTGGTGATGATAGAAATATAAGACTTGCATTTATGTTGATAAAATCTACTAATCCCAAATATGACGATAAAATTAGTAGCATGCTGGTGAAATATCCAATATATTGTTTAGAATATGGTGTTGAATTATATTATTTTAAATCCATTAATGAACTCACCATAGAAAACTGGTTTTTTGGTGAATTACCAGATTCTTTATTTAATCTAACTAATCTAACTAGTTTGAACATATTTAATACTCATATAACCAAAATTCCCGATAATATCGGGAATTTAACCAATTTATGCACATTAAATATAAAATATAACAAGAGATTGACCAAATTACCAGAATCTATTGGTAATTTGGTCAATCTCACAGATTTATGTTTATCTGATAATGGTATTAATAGTCTACCAGAATCTATTGGTAAACTTGGTAAATTGCACACATTAAATACAACAAATAATCAATTATCCCATGGACTTCCAGAAACAATTGGCAATTTGAAGAATCTTCAAATTCTTCAAATTGCCAATTGTTTCTTAACTAAATTACCGAAATCTATTATTAAATTGCACAATTTAACAAAATTATATATTAATAATAATTCTATTACTAAATTACCGGAATCAATAGGTGAATTAAAAAGCTTAACTCATATAATTTTTAATGATAATTATATTACCAAATTACCGAAATCAATGGGTGATCTGGATAATTTGATTTGTTTGGATATTTCTAATAACCAAATATCAAATAATGTTAGTAAATTAAATGAAATGAAGAATTTGCGTATTTTTAATAACAACTATAATAATAGTGAATTACATGAAATTCACTTTAAATGAAATAAAGAAAATGGACTATAATAATTTAGATGATCATATAGATGGTTTAGTTAACATATTAGATTCTATAGAACCCAATGGATCTGTATACTTATTAACTGGTTCTAATGGATCTGGGAAATCACTCATAAGATCACAGCTACCACACTATATATCTAGAAAATTAAATGTTGATGCTGGTAGTTGTACTGCTTCAACTAGCATGGCTTTGAGAACTGGTTCTAACCCAGAAATGGGTGGTCTTAGTGGAATGATGAGGGATACTGGATGGTTGCCCACAAGTATGGAAACTTTTGATAATATAATTGGTTTATTGAAAGTTAAAGATAGATTTTTAACTATAGATGAGCCTGAAATAGGCATGGGGGAAGAAACTATTATGTCATTGTGTAGCATGCTCAATGATAAACTCAAAGAATTATCATCAGAAGAATTTAAGGGTTGTATGATAATAACACATAACAGATATCTAGTCGAAAATTTGGATTATGACTATTTTTTAAATACTGATGGTTATTCCAGCAAAAACGATTGGTTAAATAGAAAAATCATCCCTATTAACATCGATGAATTGATGGATAATAAACTATCAAAAGCAATAAACAACAGGACAAATAAAAAATAGGATGTCAACTATAATATACGATGCTTACAAATATGATGGTAATTTACAATCACTTATGGATGAATTACCCAGAGTAAGAATTGATTTCCACAAACACATAGAATCTAATCTTAAATCTTTATTTAATGATGAGATAATGGATGCAGATAATGCATATCAATCAGTTAAAAATATGGCAAAATCTGATATGAGATGGATTCAAGAATATGAAGATACATGTATACAAGTATATGTGTGTGAAGACATAATATACATACAATTATTTGGAATGATAAAAAGCATACACATACATGATGATTTAATAAAGAAATTATATGATTTTTCCTTTGATGACAGATGTATGGATGATAGTGAAAAAGATTGGTGGAAGAGTAGAGAAAAAATCTGGGGGAAAATATTTCATAAATCACCGATACCATTATATGCTGGACTATCATATAGTATCGGTGATTCCAATATTATGTTACTTGACACAATAAGGAAAATAAGAGGTGAAAAGCCAATATATGGATACGGATAATAAAATATTACAATTATTAAGCAGTGATGATGATGCCAATATTAAATTAGCATTTAGCATTGTTAAACCATTACAGTATGGGGATTCTGTGGCTGTAAAGTTAAGAGAGTTTCCATATTATTGTTTGGAGCATGATCTGGAGATGGATTTTATGGTTGAATTATGTAAATTAACCATAAAACATGTAAAATTCAATAAATTACCAGAATCTATTGGTAAATTGACTAAATTGACTAAATTGACTATTGAGGATACTGGGATATCAAAACTACCAGAATCTATTGGTAAACTAATTAATCTTAAAACGCTGTCTATTATTGGTCATACCATAACCAAACTACCAGATGCCATAGGTGATTTGACCAATTTAAGATGGTTAAATATTGAGAGAGGTACATTATCAGAACTACCAGATGCCATAGGTAATCTGGAAAATTTGGATATATTATCTATTGTTAAAAATAATTTGAATTCATTACCAGAATCTATTGGTAAACTCAATATGTTGACTATGTTGACTATTAAGTATACTGGGGTATCAAAACTACCGGAATCCATAAGCAATCTGGTAAACTTAAAGCAATTAACCATTGTGGATAGTATGTTATTAAGTTTACCAGATTGCATAGCTAAATTAGTAAACCTAGACACATTATCTATTCCTGGTAATTTTATTACTAAATTACCAAAATCAATAGGTAATCTAAATAAACTCACCAGGGTTGATATTAGTGGAAATCAGTTAGTGGAACTACCAGAATCAATAGGTAATTTGATAAACTTAATTTCATTGTATTTACATGACAATACCATAGCTAGATTACCAGAATCTATTGTAAAATTACGACAATTGTTGTGTTTAGATTTATCAAATAATAACTTATTTGATTTACCCAAAGAATTTACCAGTATGGTTGGTTTACAAGAATTATCTTTATTTAATAATCAACTTATGGATCTCCCACCAACCATATCAAATATGGTTGGTTTAACAACTATAAATGTACGTAGTAATAATTTTAATAAAATACCCGTATTTTATCATACTCCCATAACTATTTTAACATGATGGATGATAATATATTAATATTATTAGATGGTGATGATATTAATATTAGATTAGCTTTTACCATGGTTAAATCATTGAATTATGATGAAGTTGTTTCCGATAGATTAAGAGAATTCCCGTTATATTGTTTGGAATATGGTGTGGAAATGGATTATATGATCAATTTAAAGAGTTTAAAAATTGATCATATGGGGATTGATAAATTACCAGATTCTATCGGGGAATTAAAAAATCTTATATCTCTGGATATAAGTCACAACCATCTCATGTACCTACCAAATAGTATTGGGGAATTAAAAAATCTTGAACAATTATGGTTAAATAATAATTTTTTAGTTGAATTACCTGAATCGATCAAGAATCTATGTAAACTCAACATGTTGAGTTTACATGATAATGAATTTAACCATTTTCCCGAATCAATATGCAAATTACAAAATATTCAGTGGATAGATTGTGAAAATAATCTAATATATGAATTACCAGATTCTATCGGGGAATTAAAGAATTTGAGAGAACTAAGTTTTAATCATAATTATATTAGCAAGTTGCCAGATTCTATCGGGGAATTAAAGAATCTAAGATCTTTGGATGTTGGTTTTAATAAAATGATTGAATTGCCTGATACTATAGGAGGATTATGTAAACTATTTAGATTATCTGTTTGTGATAACTATATATCTGAATTACCAAAATCCATATCAAAACTAAAACATATTAGTTCCATAGATATAAATGATAATCCTATCGTTCACATTCCAGAATTTATATATGAATTAGAAAGCTTAAATTATTTACATCATAATGATATAACCATCAATTTAAAAACTTCCGAAACATGGAAAATAAGGTAATTAGTTTAATAAATAGTGATGATATTACTAATATAGATTTAGCATTTACACTAATTAAATCTATATATGCAAATGATAGTTATAGTGAAACAATATTATCTGAAATCAAATCATATCCTACATATTGTTTAAAATATGGTATAGCATTATCTTATATTAATAGATTGGATATATCCAATCTTGATGAATTTAATCTATTAATCTATCATATATCTGAATTAACATCACTATATTATTTAAATATATATGATATAAATTTAAATGAATTACCCTCTGAAATTGGTGATCTAATAGAATTGCGTAGGTTGGATTTGAATAATAACAACCTACGCACATTACCTGATTCTATTGGGAATTTACATAATCTATGCTGGTTATCCATAAACTATAATAGATTAGATATTTTCCCAGATTGCATTACTAAGTTATATAATTTAAGATCATTGTTTATAACTGGTAATGGATTGTATGAATTACCAGAATCAATAGGCAAACTGAAGAATTTATCCAGTTTACATGCTGGTAACAATTATTTTATTTCAGGCTTACCAGAATCAATAGGAGAATTAAAGAAATTACGTAATATTAGCTTTGTGAATAGTAGGCTTAACACATTACCTGATTCCATAGGTGAATTGGAAAACTTACAGACTGCTAATTTATTCTATAATCTTATCCCTAGAGTACCAGAATCAATAGGAGAATTAAAGAAATTACAAGAACTGAATCTTAACAATAATGAAATTAGTGAATTACCAGAATCAATAGGTAAATTGATAAATCTAGAATTATTATATCTTAATTCAAATGAGCTACAAGATATACCATCATGTGTTATTGAATTAAAAAATTTAAAAGAATTACACATTGATAATAATTATTTGTATGTAATTCCTGAATCAATGGGTGAATTAACTAATTTACAAGAGTTAAGTTTGGCTAAAAACGAGCTACAGGATCTCCCATCATCAATCAATCAACTAATGAAATTAAGAGAATTGAATATATCTGAAAATTATATTGATGATTTACCGTGGTATCTATATGACATGAATGATCTTATAGTTATTAGATGACATATAAGATTAATAAATAACACAAATAACTGTGTTATTAATGAATAGACAATTAATACGTACATATCCCACTATCACTGGAAACATTAAAATATCAATTTCCAGAGACAATGTTTACTTAACTACCATCAATTCTACTAATAATCTAAACAGAAATAATTATAAATACATCAAGAGACCAAATTCTGGTAACTTTATAGATGATTTAAAAAACTTCTACAATACTATACAATCAACTGATATGTATAGTATTGTAGAAGAAAGCTTATCCGAATCAATAAGAAATGATTTTAATGATCAATATTCTACTATATATGATGCTGGATTACGTAATATATTATCATTAAAAGTACCTGAAAGACTATCTATATTTGCACCTATATATTTTAATAACACTAACGATTTCCCCAATTCATATCATATATTTAAAGTACCTGAACCTGATATTAAAAGGAAACCTACTACTGAGATATTACCAAACAAAAAATATAGATATTTTGGTGATCATCCTATGGAATATGGTAATAATTTAATAGACAATGATAGCTTCTTAGTAACAGATGATGTATTATTATCATATTCCATACCATCTAATGGTTATCTTATAGAAGATAAATCTACTTTGGATAATATTACCATAGAAGAAATATTGGATAAATCAAAACTGGTTCAAAGTTTTGATTTATCCAATATCCCATATATAACTAATACCTTAAATTATCCCGATTATCCCAACAAACCATATTATGTCAATTTTGATAACCAACAAATTACGATATATGGTATAGATTATATGAACGGATCTATTAATCAAAAATCCATATCCATATCTAAGTTCATAGATAGTGAGTATCAAATCTCTGAATTTGATAGATTTATATCCAATCTATATACTAATAATAATTTAATATACCCAAATATATTAAACATAGAATTTTTATTTGATGATCCCGATGATGGATTTCATAGATATTATGGTTTTTATGGTAATTTGGATGATAAGGCTACATTTAATTTTGATTCTTTAAAATTTTCTAATGATTATAATTTAAACTTGTTTAATGAAAATTCATTACCATTAAACAGAAATTCTTTGATTACATCAGATGATAATGTAATTATATCCCCTACCGATGTAATTGATGGTAATTTACCAATTGATGTAATTGATGAAAATGTAATATCTTTTATTAGATCCCACAATTCTGTGATTAAAGTAAATAATCGCAAAGATCCATTAACCATGGTTAATGGAGGCATTAAAATTGGAGATTTGATAAATTATGATGGTATAATAAACATAGAATCATATGCTTTTAATAGTCCATCAAAAGCATATGTAGAAATATCGGTAACTGATCAGTTTAAAGTAGGTGATTCTATATCTATACTTAGAAATGGTAAAACATATATGGAAATCATCGCTGATGATTTAAAAGACTATAAGCAATTACCATATGATCCCTATAACACAGATTATGTAGAAGGAACTAATGTTGCATATTATTTCTACCCATTTGGTGATATTGAATCTATATCTAATGCCATAATAAACGCAATAAAATGGTTGTCTGATGATATGTCCGGTGTAATAGATGCAATATATCATGATGGTAAAATTATAATTTATCACAGCACCCATGGTATACAGGGTAATCTGTTTTCCATAACTGCTAATACTAGTTCGCTGAATTTCACTAATGAAATTCGATTCAGTGGTGGCACAGATTTTTCCGATAATAATATCACATTAAAAACTGATAACTTACCGGATTTATCCAATTTATATGTGTTAACTAATGATGGGTATGAAAAAGTTATAAGTATAAATAAACATTTTGAAATCATCAATAACAATTTAGTTTTTTATGATGAGTATCTCAACATAACCATTAATGATTCTAAAACTTCAATTTTGGTAAATAATACCAAAGCAACACTGCTTCTAGTAGAACCACTTAAATTCTCATTGCTAAATGTGTCCCCAATATCTGAACTTGATTTTGATTTTGATTCCGATACATATAATCTAAAATATGAGTCAGAATATTTTAGATATTTTAAAGTCAGAAAGCTGGAAGTGGGAGTTGAGTATACTATATATAAAAATTCAGATACTGTTATAGATCCTATAATATCCCATAATGGTATTCAATATACTGTTGGTGACAGTTTTACATCAATCACAAATAATTTTGATATATTAGATGGAGATCCTATAATAATTGCTAATTCTCATTTTAATGATGAGGAGGTTATATCGTTTACAGGGTTTGTAACCCTTAATGATGGTCAATCAACATACAATTATGATAATCCGGAAGAAAAGTATAGATCGTTAATCAAACCAACATCTAATGAATATAGTAGATTTAAAGATAATCAATTTAATACTACTGAAAATAAAATTCATCCCAATATTTTTAAATTTGCAATTATAGGGGGTGGTGATGTTAGAGACAATCCCTATAGATTAAATTTGTCATCAGTATTTGGTAATAACTTTACTCCTGGTTTTGATTCCATAAATCAAAACCCAAATTTTTTTACTCATGAATGGTTATATTTATCCGGTAAGCCACATGATTTTGATTTGAATAATAATTTTCCTTATTTCAATAGTACCATAGATGAAGACACCATCATAAATGATGGATTTGATGACTATTTTGAATCTAATTTCATTACTTATAATGATAATGGTGTAATCAAAAAATATTATATAAATCCCAAATTAAGATATAGTGAGGTTGAAAAAGATGATAATGGTTATTTTGTATTTTTTAGGGGAGTTAGGATAAAACTAATTGGAAAACCATTTGATGGATATAGATTTTCTTCAATATTAGTATTCACAAAATCAACTTATTTAAGTCCTAATAAACCAGTAAATTTAAAATTAATTGAAAATTCTAATCAGAAATTTGTATTATTAATAGTATATGTTAATATTGAAGATTATAAAGTATTACCAAATTTAAATGAAAAACATTTATATGAATATTCATATTTATACATGATGAACAGTCTTAAAAGATATGAGTCTAATCAATTCAAATTTGGAATTTTTTATGATTTTCCACCATTAAGTAATAATGTGTCATTATATGATGGTGGGGTTGGTATTAGCGGATTTAGGGGAGTCCAATTATATGGTAAAGTAGATCTATCTTTAACTGATTTACAAAATAGAATGACTTTTGAAACTAATAGTTTAATAGAATTATCAATTAAATTAATTGATGGGGAATTAGACAGATTAGTTGCTATGAGTGATGATACATTTATTGGTTTTACCAATCAAAATTTTAGAATTAATGATACCTCATATGAAATAAATGCTGACAATACATTATTGTCATTTGGTAAAGATTATATAGATTTATTACCAAATGGTATTGGAGTTTACAACATACTTAATCAAGTAGCAGGAAATAATTATAGTCCCATAATCCTAAATGATACCATATACCCCATATCTAATGCAACTTGGTTTTATAGAAATGGTGGTAAAGATTTTTATGAAGATTATGCATCATTATTATCATTTTCTAGTATAGTTGATGGATTAAAAAATGGATTATTTGAAATGATTGGTGATAATATAACCTTAAATTTTATTGAACCATCTGAAATTACCATAAATAAATCACTGGAGTTAGTGGAAAGTTCTGTGATATCTCCAAAAAATCCCAGTAAATCAATAACCACATATGATGTCATAAACAATGATACTTCATTTAAAATTAAGAGGTATAATGGGTTTTACGATTTGCTATTAAAAGATATATTCCTCCCAGCTTACTTAAATATAGATAAGACATGGCTATCATTTAATTTAATTACCTGGGAGGAATACGGTAGATCTTGGGAATCAGAAATAGAATCAATACCTGTTCAAAATTGGGATATTTCTGATGCTTGGGAAGAAATCGATGAATCATTTGATTCATTTGAATTTGATATAGATGATGTAAATAAAAGCAAAACTCTATATGATGAAAATTATAATTTTGGATATGATGTATCCAAAATTAATCAATCATTTGGGAAATATTGTAATAAAGTCTCACTATCATCAATAGGATATGAGGGAACCGGATATTTAGAAATAGATGATATCCATCTATTCAAGAAAGAGACATCTTTAAATGATAATACTTGGTCATTTGGTTATCTTAATAATTGGATAACACTTAGTGATAATTCGTTAATATATGGCACATATTCTACCATAGAATTGCCGATATTGTTAATGAGCAAAAACCTTAATGTCAATGAATCATTTTCCATGAATCCTAGTGATTTTATTAATATCAGTGGTAATAAAATCATCATCGACTATGGGAATTTATTTATAAATCATATATATGATTTATATCACCAATTATTCGATGGATATATATTTGATTGGGAAACCATGAATGGCAAGGAACAATTTATTAGAGATTATATAAATGAAAACATATATGATAGGTATATGATTAAAGATATATCAGTATATACGTCTGCAAATTATGAAAATAACTCCATTAACATAATACAAGGTAATATCATATCTTTTATTAATAATGATATGATAAATAACAAAAATATTGATACCATATTAAATAATAGGGAAATAACAATAACTGTACCAATATCCAATATTGGTATAAATGTGGGCATATCTATAAACTCAATTCATATATGATTTTAAAGGAATCTATATAAGATATTGATATATAATATTGCAATAAAAATATCCAGTTTACTTAATTGGAAAAGATTTTTAATGGGTATGTTGAATAATGGAATAAAATTAATATTTTTCCATAAATGATAATATGTACTATATATAGATTATGACTGATATAATAGAAATTCCAAATCTGGAGATCACCCTGAGATCTATAAAAAATAGTGATAAATTACCAACTTTAACTGATAAATTAAACTGGAATTTTGATCAATTCCTAAATTTATATAATAAGCTTAAATTTATAACCACTGTTACTGGTAACAGAGGCATACCTGGGGCTACTGGAAGAGGTGAACAAGGTGAACAAGGTACAAGAGGAAGTAAAATAATATTTGAAAATAGGGTTATACAAGATACAGATCCTGTTACCAATCCGGATTTGAATATAGATGATGTAGTCATAGATTCTCAAGGAAATTATTTCACTATTATAGAAAATAATGGTTTAAAATATTCATTCTCATTCAACGTTGCTAGTGCATCCGCAGAAATATATTTGTTAACGTGGACTCAATTCCAAAGCATCAGCAATAAACCCATCATACAAAGGTTTGGTATTAATTCTGGTACCCCCACTGATTTTTTGTTGCTCATGGGTAGGAGAACCAATAATGATGATAACGCAGAATTTTATAAATTAGCCGTTGGATTAGAAAATAATTCTACTTCAATCCCATCATCATTAACAGTGTGTAATATAATAGATGATGTGGATGGTAATACTCAATCAGCACCAGATAATTTTTTCAACATAGCATTTAAGTATAGAAAACAATCTAATTTGTTACCATCATCATTTACATCTGGAATACAATATACCCAAGAAGCTGATGATATACCAGTATTAAAAATAAAAAATGTAATAGGAGAATTAAATATATTATCTAATAGCAATGATCCAAATCTTAGCTATATATCTCATAATACTCCAAGAACCATATTTTGGGGATATGATCCATTACAAACCCAAAGTACATACTTTGAAATTAATGTAAACAGTAATGATAATATAAAATTATTATCATCAAAATCCACCGATATAATAGGAACTGGCACATTATCTACATTTGGATATAGTGTAATGTCATTACATGATGTTCAAGAATTCAACTATAATAACCTAAGCACACTTAGATTTAATAATATACCAAATGTATCAATAGAAGCTGATACAATAAATCACAATTATACTGCTAATTTTAATAAGACTGCTAATTTTACCCAGGGTACTGGTACTATACCAAATGTTGGTTCTAATAATTTTGGTATAGAATTAAATGGTGATGGTAACTATTTTGAAGTAGGAACCCTTAGCTCCAATTCGGTTAAAAATATTGTTAGTATTTCATTACTGAGTGCATTAACTGGCACTATAATATGGGTAAAAGTTGGCTCCACTGGTTCAGGTAATTTAAGAATTACTAAAAACATTGCTTCTACTAATTATATAATTGGTGCTCAAGATACATTATATGATGAAATTGAAGGTAGTGGATCTTTTGTGTTAAGATTTGTAAGGGTTAAAGATCCATCCAATAATGCAGATTGTTGGTGGTATCTTGGTAGAGAATCTGAAAATCAATACATAGGTACCAAAATAGTTAATAATATTACTGAAAGAAACAATTTATCCAGGTGGAATGGTAGAACTGTTCATGTTATAGATGCATCCGCTGATCTGGGTCATACAGGATATGCCGGATACATGTGGGGGGGTGCTGGTTGGATCATTCAATATGATAGTAAGTTTGGTGGTACAAAAGTTGTTAATGATATAGCCACTAGAAATTCATTGGTGGTTTGGGATGGTAGAACTGTTCATGTATTAAATGCAATATCGGATATCGGATATGCCGGATATGCCGGATATGTTTATAACCCCACATATGGATGGATCATTCAATATAAACAAGTTCAACCAGAAGATAATACATTAATTGGTGCAATAGATGCATATGCTGGTGATAATGATCCTAATGGTAAATGGTTAATATGTAATGGCAGGTCATTAAGTAGATTCACTTATTCAGATTTATTCAGTTTAATAGGAACCAGATTTGGTGCTACTTCTGCAACTACATTTAATTTACCAGATTTTAGGGGTAGATCACCCATAGGTGCTGGATCATTATTTGCTGGATGGGGTGGTGCATTTAACGTTGGTACAATTGATGGTGTCTATGCCCACGCATTAACCATTAGTCAAATGCCACCACACAATCATCAATTGTCAGGTTTTGTGAGTGGGTATAGACAAGTATCATCACCACCTAATGGGGCACCATCTGGTATTGATAGTGGTGGGGGTGGTGCAGACGTGGGACTATGGAACATAAAACCATTTGCATCATCGTCTGGTAGTGGTCAGTTACATAATAACCTGCACCCAGTTCTTGGTATTAACTTCATCATAAGAGTTTTACTGTGATGAAGTTAATATATTTTCAACTTTTGTTAATAAGTCTTTGTCACTAAAGGAAGACTTATATTTGGTTTTAAGTACATTTAACCAAAAACTACCCTCTGAAAATTTTGTTTCCATTATTTCCAATATCCATAAAACCAATATAACATCAGGGTTATGATCCATGGATAAATTTTCTCCCAGGAATTCTATATCAATTCGCTTTTTCTTTTCCATTAATCATAGATTTTACAAAATCAGATCCTGCATTATATGATTCTAATTTCTTTTTTAAATGTTCTGCATACTCTGCATTCTTTTCTATATTTAATGCTAATTGTTCTACATGATCCTGATTATTGATCTTAGATATTATGTCTATAACATCTATCCTTGGGCATTTTGTCACCATATACCCCAACAGCAAATTCATATCATAATAATCTATTATTCTATTAACATTTTTATTAAATACAGTATCAAAAAACACATTAACCTCTATCATGGGTCTTGTGTTCAAATAAGTTTCTAATAATGAATATAACTTATTTGATATTTTATATACCATGATATATTTTTCTGGATTTTCCAGGATTTCTTCCCTGCTTATAGTTCCTTCTTCTACTTTTACGTTCTCATCCATATTTTTAAATTATAGAATAAATGAATTTTAAATCGATATTATTGGTACATGTTATTATAATTTCTGGTTTCTCAATACCATTTAATTCATTATATTGTATTGCTACAACCCTTTTTGAATAATTGCTAGGTAATGAAAATCTATTGGGTTTATCAGTATATATTATTAGTCCAAAATTATTGAAATCTATTTTTTCATTAATTTTTATTGATAATATTTGACCATTATTCCATCTGTTAGTAGTATCATCAATAAACAAAACTAAGTTTTGTTTCATTATTCTAGTTTGATCATCATTATGCAAAATTAATGTGTCATATATTCCAAGGTTATATGAGTTAAGTCTTGACGATTCACTACCAGAAATATTAAATTTGGTATTGATTACCGAAGAATATCTTTGTCTGGTGTTGCTAATAACAATATTGTTACCATCATTATTGACTGATATTCCTCTAATGCCAATTATATTGAATAAACTATCAATGGAAACAGAGGTTTGACCAGATAATATCTCATTAATTTTTGTGGTTATTTCATCAATTTTTCCACTAAAGTCAACCTCCCCGACTTCTAATATAGATTCTAATATGGAATTTATTTGTTGCTGCATACCATTATTAACAAGAGATTGATTAGTCAGTTCTAATTGATTAATCCTTTCTCTCATTTCATTATTCTCAAGTATAAGTCTTTCCACATTTCTTGTTAATGCCGATATTTTAGTTACTGCTTCTGCAAATAATTGAGTAGAAAATGTATTATAATCATTTACATTAACTTCCACGTCGGGTATGACATTATCAGCATTAACATCAAATTTCAATGATAATCTTACTCCATATGATGTTCCATTCTTTTTTAATAAAGGATCTGGTTTTACTTTGGTTATGGTTGGGATTTTTGCCGCTGCTGTACTAAAGGATTCAAGATCTTCTAAAAATAGTATACCAAATAAGTTATGAGTACTACCATCTTCTGGTCTATTTTCATCAAATAATTCATAATATATCAATATTGCATTAAATTCATAATCTTTTGATTTATCCAATGCTGCATAATCATAGAAATTAAGAAGATTTCCAAAATCCTGGAAATCTTTATACGATGATGTGTCAAATTCAATTGATATACCATCCAATCTATTACGAACATAATCTATGGTTTTTCCACTACCACTATCTGTTCTATTGATTTCATCATTGCTGGAATCATTAAAATCAATATCTGTGTAATATGCATTTTCACCATTTACTGATTGATCCTTAAACCAATACTCATTTGGTGTTCCATTACTAGTATAATCATATGATCCAGTCGGAACATCCATATCATAGAATGCTCTAACATCTAGACCAGCATTACTTGGATTATTAGAACTGCTTTGACCTTGAATAAATTCTATATTATCGCTACCAGTTTGTTGGATAAATTTACTTGGATGGTAATTTTCATCTGATATGGTTTTAAATAAACACACTGGTGTATCACCACACTGAGTTGGCAATGTCATTAATATTTCCTTAAATGCATTAAATTCATTTCTATAATTATTTTCTTGGCTTATTTCTCCTATGAATTTAACCACTCTATTGTATAATGATGAATCATCTTCCTCAACATATCTATTTTCTACCAACGATTCATCACTAGTAGAATCTCTAAATCTTATCGCACCTATTTCTTTCAACCATTTCCAAAATACTCTTTCTGATACATTAAGTGTATTATCAGAATTATAATTTGGTTGTTTTGTTAACAATGTTTCTAAATTTAGTGCATAATTTTGAAAAGATTCCACAAAATCAAATCTATCTCCCTCTGGTGGTGGTGATGCTACACTTAGTCCTTTTGTGAAATGACCCTCTATGTTTTCGAATTGTATATTATTATTACCAGCTGATTCTTGTATTGGTGGGATTTCCAGCATAATAAATTTACTAAAATTAAATTTAACGTTGCTATTATTAAATGCTGATAGAGTTAAATCTTCACTTGCAGATGGGAAGGTTATAAATGTACCTTTTTTACCAAGTTTAGTTATGAGAGGAGTATTTATCATTTTATATTTATTTATTACTGACATACTGTCAGTTTGTGTAATTTGGCACGATTTTTGTAATATTTTATGTAAAGATTTTTTAACTTATAAATTATTAATATCATGAAATCATTGAAACGTATAGATCCATTGAATTTAGTTCACGTATTAGATGTAATTGATGTAAATCCAGAAGAAATAAAGCATGAGATATCTAATGCTCATGTCATTTATCATGGTAATTTCATGAAACAACTACATGGATATGATTGTAAATCTTTGGTTGCTGTAAATGATGAGGGTGAATTTTACATAGTATTAGATAATGACGGTTATCAAACCATTAAAATGTCTGATAAACAAATTGAGTTACTAAGACAGGAAATAAAAAGACCATTTAGCTCCAGCGATTATAATATACATATTGTATTGTGGAATGAGATTGATTATTCCAGCGTGGGTGATATATCATCCTTCTATGATGAATGTGATGAACCAGCAAAAGAATGGTTGAAATGGGCAAATGCCAATTATTATTGTGAAAAATGTATAGCTGGTGAAACAACCATATTCATAGAATATCACAGAAGCAAACGACCTACCGAAGAAAATGATTGGAGTGAGGGTAAGGTGAGAATGAAGGTAACCAATCTTGATAATGGTAATTTTGCCATTGGTAAAATAAATGATGAATCAACTGATATAGTTAAAATCATATCAGAAGCAATCAATAGCTAATTATTTTAAAAATATCAGTTAATCTATAGAGATTGCATCTATTATGGTGTAATCTCTACATATATATTAAATATTACATATATGAAAAACGAAGAAATATTGAAAATATTGAAACATATAAATGATCCAATTTCCCTCGATAGTCTTTTTGCGACTATTAAAAAAGATCGCATTAAATATAATGGTGAAGTTGCTAAAATTATTAAGGAAAAATTTATATTTTACTGTATAAAATATAAATTAGAAATTAAACACTTGAAAAAGATTACTGAACTGAATCTATCAGATACTATTGGTGATCATTTTGAATTACCACCATCAATAGATGTTATGGTTAATTTAAAGAAGTTGGTTATAAATAATACCAGGATAGTGAGTTTACCAGAATCGATGTGTAAATTGAAAAAATTAGAAAGATTATCTTTAAACCGCAACCAAATTATAAATTTACCAAATTCCATTGGTAAATTGAAAAATCTGGAGAGACTATCATTAAATGACAACCAAATTATAAGTTTACCAAATTCCATTGGTAAACTAAAAAAATTAAAGTACTTGTCTTTGCGTAATAATAGATTATCAAAATTGCCATCCACTATCAATAAATTAACTAATTTAATGGTAATGTATCTAGATAATAATGAATTGGAAGAATTGCCATTTGAGGACATTGGACTTACAGAACTAACACTTAATGGTAATATCATCGACACCAGCAGAGAAATTAAATGGATCTATGGTTGGGAAAAACCATGGATATGATCTGTTTTAATTTCTAGTAACCCAATTATATACCAATAAATTTATGATATTATGACAAGTAAAGAAATAGTAGATATACTAACTACCATAAATGATCCCATTATTATTGATAGTCTTTTTGCGACTATTAAATATAAAAATATTAAATATAATGGTAAGGTCAGAAATATGATTAGAAAACATTTCATATACTATTGTATTAAATATGAACTAGAGGTTAAATATCTGAGAAAAATTACTATTTTAAACCTATCAGGTAGTATAGGTTTACATCATGAATTGCCTTCACCCATAGATGTTATGGTTAATCTAGAAAAGTTAGTTATACAAAATACAAAGATGGTTACCTTACCAGAATCAATTGGTAATCTTAAAAGATTAAAATCACTATGTCTAAATAATAATAGGCTGGTTACCTTACCAGAATCAATTGGTAATCTTAAAAGACTGAACTTTTTATATTTGAATAATAATCAACTTACAGAATTACCAAATACGATTGGTAAGCTAAAAATATATGAGCTATATTTGAATAATAATCAACTTACAGAATTGCCAAATACCATCAGTAATTTAACCAATTTTAAATGTATTACATTTGAACAACAATCAGCTCATAGATTTACCATCAACTGATAATATGGAGTGGTTGGTTGAATTACTGCTAGATAATAATATAATGGATAATAGTAGACAATTTAAATTATGATGACTATTTTCTAGTATTATCCGATAGAATAATACTAAACATTTTTGATACATGACTGAAAAATTACATGATCTATTAGTTGCTGATGATATTAAATATGTACATTTAGCATTTGTCATGATTAAAGGAAATCCACATCTTATAACAAAAGATATTATACCATATTTGAAAATATATCCATGGATGTGTCTAGAATATGGTATATTGATGGAGGACTATAAAAAGGAATCTTCTATATATTTAACTAATTCAAATAATAGTTGTTTACCCGATAGATTATTTGATCTTACAAACATAACTGAACTATATTTATATCATAATCAGATTAGTGAATTACCAAAATCATTGTTGAAATTACATAAATTACATAAATTATCATTGAGTGGTAATTTAATATATGATCTACCAAATTGGATAATCGATCTAAAATATCTTAAAGTATTAGATATATCCAATAATCCTCTCCCAGATATTCCACAAGTTTTATTTAATAACCATAATTTAACAGAAATTATTTTACCTAAAGGTTTGAGATACAGTTTCCATGTACATGTTATTGACAAACCATCAATTAGAACAAAATTAGAACAAATTTTTAAATTTACTTAATATGAAGGAAGAACACAATATATTATCACTGATAAAATCTGGTATAGAATCAAATATTAGATTGGCTTTTACATTAATTAAAAATGTTGGTATTATTTCGGAAGATATAGTGTCATATGTGAGAAATTATCCATGGTTGTGTTTAGAATATGACGTAGAAATTAATCATTTAATGAAACAATCCAGCCTATATTTGGTGAATACTGACAACACATGTGTACCTGATGGTCTAAGTTCATTAGTAAATTTGAAAGAAATAAATTTGTTTGATAATAAAATAACAGAATTACCAGAATTTATAATGAAACTAATCAATCTATCAACCATTAATGTTTCAAATAATTGTCTAAATAAAATACCCGAATGGATAGTAAAACTCCCAAATTTAAGAAATTTGGACATATACTGTAATCCCTTATATGATATGCCACTATTTCTATTACATGACAATAATATAAGTAATATAACTATGTCATTTGATTGTAAATATCATTTCTATCCATATGCGCATGATAATCCACATATAAAACATAATCTAAAGAAATTCAACTTTTTCTAATGGAAGATTTTACTGATAAACTACTGGAATTATTAAAATCCGATGATGAATCTAATGTAAAAACTGCTCTTAATATAATGCAAGGTGATATACCATGTGATATACAAAGATTATCACCATATTTGAATCATTATCCGGATCTTTGCTTAGATTATAGTATAACGGATTGGATGTTAAATCGTAAAGAAATATTCATAGTAAACACCAAACTTGAAAAATTACATCAAAATATAGGTAAGTTAATAAATCTTAAAAGACTGTATTTATACAATAATAATTTATAAGAATTACCAAATGAATTATCCGAACTAGTAAATCTTGAGAGATTAGATTTACATGGTAATAAATTAACTCATCTATCAGGATGGATTATGAATATGCCTAATTTGAAATACCTGGATATAAGTGAAAACCCATTATTAGATGTGCCAACTGCGATATTTAGGGATCATAAACTAAAGGAAGTTATATTACCACTTAGATTAAAAATAAGTTTTGGTATCCATGCATACAGACACGGTAAATTTAAATCAAAAACGCTATATAGATTTTTGTAATTTTATTATTCTATCAATTATATGTTTTTCCACCATCCTATCATTATCCCATAGTTCACTAGATATGCAACAATATGTCCCACAATTTGTTAAATTATATTTACCGGATCTTATCAACTTTATCAAGTCATGATGGGTTTTTATAAATTCATCATCCGATGGATTATTAATAAATTTATTATGAAATGCTTGGATTTTTTGATTTTCTTTATTGATAAATAGCATGGATTCATAATTAAACCAAAATTTTTGGTTTAATTCATCTCCACATTTATCATCTGGTGTGTAATCTTCCCATATATTCATATTAGACTAATTATTTCATGAAAATCGTTTTTATTGTAATATTTGTGAAAACTGTTTTCCCTGTTTTTTCTATCTATACATAAAAATTCAATATCCCCATCATCATCAATAATAATATTTTTACTATGGGTATTATTATTAAAATATATCAATATTTCACCATCACCCGTTCTTGATATGGTAAAGTCGATTTTGTTATTGTTAAATAATAAAACAAATTTGTTATTTAACAATAACAAAATCGACTTATTTTTGAAATCTAATAGTGAATAAATTTTAAAGACTTCTGCCGATTTATTTAATGCAAAATTTACCACGCAGTTGTTAAAATTTTGATAATATGATAACTCATTCATCATTATGGTTATTGACATCATGCGCCTGATATTGTCTATTTGAGTAACCATATCAATGTATGCAACTAAACATATTATTAATATTATCATATTTTAGACTCTTTATCAAAATTAAAATATGATTCACGACCTCTTCTAGAAACACCAAATTTAGGGAATCTAACATCTTTTATACCCATCATATCCAAATATACATATGGGTTATGCCAACTGATATTTTTGCCAACTGATAATTGATTATGGACATTGGCTGGTATTTTTGCCCTAATCATAATATATTCATCATTGGTTTTCATTAAAAATTTTACTACATCTTCTTTTACAGTTTCTTCGCTGATTTTACACCAATTTACTATGACACCTGATATCATTGTTTTCTAAAAAATTTTTAATTTTTACTATTCTTTTTATTTATTCTTCCAATATCCATTCTCCCATAACTATTTTATTATGGGAATCACCAGTAGTATGTTTTAATATAAAAAACTTTCTACTATTTAATGATTTTAATTCTCTATAATATTCAGATTCAATTGAGAATACTAATTCTCCCTGGGATTTATTAGATGTTATATCCAAATATTCATTTATATGAATGAATGAATTGTCATTCTTTATGAATGACAATCTAAATATTCCATCTAATAAATCTATGGGGGTAAGTGAATCACCTTCTTTATTATATAGATTAAATTTTAATATATTATCAAATGGGTTTATGGATATGGATAATTCTGATTGAGAAATAATGTTGTTGGAGTCATCATTACCATAACTAACATACACATCATTGTTTGATATGAATCTTATTATGTTTTTTGTTTTAACTAGTACTTGCCCACTATTTGATATAGATATGTTATCATTTGATACTATCTTATTAACAATGTTTAATGGTCTATTGTTAGTTCCGATATTTAATCTAAGTCTGGTTTTACCATATTTAGATACATCAAATGATGATAAAAATGACGATTTATTTATTGAGGTTCCATCTGCCCTGTTATATAATCTTAATGTATATTCTATGGAAAATGATACTGCAATAGCAGCATTTTTTACTATGGGTATCCATTCATTGGGTAAATCAAAATTATCATCTTGATTTACTGTCATATCAAAGGTTTTTATAAAATTACCACCCAATTGTTCTAGTAAAGTTATTTCGTGTATTATATAATATGAATTTCCTGCCAATGAATTTAATGAAAATATGTAATCTTCAATAGATCCACCATCCCATTGACCAAAATATCTAAAATAGTCCCCGTCTTCGGCTTCTTCTATAACAGCAGTCAATAAATCGAATTCATCTTTAGACTTTATGGAGAACCTAAAGTTATTACCTATTATCAGATTCGCATACCCATTAACATAATCTACTGAATTTATTTCTTTAAATTCATAATATAAATTAACTTGATCTACTAATCCCACACCATTAGTTATTATATGGGAAAAAGTATTGGGATTACCTATATTTGCCTGTTGGTTATCAAGTGACCATGCAAAACTTGGTATGATATATTCTACATATTTATCAAATACAATGCCTGATATAAATATGGGTTTTGGATTAAAGTATATTAATTCATTATCTATATTTATATATGCATTTTCCAGTATTTTAATTTTATTATTATTTTTCATTCTCCAATATATGGTGGATATAAATCCAGATATATTTGGAAAATTGTATCCGGATATCATGTGTATTCTTAATACATCATATTTGATATTTAGATTTATTGGGAAAGTTATATCATTCACCGATACATTATCATCAAATAATTCATAGGGATATGCATTATCTTCATCTAATAATATAAATTTATTAGATAATAAATCTACCGCAGTTTTGTCTTTTGTATTTTTAGTTTTTAATTTGGCGTTTTCTTTATTGATAATTATATCCGCATTATCATATTCGTTGGTTACTCGTTGAAACCCATAGGTGGAGGTATCAAATGATATATCATTTGATTTATACATGTATTCTGCTAAAAAATATTCATTAATGCGGAAAAATATGGAAGCCATATGATTTTTAGATTATATATCATATGACAATATGATATATTACATTACATGGCACGATTTTTGTAATATTTAGTGTAAAGATTTTTTAACTTAAAAAATAATATGGAAACATCAATAAACAAAGTAAATCCAATTGATTTAACTAAATTTGATTTAGTTAATCCAGTTACTAAAGAATTAGTAACATCATATTTGGTATGTTATGGTAATAGCATGGAATCTTTGGTTGATTATTATAATATTAACCAAAGATCATTTATTACCGTGGATTCTGTTGGTAATCATTATTTAGTTAATGGGGATGATACTACATTGTTGACTAAAAATCATCTAGAAATACTGGAAAAAGATATTGGAAAACATTATAATTCATCAGATTTTTACATGGATGTAGACGTATCCGATTTCATTGATTGGGGGGATATTGACATAAAGTATATAGTGAAAATCGCGGATAAACAGGAACTAGATAGAAAGCTTGCTGCGCTAAGCAAAATTGAATCCATTGTGAATAGATCTGATCCAGATTTTTCATATAAAGACATATACATACACGATAAACCAAAGGACTATATAGCTGCAAAAACTTGGCTGCGTGAAATAGATCCAAACTACCATTTTGTTACTTATGTGATTAATGGTGAGCATGAGATATTGCTGGAAGTTACAAGATCGCTTGCACCATCTCAGTTGGATACTGAATCTCAGTTCAATGATATGGTGGTAAAAATTACTAATCTTGATACTGGTATATATAAACATGATGGATTGATTAATAGTTTAAATTACGATATCAAATCATTGAATCGTAGCATAATCGAGCTAACTCACTGTGTAATTTAGTAACTTATCATATTATAAAATTATTAAAAACTGAAAAAATCATATGGGAACACCAACAAACACAATAGATCCTCTTAATTTATCTAGTTTTACTTTAACTAATCCCAAAACTAAGAAATCAGATTCATTCTATTTAGTTTATAATGGGAATCATATTAATTTTTTGATTAATTATTATAATATCAGCCAAGAATCGTATATTGCTATTAATTCTGCTGGTGACCATTGTATAGTAGATGGAAATAATATGATGATGATATTAGAAGATCATCATATTATGAAATTAGAACATAACATCACAAAATGTTATATTCCATCAGATTTTTATATGAGTACCCAAATTATTGACCGCGTAAATTGGGGAGATTTTAATATCAAACCAATAATAATGATAGAACACCAGGAAGAGCTGGATAAAAAAACCAAATTATTGGATAGGATTGGATCTATGATTAATAAATCCAATCCCAGTTTTTCATATGAAAATATCTTCGTTCTTGGTAAGCCAAAAGATTATATGGCTGCAAAGAAATGGATAACAAGAATAAATCCAAATTACTATTGTTGTGCTTATATAATTGATGATAAGCACGAAGTGTTATTGGAAGTTACAAGATCATTTGCACCATCTCAGTTGAATGATAAATCTCAGTTGAATGATATGGTAATAAAAATTACTAATCTAAATAATGGGGATGTTATACATGACGGTGTGGTCAATAATTTATATTATGGTTTAGATAATATAAAAAATAGTGTTATTAAATTATTAAATAATTTAATATAGACAATAATATGAGGTTATCGGATGAAATTAATTTGTTTAATTTGCAAAAATTAACAGATTCATTATTACTTGATCCAGCATTTGCTGATGAATATAGTCATTTAGAACAACACATGATACTATATCACGGTGATTATATGGATTACATACTAGACAATTTATATGATAGTCATATGGCTATATTAAATTCATGTATTTCCATAAATCAGCATGGTGAATTATATTTGATAATTGAAAATAATTATAATTATCATGCTGAATTAATACCAGATGAGTATATTGAAGCTCAACGCGTGATATTTAATAAAAGATATATGGAGTTTATTGATTGTGATCATTTACCCTGGGATGATGTAAATTATGATAAGTGTTACGGATTGATAAAACTTGATAACATAGATGGTTTTTATAAATCGTTATCATTAATTATGCCGAATTATCATTACCAGTATTGCCAAATTAAAGATATGAATATAGTGATAGAGTATGCTGATAATAGATTTTTAGGTGGTGATCATATGTTTGTCAAAACTACTAATGTTGATAATGGTAAATCAATATGTAATAGATCCATTGACAATTTGGAGGATACTGTAATAAATTTACTTCGCAATCTAGACTTTATCATGTAGTTATCATAATATAGATATCCCCAACTATAACTAATTTATAGTTGGGGATATCTATATTATGATAACTAATAAGTTCCTGGTGGTGGATTACCAGCATCTAAACCATAATTACCAGCTAATACATCTATAGCCATTGATGTATATTTAACATATTGATCATGATTTGGTAAAGGATCAACCATGTTAGTCCTAACACGCATGGTATATGACATTTTGTCATACTATACATATATCCCCAACTATAAATTAGTTATAGTTGGGGATATATGTATTATGTGATTATTTATTTGCCTTTTTGTTAATTATTTTGATGGCTTTATTATAAACCATTTTACCAACTTCAATATTACGCTCTTTACAAGCCTGTGTAAGCTCTTCTGCACTATTTAATGCGCCAAGTTCTTTTACTAGAGAATTTATTTTTACTGATTTAACTCTTTGGTAAGTCAAATCCATAGATTTGGCAATTTCAGTTATCGAATAATTTTTACTCAATAACTCTCTAATTCTGTCATTTTTTGTTAATTCTTCGTTAGATGCTATTTCCATTCCAGCATCGTCCATTTCCTTACCATTTAATCTCCTGGTTGCTGTTGTTTTAGGCTTTTGAGTGGTAAAATGCTTTCTCAACTGGATTTTAATATTTGACTTATTTGGGTCAATATTGTTGTCTATGATAGCTTTACCAATAGACCAGCAATTTTTTGTATAAACCGCTACATCAGCTTCACCAGTGATCTGTTTAATCTGAGATATTAATTTTGTAGAAATACCTCGCTTTGTGATTTTGTTAAATGTAACTTCAGAGATTTCTTCTATTTGATTATTTGTTAATTCCATGATATTAATAATTTATAAGTTAAAAAATCTTTACATAAAATATTACAAAAATCGTGCCAAATTTATTTTGGTGACATTTTGTCATATTTCTGTCATTTGGTGATCTATATAATTTATTATTGGGTAATTTTGTCATATTTACTATGTCAAAGTGTCATAATTTCTTTTAAATCATAAATTTATAAAGAGTTTATGGTTACACGCAATAAATTTAATAAATTTGAAACCCTGTATGACAAGATACCGTATATAAGATACAAATATTATATAAGATACTTATGATAAGCTACCAATTATTAAACAATAAGTTATTAATATCATATATTAATGATAAGGGCAAAATAGCCCACTATAGTCACGTTATTCCTGATGACGAAATGTTTACTTGGGAGAAATCTAGAACCAAAACCGGATATAGAAACCACCTGGGTGGATATGCCAGAAAGAATTATAATAAGAAACCCAATAGATTTAGGATTTGGGAAATAATATATGGATTTGATGATGAAATTAGAAATACCATATCTAACGATAATGAACCCGATACTTGGTTCATGGATATAGAAACCGAAGTTATAGATGGATTCCCAGATGTTGATAATCCAAGAGAAAAAGTACTAACTAATTCATTTTGTAATAACAATATAGTTGTATCTACTGGTATAAAAGATTTATCAGCCATGGATAAAGAGTGGATACAACAAGAAATAAACCGACATCTTGCACCAATCAACAAGAAATATAATTTCAAATTTAAGCATTACCCAAGTGAACAATTGATGCTTAAAGAATTATTTTCAGTATTTGTCCCATCCATGCCCATGATAGTTGGTTGGAACTTCTTAAAATTTGACTGGGCTTATTTAGTAGCTAGGGCTACCAGACTTGGACTCAATAAATTTGTATTAAAATCTTCTCCAACCGGGGTTATGGAAGATTATTATATTAAAGACAAATATAATAGGAACCATAAGCAAAAAATAAGATTACCACTCCATAGAATAGTATTAGATGATCTGACATTATGGGAAAAATACGATTATTCTATGAAAATAAAATCATCCGCGAAATTAGATAATGTTGCAAAGGAAGTACTGGGTATCAAAAAAGTGGAATATAATGATACATTTATGGGAATGTATAATAAAGATTATAAAAGATATGTATTTTATAATGCAATAGATACTATTCTTAATAAAGAGATACACGATAAGTTGGGATATTTTAACTCCCTCAATAAACTCAGTATGTTAACCCATACTCCAATGAATCAGGCACTATTTGTGTCACATTGTCTGGAATCTAGATTTGTGGAAAGTTATCTTGCAAGAGGTAGACACATGGTTAGTAATTCAAATAACGATACTGATACTTACTCTGGGGCATTTGTTAAAGAACCGAATCCAGGGATATTCGATAATGTGTTAATATCGGATTTTGAGAGTCTATACCCCAATTTAACCATGAAGTTTAATATTAGTACTGATACGTACATGGGTGTAAAATCAAGCGATAGTACGTACATATGTAGATTCACTAATGAGGAAAAAAAATTGCAGTTGGGAGAAAAGCACATAGTAACAGAAGAAGGTACTGTATTTGCATCTGATAAAATAGGTGTTGCTCCGGAGATTATCAATAGGCTTATAAATGAAAGACTATATTCTAAAAAAACAGCCAATGAAATAGATGCTGAAAAAAATTATTTGGAAAATTTGCTAAAATCAATGTAGTATGAAGAAGTATGATAACATGACTATACTGAGTATATATATTCCATATGGTGTAGAAGTAATTGTTGGTAATACTGGTATGGGTGGAAAATTATATGGTGTGGGTGGAGAAAAATCAAAATTAATATCACCAGATGATGCAAAAAGCAATCATTGGGTTGATGATGATGTTTATCCTATCCTATACCCCATAGATTGTATATACAAACAAATACAAGTATTAAAGTCCACGATATGCCCCATAAATGAATTGATATGCATGATGCATGATAGTGAGGTTGATACTCAATTGACTAATCATGTGATTATGTCAGATGAATCCATAATTGCAAACTATGAATATGGTTATAAGCTATATGGATCACTAGAAATCGATATTGAAAATATTCTTAATAATCCATATTGGATAGTTCAAAGCCTATTATCATGGCATATAGATGTTTTTGGATTGATAAAACAAAAACAAGCAATTAAAAAGGACATTATTTAATAATTAAAAATTATATGAAAACTTATATAGAATTATCTCGTAAATGTGACGGGGCTGTAGAATTAAGAATGGATGTTACTAATATGACACCCAGTAATCAAAAAAGTTGTTATGATGGTTTATATAATCAAATGGATCGTGATGAATTTGAAATATTTATATACGAATCTGAAAAATCGTTGGAAGAAATATAAGGAAAGTAAGCGATTTGAGGAGGGAGAAGGAATTGAATTTAGAACAATAGTGGGGTGGGAATTTGCCATTATCCTAAAAATAGATGGTAAGCGATTCTGGGTAAAGTGGGAAGATGGTCATAGTTCTGGTCATTTTTGGGTAAAATCAAAAAGGTGTAGAAAATACAAAAGTATATTTGACGATTAAAATTAAAAATTATGGACGATTATCCAAAAAATTTGCTATCAGTGAATGGATTCACTGATAGCAAACATCTCATGGAACATATGGGATTTTGCATAGTTCACTCAAATTTAGATTATCATCCTATACATAGCGCACATCAATTCATCAGATTATCATATCAATTTGATATAGATGTTAGAGAAACCTTTGATGGAATTAAATATTCCGATGAATCCACCAGGAAAATCAAATACTATTCTAAGCAACACGGTGATATTTTACATAGGTTAACTAGTATAATGTATCCAGATGTTAATTTTAGATGGAAAGGCGATGAAAATTTTGGTAATATAATAATAGAATTAAATCAATATGATTATATGTGTTTATGCTACATGTATAATCTGATTACCAATGAATATGATCAATGCAATGATGATTTTGAATACTTCATGAAATATTATAGATTAATTGATGAATCGGATGAGTAATATATTGCATCATATAAACCAGATTGAGAATAAGGAATTTGAATCACTCATACATCTAATAAATTCAGATGATATCAATAATCATTTATTATTTTTTAAAATATTGTCTGGAAAACAGTTATCAGTTAGTGATATTATCTGTTGCTTCATATATTGTATCAAATATCCATTTGACTTAATTGAAAATAAGCTGGTTGATGGTGGTACTACAGACATGAGTGAAAGATATACTTATTATACAGGATTTAATAATTTAATAAAATTCCATATATCTTTTAGTATAATGCAACAGTTATGTATTGGCTTTTCAACCAATAGTGATGAAAAGCCCAGTAATCGAATATTATATAAAAGCAACTATTTGGTAAATGGTGGTATACCAACTTACAATAGAGTCATAGATTGGTTTGATAATGAATATAAGCCATCTGCAATAAATCACATAAAAATAGAATCTGAATATATTAACAAATATAACATATGATGGATGATAAACCTAATATTATATGCCTATGTGGATCTACTAAATTTAAGCACTACTTTGGTTTGATAAATAGAAAATTTACGTTAGAGGGATACATAGTATTACTGCCTGGGGTATATCCCCATTCAGACGGCATCAATATATCTGATGATGCTAAAATAAAACTTGATGAATTACATAAAAGAAAAATAGACATGTCAGATCAAATATTTGTAATTGATCCTGATGGATATATTGGTAATTCCACTCAAAGTGAGATTGACTATGCAAAGAATAAAAATAAACCAATCACATACTTATCTTGCATGGATTTAAAACTTGAATTTAAAACTAAAAAATCAACATGAAAAGAAAGATATTTTTTGATACAGAATTTATAGAAACCAATGGTGTATTTTTTGATAATATGGGTAACAAAGTTATACTACCCATATTAGAACTCATATCTATAGGTATGATAGATCAAAATGGTAAAGAATATTATGCAGTATCCAAAGATTTTGATTATAACAGAGCATATAATGATAACTGGATAAGGGAAAATGTGCTTATTAATTTGTTCCCCCAATCATATATTGATAAAGATTTGTTAAACAAATATGGAAAGTGTAATGCTAATATAGCAGATGATATAAAAGATTATATATATGAACCAATATTATGTGATAAATGCAATTCTCATATGACCTATTTTGAACAAACATATTGGTGTGAAGATAATAATTGTGGTAACTGTAAAGATTTAGATGATGTGGAATTCAATATAGAATTTTTGGCATACTGTGGAGCCACAGATTTTACTAATTTATATAGAATATTTGATACCAAGTTACTCAATATTCCCAAACATTTTCCTTGGTATTTTACTGATATTAGATATCTGGTTGATAAACATTGTGATGATCATGGTATTACCAGAAAGCAGTTAAAAAATCATCATATGTATCCTAAAAATAATAAAGAACATAATGCTCTTGATGATGCCATATGGAATAAAAAATTATGTGATTTATTACAAATATTAGATGATTATGGTAACAAGAGTAAATAGATTTGATATTGAAGACATGATTATAGAGGGTAACCGTCTATACACACATGGGTATATGTTAGATGGAAGAAAAATCATATATGAAATTGGCATGTATTATGATAAGTACTATGACTTGCCATCAAACATGAATCTAGATAGTATGGATTCATATGTTAAAATACCAGATCTTAAATGTTTTCAGACAACAAAGCTTGACAACAAAAATATCATCAGAGAATTAAATGAGGATGGCATGGTGGAATTAATAAAGTATATCAAAGGGTTTATCAAAATCAATGATAATTTTGATCACATAGATTCTTTTATAAAAAGGTTAATTGGTGAAGAAGTATATGACACTATATATGGAGTAGTATGACAAAATGTCATCAAAATAAATTTGGCACGATTTTTGTAATATTTTGTGTAAAGATTTTTTAACTTATAAATTATTAATATCATGAGACAAATTATCATAACACAGACTGACATAGCAAATAAAAATCAGCTTAAGAAGGCTTGCCAAAAATTAATTGATGATGAAAGACTGTCATTTAAGGGCAAAGAGCCTGAAGATATGAGACCTATCATTACCGAAATATTAGCTGAACTCAACATATGGGAGACATCATTGGAATCCTCTGTTAATAAGGTTATATCTCACATATTCACTGATAGCAGAAGCAGCATGCCAAAGCATAGTGATGGTACATCTATTGTGGTTAATGCCGTAGTAGACTCATTTGATTTTAATGAGGAGATTCCAACTACTACTAATGGTGTTGATGAAATAACCATTTCAGTGGATGAATGTAAGAAAAAATACCAAAAAACATTAAGCACAATACCCACCAGAGCTGATAAAATAAGATTTTTGATCAGAAATGTTGGATATAAGCCATCATTTATAAGGGATGTGTTGGGTATGAAAAATTCAGTCCAAATTGTATCAATAAGAAAAAAGATGTGAATATGGGAAAATTGAAAAAAATATTAGATGAATCCTTTGGCAAGTTGCCATATGTCATTTACCGCAAAATTCAACAGTTAGAAAGCGATATTAATGGGGGACATTATAGATATCTCCCATTATCTATACCTGAGATTTCAGATGCAGAGGTAGAAAAATTAATTCAATTCATTAACACTGATATTGATGAAATCTCAGGTTATCAAACCATATTTAATCCTGGTGATTTGGTGATTGATAAATTTACTAATGTTAAAGGAGTCATTAAAGATATTAATCCTAATAGTTCTCTATATCGCATTATCATGGAAGATAATCCAACAAAGTTATCCCATAATAGTGCTGATAATCTGGAATTTATATCCACCATGGATGAATTATCACCCACCAATTTATCATTAAAGTTAATAAAAATATATGTCACTAACTTTTTTAATATAACTATATTGGAAAATAATGAAATACAATATGGATTAGAGAAGTATGATTATGTGGGTAATTTTGAAGTGGTTACTGAGAAAATGATTTTATATAAGTGTATTGGTATACTGGAAAATGTGAATGGTATACCAATACACTTATATAAAATCTTTGAAGATTTTTTGACTAATACTTTGATTTATTCATGTTTTGATAACATAAATCAAAGTATTAGTCAACTTATTCTTGTTAATAAGGTGATTTTACATAATGCTAATGCTATGGAGATTGTATATGGAGGCAATATAAACATAAATGATCTATATAGTAAATGTACTACCATAATTAGTGAATCAGTTGGTGAACACATAGAATCTAATTTAGTTAATAATTATGGGAATTCTATAACAATACTTTTAAATTTCAATTAATATGAGAAAGCTATTTTACTTAGTTGATAATAAAAAATCACATTGTAAGTCATTAATAGGAATTAATGAGGGATATTCTATAATAAGATATGACAAGCTAGATCATATCAATACAGTTGTAGTTGATTACGCAGATGCTTACAACAAAAATCATGCAAAATACCTTTTTAAATTATCAGATTCTAATATAAACATAATTTAATTATGGCAAATAATATCAAAATGTATTGTTTAGTTGATAATCAAAATTCAAATCCACCAATAGTCTCCAATGACACACAATATTCAGTAATATCACGTGAACAAACCCAAAATCACGAAGGCATATGTATAGTAGATTTTACATATGCTACTAATCATGATATTGCTAAAAATAAACTCAGATCAGATCATCCTAAAAAGAATATAATATAATGGAAGGTAAAATAACAATAATATATTATCTAGTAGAGGATAAATGGGGTAATAGGGCATCAGTAGTTTGTGAAGATCCATCGGATGATGTAGAACTATCCGATGGAATTTTTGATAAAGATCACCAGAATTTGTATTCTGGTGATCAAGCGTTTAAATTAACTGAATGGTGTATAAACAATGGTTTAAAGCTCAAATCATTGGTTGAATATAAAGATATACACTCATTATTTGATGAAAAGCATAAAAGAATAAAGTATAATGATGATGGTACCATTGATATTATTGATGAAAATAGCTTTAATCCAACAGCAAAATATTTCATCAATAATGAATCCGCCAATATATTCTTAAAAAAGTTTAAATAATATGACCAACAGAGATTATTTTTCAAATAGAATCGTAATACCTAAATTTAAAGTGTACTATATGGGTTCTAAGAAAAAATTTGTACTCAATGAATATGAATTAACTGAACTTATGTATAGAGTGGCTAATGGTGATGTTGATCATCATAACTTAATGGTAGAAGATGAGGATGGTAATATATCTGAGTTTGATGATAGTGGTGTGGTTGAAGGTAATTTCAAAAACGGGTTATCAAGGTATGGTATAATTGCAAATAATCATATGAAAAGAGTTAAAGTTATAAGAAACAAAAAACAATTATAGTATGACACATCATAATGAAATTTCAGAAATACCAATACCAGATGGATTAAATGAATCATATATATTGGATAACTATTTGGATATAAAAATGGAATATGATAATCTAATACATCCATACATCATTATTTTACCATTGAATCAAGATGCTGAATTATTAAGAGAATATCTATATAAATATCTATGGAAAGATGGTATCTTGATCTGGCAAAATATATCAAGATACGGATCACGTGAATTCAATGTATCTTATAATAGTGAAATATATTTGGTAATATTAATTAGTAATGACTGAATTTTATATGGCACAACATCCACGCCCATAAGCACTCTAACCAACAAAAACATGCGCGGAGAAATATGGGTTTAAACTTGGTGTTAGTGGATGACACATTAATTGTGATATTGGGTTCGATTCCCTATTGTGCCACAAACCAAATGAATATAATATTATGAATAAACTAATAGGATATTTTGAATGTAATAGTATACTTATAAAATTGCTAATATTAGCTATGGTTTTGATTGTTCTAATTATAAGTATGTCATCATATATTGCCAGATCCAGGAACAAAAAGTTCATTAATAATATAAATATAGGGGATTTTGTGAAATATAGATCGGAATTAGGGTGGATTAAAGGCAAAGTTATTGATATTAAAGATAATAAATTTAAGGTTAATGTCAGAAGTATCTGTACAGATACCACCAGATGGATAAATAAATCTAATTGTAAAAAGCCATGGTAAAATATAGACTAGAAAGAATCACTATCAATACTACCAAATTATATTATACTAGCCCCAAATTATATTATAACCAGTTTAATTCTGCTGGTAATAGATATTCACAAAATAAAATCAGAGGTGGTAGCTGGATACCAATTAATGTAAATATATTGGATAAAAATGGTGTTATATTGGCAACCACTAATGTGAATGTAGATAAGTCAGTAGTTAGTCTTGGTAATGATTTTATAATAAAATTGGTAAATGTGGGTGATAGGATTAGTGATAATGAGATAGAATCATTTATTAATAAAGATAAAAACCATATATGTGATATGGAAATGTTCATGGATACTATTACTCGCGTAGTTAAAAATGACAATAATCTAAATAATGAGGAGTTGAATAATGTAAGAAAATTTATTAATATGATGGGTAAATCAAAAAGATTTTCTATTATGGCTCATAATTATATAAAAAATCATGAGCGTCATGAATAATATGATAACCCTTGGTAGTTTGATATATCAATGTTATTTTTTATTTCTTCTATGACACCGGATGATATGCCATATTTGTGTAAATTGTCACAGAATTTCATTATATCATCCGGTGTCATATTATTTTTTGCATTAGACCAGTTTTTACATATTTCATATGCATTAACAACACCCTCCCTTTTCATTATTGTTTGGATACCCTCCATTAATACTATACTATACTTACTCAATTCTTCTAATATAAATTCCTTGTTAAATGATATTTTTTTCATACCCTTTAAAATTTTTCTAATGCCCACTATAAAATATCCTAAAGGAACTCCAATATTATCATATAGCACACTGTTTGATAAATCACCATATAACCTAGATTTAGTTAATCTTATCTTCATTGAGTTAATAATATAGCTTGACATATTTAGATTACCTTCAGCCAAGTCAAATTCTGATAAATCAGTTTTGTGTGGCATAGAGGAATCTCCTATGATGGTACTACCTTTTTTTATTATGTACCCCATAAGACCATAAGACCACATATCCATGGATAAATCAACAAGCACTCCATTAATTTTATTAATGGAATCAATAAAAGATACCAAACCATCATTACTACCAACCTGAGTGGTAAATTTTTCTCTTGGTAAGTCATATTTATATACAAATTCATCCATTAATTTATGCCAATCTGCATTAGGTAACGACATGTAGTGTGCATTCAAATTACCAGTTGTGCCACCAAATTTCACATAAACTGTTGATTGTTTGTATTCTTTTAAACACCTACATATCCTATCTTTATAAACTCTAAATATTTGTGATATAGTGGTGGGAGTACATGGTTGACCTTGTGACCTGGGTATGAAAACTGTTTCATCATATTTATCTATAAATACATCAAATTGGTTAATTATATCATCTGTATATTTTGATATTGTTGGTTTGAAATCATTTATCATAATAGCCATAGATAATGATGATACATCTTCGGATGATAATCCATAATGTATATAGGATATATTACTATCTATATGTTTTTTAATATATTCATTTATGGCATATATTTGATCACCGTATTTTTTAGCTAAATCTATAATAAATTTAGCTGATGACATATCATATTTAATATATAGTTGCTTAATTTCGTTTATCTCACCTATATTGAATGGTCTGCATGGTGTTTCATCCAGATTACAAATATAGATGAGATAATCGCATGCAACCATTAGTTTATATTTTATGGTTGCATATTCTGAGAAATAATATGATAGATCTATTAAATCTTCAAAATACTTACCAGTTAATGGTGATATAGATAATATTTCACTATTAGTTAACAATTTATTATATTTTTGATTTTAAATTTCTGACTCTGCAATATTCCATGATAAAAAACGAATCCACCATATCATTTATTGGTGATTCCACCTTATTTTTAATCACAGTTGGGGTTTCCTGAATTTGAGTTATATATATGGATTCATCCTCGTTATTTAAAAAATTGAGCAACGGATCTGATTCATTACCAATATTTTTAAATAAATTTAACATATCAAATTTATTATAATTACCTTTTCCAAAATGAGCTTTCACACTTGGTGATGGATAAACTTCAATACCATTTACAGGTTTAAACATATTGATAATATTTAGCTTCATGAATGATGTTATTTCCACCAATTGAACCAATGTATCACTTGGTGATCCATATGAATAATGTTCAAATGATATAATAAATTCATCGGTACCAGATAAACCATTTAAATGTGGTGATATTGCATCACATAAAATATTAGATATCTTATAAGCCCTATCCATTATTTCGGTATGCCACGAATTAATATCTTTTTTTCTTTTGGCGGATGATATTGCTGGTGACCTAAAATACATACCATTAATACCGTCATAATTTGTCAAATTTGTCAATAAATCTGATTTACTAATCCAGTCTGCATCATTCTTTAAAGATTTAGATTTAGATATAGTTAATAAATTAGTTAGATGATAATATGTTATCTTATCATCTTTACTATCATGAACACATATTGATGTACTATTTACTGAAGCATCTATTCCTATGGTTACCATATGTTATTTTTACGTAACATAAGTGAGCTAAAATAATAAAGTTACATAAAATTAATAAATAATAAATAATAAAAATATTGAAAAATCTATGGCATACCATTTCAAAGATTCTAGAACATCCACGTCGCTGGATGAGCCAGTTTATTTAACTAAATTTGTGGCAACTTTTATATTACCACCTTCACTTAGAGAAAGATATGGGACAGAACTATTAACTGAGCAAATAAAAAGAATAGGAGGGCTAGAGACTAACAAAATGCCAGAAGCAGTTGAGCAAATGTATAGATTTCATAAGAGAAGATTTGCTGGATCTGTGGTGGAGACTAATGTTGATTTAGAAATGGAATTTGAAGCCAATGTTGATGAAAATCTAAGGATATATCCATATAATATACTAGAAGATTGGAGTAAATTAGTATATGATCCAAACACTGGGTTCCAGACCATCAAAAGAGAATATGCAGGTCAAGTTATTATAGATCTACATGATAAAGTTGGGAATATACTAAGAAAATGGTATTTCAAAACTATATTCCCAGTAGTTGGATTGACCGCCATGGAATTGAATTATGGAGAAGAGTCTATATATGTACCCTCAATAACATATGCAGCTGAAAATTTTGAAGATTTAACCAACTAAATTGATAAATATATCATTATCTTCACAAAAATCATCTGCATGATAACATTCGCCAACTCCCAAATTCCTGGCAAATAATAAATCACTATCAGAAAAATCTTTTTTATGAGTTTTTATGAGTTTAACATGATCTCCAGTAACAATGCATCTATAAACTGAGTTACTTGTCTCTATGGTATCATCACTGTCGTTGATTTCATGAACGTAATCTTCACCGTAATCTTCACCAATAGTTAATATTAATTTTCCGTCTACATTTCTAGTATAATTTATTGGTTTTCCAAATGGGTTTAAGTTTTCGTGCCTTCCATCATCTATGGGATATACATATTTGATTTCTTTTTTTGGTAATTCTATTTTTAATCCCATAGCATCACCCACCATTATTGATTCTGAATAATCATATTCATTTTGATCATATAATTCTAAGAACCATTTTGCGTTGGGTTTTCTAATATCATGACCATCGTGTAGCCCAATATGATATGATAATACATTATTATCATAATTATGGGCTGTGTTGGTATTGATCATTTTGTTATTGTGATCAAAGTTAATATATTGGGTTATTTCTCTAACAACTTCATTTACCTTATGTGATACAAATGAGGGTTTATCATAGCCCTTGTTAATACCACCCTGATTGGTAACTATAACTATACTATAGCCTGATTTATTATATTTGTATATATTTTTTAAAATACCGGATTTAAACCTCCAGTTTCCCATATTATCAGATACAATAATGGTATCATCTAAATCTAATATCAATAATTTTTTCATAATTACAATTTTTAATTTGGATCTTTTAAATATCTATCGTGTTCGCCATTTTTCAGTTGTCTCATAACATCTTTAATATTATAACCAATATGAATATGACTTAATTGATCACATTGACAATACCATCCATCATTAGCCCAATAGAAAAGTTCTATATTACCAGTAAATCCTCTATTTTTCATTTCATTTATTATCTTTCTTTTATTTTTACTCATTGGGGTTTTTTTGATGTTTATGTGATTTTTTGTATTTATTTGATCACGCTTAGTTAATTTTATTGGTAGTATGCCAACTCCATTCATATTTATGCTCCAAGCTTTTTTATGATCTATTCTAAGTTCATCCCCACATACCACCATACCTTTCATACCATTTATAAAGAAATTCAATGTACACATTTTTGCGCACATTTCATCAATATCGGTACAATAAAAATAGTTATTAGGGTGATCCTTAGCTATATCCAACATAGTTCTACCAGATCCCGCAGAAGGATCATAGAATGACTTATCAGTAATCACATCAGGAACACATATCATACCCATTAATTTACATATAGAACTTGGTGTAAATACTTGACCCATCTTCTTATCACTAAAATTCTCCATAAATATGTGACCCAATATATCTGAATAATTATGATCATATGCACTATTTACAAATATGGATATGAGTTCTGAAAATGAATCTATTTCATTCCTGTCATAATTTTTTATGATATCCATATATAATGATTCATTATTCTCATCTTTCATGGATAAAGAAGACTGTATATTAATTGAATGGTATGTACATATGGCTAATTGTAAAAAATCTTTAAATATTTGTCTTCTGCCGTGTTTACCACCCAAATCAAATAATATATCAGTAAATCGTTTTATATAGGGATTTAAATTAATCATATTATGTCTATTTCATGATTACTAACAGTACATGAAAACCCATCTGTATTTAATGTATCCTCTACATGATATTCACCATCACTATTTTGATATAATACAGTTACAATATCACCAGATTTTCTACTGGTTCCATTGTCTAATTCTATATCAACTTTTAATATTCCTTTTTTGTTGATGGTATTACCAAATATTTCGCTTAGTTTTGCCATATCAAAATTTATTATATGTGTCTAAATGTTTATACTTTTTTCTGATTTTGGTGGGTGATTGATATATTTTCCACAAACCACGTTTCTTATTTTTAGCGTGATTTTCTGCTTTTCTTAATATGCTTATGTGCTTATTGTTTGGTAAAACTTCGTCAACAAACCCCATACCATTATATGCTATCATTTTATTAATCATTTCACCACCCATATATACATAACACAGATGCCTATTAAATTTATCAATTCTTTGTTTATCATATGATATAGTAACCTTTTGATTTAATATGAGTTTAATCAACCATTCTTTGGATTCTTTACCATATGGTTCTATATCTTTAAATGATTTTTGGGATTCCGGAGCATTGACACCTATTAGTCTAATAACTTTTTCACCTCTATACTTACGACTCCTGGGTACTTTTTTAGCATTCTTATTTCCTATTGCTATTGTATCTCCATCTAATACCCTTAATACAGTATATTTTTTATTATAAACTGATATCTTTATAAACAATAGCAATAAAATACAAATTATTAAAATTATTATAGTAATGTCCATTATATACCGTTTTTTAATTCAACATTAATGGTCTTATCATAGCAGGTTACATTGATAAAATTTATTAGACCATAGGGTAAGCAAAGTAACAGTAGGTTATATACATCGTTGGAACTGTGTTCTATAATTAATCTATTGCTAATTATACGCTTACTTTTAATCCAACTTGTATCGCCACTATCACCGATCAGTGTCATTAAATCAGTAATGTCAGATATATATGGTGAGTGTATTTCTGGGAATGGATCTGCTGGTATATTAGTCCAGCACTTTATTTCATTATCATTAAAACAATCGGTAGATATACCAGTGTCACCAATCCATTTATATCCACCCCATCCACCATTAGATTTATATTTAACTATACGATGATGACCATTGGTTAATATAATATAATAATCACCATCACGTTTTGGCTTGTTATATGGACTTTTCCATTGATTATTCATATGGTTATTCGTTTAATTTAATAAATATACTCTTAATTTTATCCAAATTATTGAGTTCTATTTTAGATATAATACCATCACCATTATATTTGGTAATTTCTTTGGTAATTTCACCACAAACTTGATAGAATTTAGATAAATTCTTTATCATTTTTAGGATATAGATGTATTAGCATGCTTTGTTCAAATTTATATAAATTCTTTACCATCATGTGGGATTTTATATTATGCTCAATCAAATTATCATAATAGTCCACAAAATAGGTATAATATACTACCATAGTATCATCGCTGTCATTGCCCATCAAAAATTCCTCGAATGAATATAGTGCAAATCTATACCTGGAAATCTCAATTTCATTCGTAGGAATTTCATATTTTTGATAAATATTACCATCAATGCTAAGGTAGTGTCCTATATTATCCATACCCAAACTAACCACATGGCAATTTTTGATAAATCTGAGATATGATAAAACCAACTCCATATCCAGAATATTTTTATTAATTGAATCATGATTTGATAGAAGCTTTAAATGATCTTTGGGTACTTTCTTAGCCTCACTTTGACTATAAATACCAATTAATATGTCATCATCAAAAGCACCATTACCATCAATAACCAAATATTTATTACCATCAAATTCAACTATATCACCTATGTTATAATCCATAATTTTACCAAGCATTATATTGTAATTCTGTAACTTCTTGAAATCCTGTTATTGATAAGCTATGGGTAACAATATTTTTAATTTTTTCAACTAAATGATTGTTGATTTCTAATATAACTTCTTCCTCTGATATAAACTGTTCATCACCCAATGGGACTTTAAAACTACTTTTAGTTGTCATTTTGTTTGTTTTAAATGATTCCTCATTTATCCCATACACACATTCATAAAAAAATATATAGTATGTCATAATTTAATGATTAATTTTCCTCCAATACATAGCAGTAAATCCAGATAACAGATGATAGTCACTATTTAAATTTATGTTTATTATATTATATTCCCCATCACTGTGATATCCCACATAACTATTTTCCATATCAGATAGTATGATTATCTGATCATTTGGTGGGTGTGCAGATATATGATTCCAGGATATATTCATTTTCCTAGTGATGAAATCGTCTATGAGATCATTAAAATTCTCATAAACAATATCATTTACATCAATAAAATTTTTAAAATTGTCTATGTCTATAAGATGTTTATTATCCATAGCACAAATAGGTTTGTAGAACAAAAAATCTTCACCATATTTTTTCATTCTATACAATATGCCATTTGGCGTATATGCATTACTAACGCCAAATTTTTCACATCCACAGAATCTACATTCATGAGTGCCATTATCAGTAAGATTCCATGAATGATTATTATTGATTATTTTACTCATAATTTTTAACTTATGTGTTTCCAATAATATGGGATAGCAATATCATGACTATCATTCAATGAATCATCCATAACATTGTTATCTAATAATCTCCAATATTGGTTACTATTTTTATATCCTACTACACATGATGTTAAATCGGTGATTATGATTAATTTATTAATTGGCATATTTTCATCTATATAGTTCCAGCCTTGGAGCTGTTTTCTAATAATGAAATCATTAAACGCATCTGGGTGACCTATCTTATTGAGTTTCAAAAAATTTCTAAAGCTATCAAAACTCTCCAAAATCTTTGAGCCTAACTTACATATGGGTTCCATCATAAGATATTTACTGGATATATTAACATCTCTATACATTGTTGGTATGTGTGACATACTAAAGTGATGTCTGCTGCACCCACAAAAACTACACTTATCGTAGTTATTATAAGGTTCATTTTTGATATTAATCCATTTATGATTATTTGTAATTATTTTATCCATCAAAATACATTGAGATTATTTTTAAATTTATTTTCAGTATATGGTATATATAAACCCTTATTTATGGGATCACAATGTTTAAAAAATATGTCACGATTCTTTTCAAATCCTATAAAATTTCTACCAGTTTCTATACAAGCCTTAGCCGTAGATCCAGAACCCATACACGGATCTAATATTACACTGTTTTTATCTGAGTATGTTTCTATTATATGTCTCATTAATGATGTGGGTTTAAGTGTGGCAAAAAAAGGGGATGGTATGGGGCTAAAATCCAATACAGAATTTACTAATATTTCTAATTCATAGTCATTATAGTCACTCACTATAATGGATTTAGGGTATTTTAAATTGCTTTTATTGGTATCTAAACTTTTGAATTTACCATAGTTATTATTAGTTATGTTTTTATGTTTGTGGGCATTACCTTTTGAATGGGAGGGTTTACCAGTAGTAAATTGGGGGTTATAGATAGGCAGTTTTTTATAATATATTGTTATTTCTTCATGATTAACCAAAGGAATCCTGTTAGAATTTAAAAATCCTGTTGTTTTTTCACCTTTCTTCCATATATTAGTATATCTATAGTATTTTTTATTGGACATCATTAATTCGGCAGTAAATATGCCCTGGGATGTTAATATAATGGGAGTGTTTGATTTAGATACTCTGAATATATTATTCCAAAATTTATCTAAATCAATTTTAATATCCCATTCATTTTTACTATGACCATATGGTAAATCGGCAAATACCATATCCACAAAACCATCCGGTATATTATCAAAACCATCAAACATATCTATATGTTGTATTTGATTTAGCATCATATCATATAACTATCATAGTCTTCAATCCAATCACCAAACATCAATCTATTTATGGATTTCATGTCGTCTTCTGTGGTTTTTCTATTGATATTTTTATTATTGAGTTTACCTTTTATAAACATGGCACCACATTTAGTGCATTTCAATAATTGGAAGTTATTTTTACCATCTATAGAACTGTATTCTAATGTGTGTTTTTTCTTATGGAATATATGGATCATGATATTTTATATGATTTTAATCTATTAACCATATCAGCATTGATTGATAACAACATAGGATTAGCATCATTGGGTATACACTGAATTGTATTCAATATAATATCTATGTCATCATCAGATGCTTTTCTATTAACAGATTTTTTACCAATTTTTCCTTTTACAAACAATTTGCCACATTCTTTACATTCTTTTAATGCAAAATCATGGTCGCCATCATCGGATTTATATTGTAAGCAATGTTTTTTCTTATGGAATATATGAATCATTTTTTCTTATGTTTATCTTTTTTGGTTAAATCTTTTTTTATTTTTTTTAAATCAGATATCAATATATCAGGTACAAATCTTATCATGAAATTAATATCACTATCATTCAACTGGTTTAATTTCATATACACATTTAAATGATCTTTATCAATTTTGGTATTGTTTGCTTTATCAGTTTTAGTAAATATCCACCTGGGTGGTGAACCACGATGCTTAGATAGTAAAAATCTATGCATATAATCCATAGCATAAACTGGATTAATCTTTATTACAGTGAGGTTGGATGCAAATACCGGATATGCTATGGATATGGTTCTTAATGACATAAAATAATACTTCTTTTTATCTGCATCTAATAAGGTATCCCATTTATCTTTACTCCCAAACAGATACAACTTTATAAAATCAAATAATGATATTTTATTCATAATTAAAACACATCTTCTTTAGTAGAACTACCAATATTAATAAAATGTTTTAAATATTTCTTATCTGGTATTTTATGGGGTTTCCATCCAGAAATACATTTTATTAAATCGTTCAAAACATAGTTTGGATATGATTCTTTACGAAGCAATATAGCTTTCATATTTAATTTGATATTTTCTTCTATTTTGATGGTGTCTTTAGAATGGCTATCTTTACCATTACACGAAGCAAACACATACTTGGCTATCTTAGCAGGATCACTTAATGATAATTTGTCCATAGACTCATTAAGCATATTGGTAGCTCTTGATTTCGTATAGCTAATATTTTTAGCCCCCCTATAATAACAGCTTGGTATGTTATCTGTTTTATCTCCGGACAGTATCTTTACCATAATATCCAATTTTGGATCAATTAATTTGACTATTGAATTAATTGAATTAATTATGGCTGTTTCTCTCATATCAAGATTAAAAAAATCATCCACATTGGTGGATCTGGGTAATTTTTTATCAGATACAAATTCACCATCAGATTTCATCACTACACACCATGAACTATTATCAACCCTTATTAATTGATGGAGATCACTATCATTACTAATAATGATTGAATTTCTACCATTTTGCCTATCGCTATCAGTGAGACCAAATATTATATCATCAGCCTCCAATTTATCAGCACTTAAAGTCTGAAACCCAAGTTCATTTAGTCTGTTTATGAATCTATTTATACAATCTATTAATATATTTTGATCAAATGGTTTGTCTTTATGTTTTCTATTACCCTTATAATCTATATCCAGGCTATGTCTCCAAGAATCACCTTGATCAGTTATAAAAGTAATGGTGGATGATTTAGATATGACCGGATGATTTAGATAATGTATAAATCCTGAATAAAATCCTTTCATCAATTCATCAATATCATTTTGATTAGTTAAGTATTTTTCAGGTCTGTCTTTATATTTATATGAAAACTTATATGCAAACCTGTAAAACATTAAATTGCCATCTATATATGTGTTTACCATGATTATTTTTTTGTAATTAGCATATTTAATTTAAATATGCAAGATTTAAGGTGAAGAATTGGGTCAATAGAATTCTCAATCTGGGTTAAGCAATTTGATAGAATTACGTTGATATTTCCAATTTTATCACCCAAACTTGGTTTATTCTCCATTATCCAATCTATGAAACTAGTGTGAAGAGATTTTATGATCATCTCTTCACAACCAGCATATTTCATCAATTTAGTATGAATACTAAATTGATCTGATGTTGACTTGATTATTAGTCCATATATATCCATGTATTCATGTAAGCTACTATCAACATCTTTTGAGGTAACTTCTTTAACACCGGATCTATATATACCTTCTATGGCATTATATGCAGATCTATAGTTTGGAAATAACCTATATATTTTCCCAACTGAATCATCATCAAATGACATTTTCAATAATTTTATGATATCATCCATTCTTTTATTAAATTTGGATGACATTTCATCACGTTCATCACCCATTTGTGGAGTAAAGTCTATCTTAGTGAATCTAGACATTACATATTTATCAATCTTAGATGGATGATTAGTAGTTGCTAAATAGTACACATTAGAAAATTGATCCATGAATGATTTCATGGCATCTTGGAATTTATCAGATGACCTATCTAATTCTTCTAAGTATACTATTTTAGGATTATTGTTATCCTTAAATGATATGGAATTGTTTTCACAAAATGGTTGTATAACTTCCCTAAGATAATCTATATTACCATCAGACGACGCATTAATGTATTTATAATTGTAGTCTTTCAATAATATCTTTGCGGTTGCACTTTTACCCACTCCAGGTGAATCAGAATAAAACATCAAATTACAATTAATACCATCAGATATTAAATTTTTTATTCTTTTGGGTAATATTAATTGAGAAATATCCTTTGGAGCTAATTTTTTTGTTATAGGTTCTTTTAGCATTTATTTGTAAGTTAACTGATTAAAACCATTTTGATCAGATTCTACTGGTGACTGATTGGAAAAGTTTATGAGATCTACTATCACAGATTTGGTATAGAGCCATTTATTTTTAGCATATTCTGGTGACCAAAATTCATCTCTGGGAGCAGTTTTATCCATCATAAACGACATTTCATATTGGGCTAAATTCTTATCCATCTGTTTCACCAATTGGGACATATCATGGGGGAAGTTGAATCTTTGACCTAACATAAACATTATTTGGTTTTCTATCTTATCTACTTGATCTCTAACCAAATTTTTCAACGGTCTTGTCATATCACCTATAAATGCTTCAGAAGCGTCATGATATAAAAACTGGTAAGCATCATAGATGTGACCCATTAACATCAATGATTCTGCACCTTTTACACAGTGTTGGGCTATAGAATAAAAATAGCCAGTGTTACCCACATATCTACACTGATTGGATAATGATGATGCAATCAATTCATCATTTATCCAATCATAATTTTCAAAATCGAGTATGTTGTATACAACATTATTTTGTCCAATAGTATCGCCAACTTTGTTAGCGTCATTGTTTATGGATTGTAATCCTATTAATCTTTTCATAAATGATGTTTTATATTGATGATGTTTTATATAATAACATATACCCATAATCTTGGTTACTAATAAATAAATAAATATAAAACTCATATGGCGCATAAAAATAAAACTCATATTTTTATATATGAGGAAATGGATATAATGTTAAGTCAGTCAGATAAGGAAAATGTATACACTGGTATATGTGCAGACTTTAATGGAAGGAATGAAAATAACAGATTATATGACAAAGATGACTATTTAAAACATTTGCCATATTTAAATGAGTTAATTAAAGATAATAAACTATATGGGGAAATAGATCACCCACATCGATATGAGGTGGATGAGGATAAGATAAGTCACCAAATAATAGCCCTATGGTATGATGAAGAGGCTAATCAAGTAATGATAGCCATAAAATTACTTGATACTGATGAAGGAAAAAGAGCCAAAGCGAAAGCTCTGGAAAATGGTAATCAGATAAATATAAGTTCCAGAGCATCCGGATACATGGATGAAGAATTAAACGTAGAATTGGAACGCATTTACACATATGACATAGTAGACGTACCAGGATTTAAAAATGCTACACTCAAACCATTGAATGAGAATAGAAACAATGGGAACAACTCGTCGATATATTTATTAGTTATAAATGAAAATAAAATTGTGCACAATATGGATGACAATAATAAATCCACCAACATAGATGATTTAATTAACGAAAATAGATTGCTTAGATCTACTGTAAATAGCTTGCTTGAAAAAGCAAATGAATCAGATAGGAAGTTGAATGCAGTGGTAGCATATTTATCTATGATCAATGAAGATTCAAATCATCATAAAAATTACACTAACAGTATTGCCAAATACGTGAATAAACTCACTGATCACGTTGATAAAAATTCTGAGTTTACCAACAAACTTGCAGATCACGTTGATGAAAGCAATAGGTATGTGAATAAACTCACTGATCACGTTGATAAAAATTCTGAGTTTACCAACAAACTTGCAGATTATGCAGATTACCTTGGGATTAATCTCAATAAATCTATGAGTTTCATTAATGAAAATTCTGAGTTTACCAACAAACTTGCAGATTATGCAGATTACCTTGGGATTAATCTCAATAAATCCATAAACGTAATGGATGAAAATTCTGATTTTACCAACAAACTTGCAGATTATTCAAATTATATGAATGAAAATTTGAATAATGTTATATCAAAATTGGATGAAAATTCTGATTTTACCAACAAACTTGCAGATGCTTATGATAATACTGCTGATTTCATAAACAATAAAGTGGGTGCTGGTAAAATTAAACCGAAAAAGAAAAAGACCGAAAAAGAAAAATCAATGGAGTTGGTTGAAAAAGTGAAAAGTAGACAAAATGACAAACAACTCCAAATATTAGTATCCAAATATCCCTTCGTAAAAAGTTTAAATGAATCATATTTAACAAAATTCAAATTACTAAATTCCAATAAAAAACGAATTATATCTGATTTTATCAATGAAAACAATGATGTTACAGTATCATCATTAATGGGTAAAATTGATGAAATAAATAATGTAACTACATTAGAAGAACAATTTGAATCCAGGATACCCCAATACATATTTCCAATATGGGAATCATTATCTACAACCGATAAACATAATATAGTATCCCAATATAATAGCAGAAAGATTGAAAGTAATGAAGACAATAAAAGATTTTGGGAGTCTATAGATTTGAGGAAGTATAAAAATAGTAAAATCGTTAATGAGAACCATGGTGGTGGTGAATATAATATGTCGGGATATAGCATGGATGATGTAGACAAATTGCTGAAATTTTAATGAACAAAAACAATGAGTAGAGAAAATTTAATAAAACAACGCATATATGATTCCTGGATTCCAAGAATCAAAAAAAGAATTAAAGCTGGTGAAAAATCCGGTAAAATATTCAATAATATATCAGAAGCTAAACTGAAGAAAATAGCAGAAATGGCTGATGTTAGATTCAGATCATTACAAAGACCCAAATTGATTACTGAAAGTACAGCAACATTAGATGGAACTCCTGGTAGACCAAACTTTGATTTTGGTAACAACCCAATGCAGGGCTTACAGGATTTCTATACCACAAAAGGCTCCGCAGAAGTTTATCAAAGTTTGTTTGGTGTATTTGTAGAAGCTGCTGCTACAACGGTGATATTTGATCTATTACCCATGTTGGTGCAAACTAAATCATCTGGTAGTATATATATAGCAGAACCTATTTATTCCAATGGTAGATTGGAAAGTACTGAAAATAGGGTTGATGTTGTTCAAGTCAAAACAAGTCAAACAGGTAATCCTGCTGCTCTGGTAGTCGGTAACACATACACATTAAAAACTGCTGCTACTGGTGGTGAGGATATAGCAGATGTAATCTATGTGGGGAAACACCGGGTTAGTGGTCATCCAGTGTTTAGAATAGAAACTAATGGTAATGATAACTCCGGTGGTGGAGGTACAGACTGGACTAGCGCGCTTATTAAAGATTGGTTTGATGGAACATCCGGTATATATGATGATGCATCAAATTACTATTCATTTGATGCAGATAGTGTTGATTATGTAGAGGGATTCCTAAATAACATCATGGGATTCTCAGGTGCAGGTTTAAATAATGATAAACCTTGGTACATAGGTAGAAATGATGGTAAAACATATAATGAACATATGTCAAGGGATACTGGTAGAAGAACTGAGTATAGATCGTCTGCTATAAGAACTTGGCACCGTAATTTTTCTCCTGGAACTGTTCATTTAGATATGGAATTCCTAACAGAGGATATTCAAGATGCAATGATGGATCATTCATTTGATCTAATCGCATTTGGTGATCAAATACTTGCAGATCAATTGAGCCAGCAAATGAATGACCACGGTCTTGCCAGAATGTTTGCCAATGGATGGTCACACCATCACGCACTACATACTGGTAGTGATGGATCATTTAACTTAAATTTCGTGTTGGATGAAAGTAGCAATACTGGTAGTAGTTTGGATTATCTTGGTAAGGAAGATACATTGTTAAATATTAGTGGTGCTGCGGGTGTTTTACCAGCAAGTGGTGCAATATCAGAAAATCTATCAACTCTACAAAGAAGGCTTGTAACCAGAATAGGGTATGCTAGTAGTGTAATACACACTAGAGCCAGAAAAGGTAAAGGTGACCAAGTGGTAATGAACACCAAATTTGGTAATGCAGTAGAGGATATAAGAGGATTCGTTCCCGTTCCCTTCGATAATGATTTAAATGATGGGAATTTGGCATACATAGGCACATTTAAAGGCATGAGAGCTTATGTAGATCCATTAATGGATCTGAATGATGACAGAATCAATGTTAGCAGACATGGTGGTGAAAAAGATCCTGGGATCAAATTTGCCCCATATATCTTGGCGGAAAAAATCAGTACCACGGCTGAGGGTACCATGGCTGAAAAAACAGCCTTGAAATCAAGGTATTCTGTTGTAGAAGCTGGTAGTAATCCAGAACTCAATTATTTGACTTTTGTAGTAGAAGAAGCAGATGGTTACGGATTAGTTTAATGCTAATTGCTCATGTATAGCAGGGTCGAAAACGGTGGGTAAAAACTTACCCACCTATTTCTTCCATAACTTTTTTACCGTTGATAATATATTGATCCTTATTAAAAATACTTTCCCAATTGCTTATAAAAATTTCGGTTTCTAATAATTTTTGTTCATCTGAATCCGGATTTTGCCTCATATTGGTTAACGCACCTTTTTTACCAGCGATCTTATTTCTCATCTTGCCCATATCTATCTCAGATATAATATGCCTTATATCATTCAATAAATTTTTATTATTTTCACCCAATACTTGATTTTCAGATTTTAACTCATCATTTTTAGCCACTAATTTATCATAATTAAATTCAAGATCATTTAGCGATTTATTTACCATATCAAGTTCCTTACTTGAATTCTCTAATTCTTTTTTGATTATGCTATTATCAGATTCATTGGTTTTTAGCTGATTCTCATGAGATGCCAATGTATCCTTAATGTCATTTATACTGGATATGATATTGTCTGTAATATTGTCTGATGTTGCATCCACGCCCAGTAACTTAGATAATAAACCAACTAAATCATCATAATCATTAGTAATCTTAATGGCTTGATCTCTTTTAACATTATTGATCCTGAATTGTTCAGACAGGTGATAAAGACCTCTGGCAGTAAATATGGAAAAGAACACTACCACACCTATCAAACCATAATTTTCAGTTGTTATAAATTTAGGTATCAAATTCCCATAAAAAAATAGTGATATTATTAAATCGTAAAATAGGAATTCTCTATTTATATTTATACCTTTTTTTCCATCAGCAGTATTATTAATTAATATGCTAGCAGTTATATTCATGGATGAGAAAGAAAAAAATAAAGCAGATATTATGCTTATGCTTATATGGTATTTACTAAACATAAGTTCTGAGATCATCCAGCCCAACTTAAAATACATTTGGGCAAAATATATCATAACACTCAAAAGTGAAAATAGAGAATAATCCTCATGTTTCATAAATTCGCTTATCGGGGATACGAATTTATTCATTATAGTATTTTTGCTCATCTTAAAAAATTTTATGTATATTCAATGAAATATCAAAATTTGTAATTATAAGTTCTGATGTTTTTCTCTCCCTATCATTTTTATGTAATGAATAATTCACATTAGTATCAAATATATTATATTCATCATATAAATCTCTATAGAATTGATTATCAGGAACAGTTAATATAAACTTACCGGATATATTAGATATATTGTTTTTCAATGTAGTCTGATCATCTATATTATCCATATTATGGATATAATATTTAGTACTAACGGTATTACTAGTAATATATGGTGGGTCTATGAAAAATAATACATGTTCATCATCATATTTTGATATAATAACCTCATATGATTGATTTTCTATATATACGTCTTTAATTCCTTCATAGATGTCTTTGATGATATTTATTATGTGGTCTTTGCTAGTGGGTTTTCTAGTTTTTGAAGTACCAAAAGAATTGTAATTATCATTGCTAAATCTTCCCCTATATCCATATATAATTAAATACAAAAACCTATATGCTTTATCGATATTATTTTTGGGTTTTGATTTTCTGATATTATCATATAATAATCTGGAACATATATTCCATTCAAATTTATCCAACAATTCATCTAAATTGTTGGATATCACCGTAAATAAATTTGTTATATCACCATTGATTTCATTCAAACATCTGGGATATTTGGTATTATTGATAGTATATACGCAACTTCCACCAAATAATTCTACCAAAAATTTTGCATCAGAGTTTTTGGTAATATCGAGTAGCATGTTTAAAATCCTGGATTTAGAACCAAGATATGGAAAAGATTTTTTTAACCCCATTATTCCTCCAATTGTAGTGAATCTATCATGATTTCAGTATTGAATCCATCAGAATATACTTCTTCTGCGGTTTCACAATCTTTACCAAAATAAAGATAGCCCCAACCAGCCCAATCTAATGCAATAGGTAATATACCCTCATTCTTTAACGATTCCAATTTTTGGATAACAGTTTTGACTTTCTTTATTTGTCTTTTTGTGAGTTTTTTGCCCATGGTTTATATGTTAGAATAATTATCTAATGTAGACAAATTATCAATACAATCATACTCAGTGTGGACTAAGCTATTATTGGAATTGTATATTTCTGCATTAACAATAATATCTTTGGTTATATTATTATTGTTAATGTATCCTCCAAGGTAGTTGCTTAGTATCACCAGATATCCATTATCAAATTCTTTTGCATAAACCAGATCAGTTGTATCACTATCTCTATTAGATAGTTCATGTAATGTGTAACCAGCAGATGTGATTTTACCTATAATTTCATTAACGAAATCAGTGTTATCATTATCAAACTTTTTAATATCAAACTCCATAATATGAAAGTGTTTTAATAAACAATAATTTTATTAGCCAAATGATCAGTAACCTTATCCGGATTATCCATCATTGTCCTGCAGTATTTTCTTAAATCATTGGAATATTTCGTAAATTTAAAATCTTTAACAGCAGTAGTGAATTTGGATGTAAATTTACTATAGCTATTGGCTAATTCTGTAAATCTGTCATATGATTCACTATAATAAGATTCATATAACTGTGATATCCTTAATATTATTTTTGATATCCTTGCGTTATCATTATTTAATATCATTCTAGACATATTATTATCCATATAATCACTATTTATAATATATGAATAGTGAGATATGTGGTCGTCAAGTCCTAGTAATGATTTAACATCTAATTTATTACCATATAATGATATATACATCATTATTTCATCATTATAGACATCAAAATGGTCTAACAACAATTTTGAATATTCATATATTACATTATATGAATTTATTTCATCTGGTGATAATCCTTCCAGTACTTTGTTTTTTATTTCTTCGTGATTTATTAATATATCCATTCTATATTAGATAAGTTATTAGATTTTTTCACACTTATAACATGATCAGCATCTATATCATGAGAATGCTCAACTATAAAAATAGTATTTATACCATTACTAATATGTTTTAGTATTTTTTTGAATTCTTCAACACTATTTTTACTTAATTTACCAAGTATTTCGTCAATAAGTAATATATTACAGTTAAAATTAGAATTATACTTTCTTATCAAAAATCTTAATATCAATGATATTAAAGTTCTTTCTTTACCAGATCCATCCAATACAGAATAATGACCATCTGGGTTGTTTATATTATACATAAACAATGACATGTCATCAAAAAATATGTTGAATTCTTGATCACTCAATATATGATCAAATTCAATTTGCATATTTTTAAGTATATCAGTTATTATTATATAAGGAATACCATCTCTACCCATCATTTCCATATAGTAATTGAATATAGATATTTCCCATCTTTGTATCAAATATTTTTCTAATGTTTGGTTTGCTTCACTTATATCATGTGTTATTTTACCATATTCTATATTACTATCTGAAAGCTTACCATTCAGTTCATTGATAGTATTATCAAGTATTGATATCTCATTATTGATATCAATTAATTTAGATGCTTGTGCTAAATTAATTGATATGTTTTCCTTCACTAAATGCACTTTGGATATTTTTTCTTTAATATCATCTAATTTATTAGATATTTCTTTAATATCATCATCAATTAATTTAATATCATCATCAATATTTTTCTTTAGATTCAGATTTTCGCTATTTATATTTTCTATATTTTCTTTATGGGCAACAATAGAAATTTCCAAATTAGTTTTCTCAGTATCGATATTGGATAATTTATTATTTACATTAATTTGATCATTGGTTAATGATGACAAATCTTTTTGTATATCAGATATGTCTATTAATTTGGAATTTAATTTGTTTAATTTAGTCTCTAGTTTCTTTATTAATCCAACATATTCATTATTAGTAGATTCAATAGATTTTGTCAATGCTGATATTTTTAATTCAATTTCATCTATATCACATCTAGTAGAATTAATGGATGAATTATTGTCATCAATTTCTTTATTAGATGACAATATCATCTTATCATCCACCACATCTCCACCACAAGTTGGACATATGTTATTATCAATAGATTCACGATCATCTTGTAATCTATCTTTTATATCCAAATAACCATTTAGCTTTTGATTAAGTGTAGATTTGTTTATATTGAGGTTATTTAGATGTAATTCATGTTGCTGATTTTGTTTATTAAATTTATCGTTAGTAGATTCAATCTCAGCTCTGATTTCTGATATACTATTATCTATACTATTATTGGTATCATTAATATTATTAAATTTTTGGTTTATATCAACAAGCTTGTTATTAATGATAGCCAATTTATCGTTTAACGATTTTTTTCTGCTATTAAGTAATTCAAGTTTATTTTCACACAATTTAATATTTTTATTGATATCCAATATTTTAGTTTTGTTGGTAGATATTATTTTATCTATATTTTTATTAAGTATGTGATGTTTTTTTATTTGAAGTTCTTTAAGCTTACCATTGAGTTCTTTAAGCTTACCATTGAGTTTGGTTTGGATATTATCAATTGCATCCATAGTATCCAAGTTTTTGGGTAATTCTTTTATAGATAAATAGGTATCATTTTTTTCTAATTCTAGATTTGATTTATTGGTTTTATTGGTTTCTATGGATTTTTCTAAAAAAGTTATATCATCAATGATCTTAGCTTTTTTAGATGACAATTCACTTATTTTTTCCCTATGCTTAGATTCATCTATTTTTATTAAACCATTATCGCTGATATATTGATTTTTCAATTTTTTAGCTTCGCTATGTTTTCTTTCAAATATGTGTAATCCAAAGTCAGATATTAATCTATCTTTGAATATTCTATTATCCATAGATAAGACATGATTTAAATTATCAGAATTTATAAAACAAGAATTCATAAATTCTGATAGATCTCCAAAATATTTGATCATGTCATCCTGATTTTCACTACACTTGGTACTTATAGATTTTATCTCATTATTTTTATTCCTTTTTATAGTCGTTTCCCTGGATATGATTATTTCATCATTATTAATAATAAATGTGCCTTTGACATAACATTTATCTGATTCAGTATTATTATTGATAAATTTTAAATCCTGATGTTTTACTTTTTTAGATAAGTATGTCTTACCATATAACAAATAAGTAATTGCATTATATATGTTACTTTTACCAGATTGGTTCTCACCATCTATTTTTATAATACCATCCTTAAAATCGATTGTTATTTCACGATCTGGATAACTCCTAAAATTGAAAATAGTAATGCTTAATATGTTCCAATCAATATATTCATTATTATCAGTAACCAGAGTGCTAATTTCGTGATCCATGTTTTTTATAGCAGCTGTCATTTTATCTGATAAATTCATGTCAGATAAGTATTTATTAACATGTAATTCAGTGTCAATTAGACTATACTTATCAAATTTATCAACAGATTCTGAAAAATATGGCTTTATAACTAAATCTTTGATATTTTTAAATCTATCATTGAACTCAAATATTATTTGATTTTTTATAGATTTAAATAAATCGTGATTTTTTATATGTAATTTTACCTTAATTCTATATAAAAAATCGCTATCTAAACTAATTCCGTTAATTTGTTCAATAAAGTTATTCTCAAACATATTATATTGAACAAACCTTATTTCATGATCTATTGGTATTTGTTCAATGATATTTTTGGGTAAATCCCATAATAACACTCCGTGGAATGAATCAATTTCACCAAAATTCTGACATATAGGACTAGAACTATATGCAGCAAATAGTTTGCTTGATTTATCAAATGTTTGAAATTTATGTATATCACCCATTAACAAAAAATCTAAATCACAAAAGTCTTCTATGGATCTGAATTTTTTATTATTAAATACATCATGATTACCACCAAATGGATGACATTCTCTTATAGGATCATGGAATAATCCAATGTATGTATATTCATTGGATTTTAACGGTATATCAACTAATTTTTTATCTGGATGATGATAAACTACCCAGGCTATATTATCATCATGGTATATGCCAGTCTTATTATAATAAATTATATTATCACCAACAGCTTTCTTTATTGATGATACAACAGTTTCAACAGAGTCTACTCTATTTGAAGATGATAGATTTATATCGTGATTCCCAACTGTTATTATAATTTTAGATATTTTAGACAGATTGAAAAGGAATTCAGAAGCCATAACAATAGCCTCATTAGATATATTGGTATAATTATGAAAAAGGTCACCAACAATACATATCCTATCGGGTAATGTAGTTTTGGCAACCGATATGATATGATTCAGTGAATTCCTATATTGTTGATGGTATTCAGGAGAATTTTTTATATGTATATCAGCAATATGTAATATTTTATTGATCATGATTGTATTATTTCTTTAATATTCTAGTTCTACCTCTACCCAACGATGGTATGTCATATATTATATCATAGTTATCGATATTATTATTGACAATATTAATAACTCTAATATTACATAAATTTACTATGGTATCTGGTAATTTATTGATATGGTTATTATGTAGATTTAACCATCTCAATGATACTAGATCCCCAATTGAATCTGGTAAACTAGTCAATAGATTATTGCTTAAATCCAACAAAACTAGATTTTTCAATTTACCAATTGAATCTGGTAAACTAGTCAATGAACTACCAATTAATCTAAGTGATTTTAAATTTGATAATTGATGTATCGAATCAGGTATGGTGCCAACAGGTTTATTATAAACATATATATCTTTTTCACCATCCAATAAGGTGGGTAAAAACTGTATACACATCTCATGATGCATCTTTAATTTAGATATAACATTATTGGGTATATTATTTATACCCATGCCCAGGGTTAATTGAAATGCCAGTTCTATGTTTTCATATAAACCGGAATCTAACAAATTACCAATTTTATTTAAATTCTCTTTCAATTATTTCAATTATATTTTCAGGTAATTGTATTTCTTGTAATAGTAATTGGTCATAATATGGTTTACCTAATATATTTAACATGCATATTATATTAGCCATATGCAAGTCATCCGTTGATATTATTGTATGACCAAATAAATTATATTCTTTTTCATTCATAACTTTCAAGTATTCTTTATAAAATGGATTCTTTTTGCGTTCTGTGGATATTGATGAACCAAGCTTTATACATGGTCTAGACATTTTAAAATACTTTATATCTATCCGAAAATATTTTAGTAATATCTTCCAATTCTTCAGCGAGTAATGTTTGATTAGTAGGTGATAGACTATTGTAGACTATTTTGGGGTCTAACATAAAATGGTCTACAAATATGCTAAAGTATGGTAAAATAGATTTATTGATAGGATTTAATTCTAGTATGGTAAGCCTAACAGATTCATAAATAAATCTTATTTGATCATACTTTAATTTATTAGAATTATCTATGATCAAACTAGATTTATCTACCAAACACTTTATATTTTCGTTATATTTTATTAATACATATTCAGATACAAATAGTACTTCACATACAACACCAGTATTTATATACATAACTTCATCACCAGGATTCAACGATTCTATATTAGTATCCAAAAAATTGTATTCTGGATTATTTATATAAAATAATCCTAGTGAAGATATGAATGCATCATACAGATCAGTTCTCTCTATATGGAATTCGGGATTTAATAAATTATCAAGACCCTCTGCATATTCATTGTTGAGTATTATTTTGTTATTAACCATATAACTATTATATATTAACTATATATGATAGTTACATTATTATAATCCCTCAAAATCAAACCCAGCATTATCATTATTGATGTCTATTTTAGTATCATTATTGATGTTGGCATCTGTCCCATAATGATATGGAACTTCATCTATTGGATTAAAATGTTTACCAGTGGATGAAATTCTCATTCTGCTATAGTCAACATCCATTATGGTTTTGTAATTTTTATATCCCCCACCATTTCTAGATTTTAATAATTTATAGAGATATATGTTATTTTCCTTCATGTTAGGGGTTTGCATCATACCTATAATATTATCAGTTTTAAATGCTATTCCTTTAGACTCTCCAGAATCGGCTAACGTAATATCATCTTCATCTATAGATCCCACTGGTATTTGGTGAGCAGATACCATAGCCCAATCATTTTGAACACCCACATCAAAAAAATCTCTACTATTTAATCTATGATACATGTAACTATTTTGTGGTGGCACACCATATGAATTATCCAATTCGGTAAAGTAATCTAAAATTATGATATCCCATTTTATATCCAATTTCTCTTCAAGCTGTCTAGCATATGCAGCTATATCAAGTATGTTGGCTCTAGAAAACCTTTTCATTTTAAAATGACCCACATCTTTGTCATTATTAGACTTCATATCATTTAACCACTTATCAATGATATTTTTCATGAAATCATGATTCAATGATATTTCATCGTATTGATCCATGGATATATCAAACAAATTAGATCCACCTCGTTTAGCTATTCTATGGGTAGCCATTTCTAAACTAGGAAAAAATACATTATAACCCAATGATGATGCATTAATGGCTAGATTTATCAGTTTTATAGATTTACCAACATTAGTACCAGCATAAAACATAGTAGATGTACCTTTTTCAAATCCACCACCCAACCATTTATCTATAATAGGATATCCAGAGGGTATTAAATCATCAACAGGAGGCTGTGCATGTGTAGATGCATCATAGAAATCAACTGCATCACCATCATTTAAATCAACGCTAGATCTGGTATTTATAAGTGTTTTACACTTATTGATAACATCCCCCACATTACTAGTGGTTATGTCAGTTAATTTTTGATATTTAATTGCATCTGATAATCCAGTTATGAAATTCTTCCATTTTATCCAGGCTTCGGTTTTATCCTTAATAAAATTTTGGTCATATGATTTATAATCTTTTTCTATGATATACTTTAATGAATCTTTAAAGTTTGATATTTTTTCATCATCAGATAAATCTTGTGATATATGTACTATAACTTTTTCCCTATTGAAATTTAAATATTCTAATGTATTTTCAATATCCATATCAATCATCCTGATAATGGGTGATCTATATGTTTCATAAAATGATTTGGATAATGAAAAAAATGCTTTTAGATAATCATTGGTAAAAAAATGGGGTTCAGAATGTTGAAATAGAATGGGGTTTTCTATAATGTATAATGCTGCAAATCTTTCAAATCCGGCTATGTCCATTATATATGTTGTTTAATATTGTCTGATGACATCAATAATAGCTCATCATATGAATATAATCCTCCCGATGATATATTTTTCAATATAGATGAATTTATAGTGCACTGATTATCAATTTCTTGGAGCACCTGATAACCATAATTATTATCATCTTTACTGATTGTGAAAACACAATCAGTCAATAAATTATTGACTTTTATTGATGATTTGGAGTCTATTTTTTCCACAAATAACTTTATATGTTTTCCCATATTTCATTTTCTTCAAAATAATCAGATTCATTAAACATAAACATATTCTTGATAACATTATCATCAAGTTCTTGTAATACCTTTTGGGTAAATACTTTCTCATTAAACATGGCTTCAAATGTAAAAGATTGGTCTAGGTGTTTGGCAACCCAAACATTTGAGTTGGGATTTGGTACGGCTATTTTTTCAGTTGGTTTATTTGGAATGGCATTGGTGACTCTATCATCAATTATTTTTTTATTGAATGACCAACTACCATCATCAAGTTCATTCATATATCCTTTATCTTTCATCCATTCCATAGATGATTTTAATGATTTCTTTTTATTATTAGCAACTATACTCAATAAGTCTTCATATGTTATTGATATTCCATCAAGCACATTATTGATGTTAAATGATTTTTTATCATTTAAATATATTTCATATAAAGGATCTACCAGATCCTTTATTGATCCTTTATCAATACCGCAGTTATCCCAGCTAACATAATCATGGAGTCCTATGTATGGGTTCATACCTTTTATATAGGATATATAGAAGCTTGTATCAACTGGTTTAGAATATCTACCTTCATATAGTAAGGATTTAACCTCTATACCTTTCCTAACATAAGATCCATTGGAGTATTCTTTATCTTGTTTTTTCTTCAATATAGTTACTATTGATGCCATATATATGGCTTTTCTACCACCACTGGGTATTGTAGTGGTATTACCAAACATATCAGATTTATCATACGTGTGTGCAGTAAATATTATCGGTATTCCAGCCTTACCAGCCATGGGAACCATTGCTTTCATAAGGGCACCCATCTCTTTAGCTTCGGTACCCATATCAGTTTTAACCTTACCTTTATCAGTATCACTAAATACTTTTTGGGACGATAATCCACTAATAGAATCTATGGCTATTATAACCTTGGGTCTATCCTCTTTTTTAGAATTTTTTATGTCCTTGAGAAATGGTAATATCATAGCTTGAACTTCACTAATGGAATCCGGTTGGCTAATTCTCATATTATCAAAATCTATATTCTGATTTTCCAACCTTGATTTATCAGGACTGCCCTCAGTTTCAATCAACCAAACAAAATATCCCATTTTTTGGGCTTCTCTGCACATATTCAGTAACAAATAACTTTTGCCAGTTTTAGGATCACCAGCAATACACATAGCTTTTGGTATGGGAAATCCCCTAAGTAAACTCCCAGAAATATGTGCATTAAATAAATAGTTACCAGTATGTATGTGATCTGATATTTCTATATCTTCATAATTTGATAAAAGTTCACCAGTTTTATCAAATTTTGATATTAAATCATTTATATTAGAATATGACATAGTTTATGATTTATAATACTTATTAGTTAATTTGTTATTATTATTGGGGAGACCATCTTTTACGGTAACTATGGTAATGGGGATATTTTTTTCATTAATATATGATTCCAATGAATCCAAGTCTCGTTTCCTCATATGGTATATTTGAGCATACATCCTGTTATTATCAAAATATATAACAGGATTTTGGTAATTTTTTTTAGCAAAACTTGGATGATTACGTATTTCCTCCATATAGGTAACCATTTTCTGATACATCTCCTCCATATTAGAATATTTTAGGTATATAAACAAAATTTTTATTAACCTTATCTTTACCTATGGACAACAATATTGTATTTATAGGGTCTAAAAATGTCTTATTGTACATAGAAGATAGGTTTATTTTTGGTGCTATCTCTTTTGGAAAATCTCCATTTAACGGAAAACCAAATGGCTGATCATTGATATCGTAATACCAGCATATTTTATCACCATTGGTTATTAATGGATATGAATTCAACAGATTATGTTTTTTTATCATGTGATTATACCTAGCAGATGCTTTAACTTGTATGGGAGTTCCAGAATTTACCTTCACCCCATGCTGATCATCTTGTATGACATTCTTAGTATATGTGGTTATTCTTTCAGTTTTAGATATGGAGTAATAATTTAAATCATCAGCATGAAGCTTATACATATCCTTTATAGATTTGGCTTTGGATAATATTTTCTCATGGCTAGCATTATTAATTATCAATTTAACCATATCTAACATGGAATCTCTTGAAAATTTGCTATAAACATATTTAATAATTTCAAGACCTTTCACGGAAAATTTATCCATGAATTCATATGTTTGTTTTTTATACCATTGGCTAACCTTCACATATCTTTTTTTAGTAGCCCATAATATTTTATAACAAAATTCCTCTAATTCCAACCTAGGTTCCCCTATATCTATATCACCAGCACCCATTGCAGCGAAATATTCCCTGGATTTATCCAGATAATAAGGATAGATGTGATAATTCCATACTTTCATGGAAAAATCTAACATATTCATATCAGTGATTGTGGAATCATATATAGTTTGCATATCTAAAAATATGGAATCTGTATCCATATATAACACTACATCACTATCAATTGGATTATTAAACGATATATCATCATCATTCTCTATTGATGATTCCCATTCTTGACTGAAAAAATCATTTATAATTTTTTCAGTCAATTTAATTAAGCCAACTGCTGATGCGGTAACTGATTTAGCAACATCTCTCATGTAATCAACAAAATAGGGATAACCCATAACTCCATAAACACTATTTAGAAGTATTTTTAGTGCCTGATCAGCATTTCTATGCAAAGATGATAATCTAGTTAATCTTTGGATTTCTTTTTTTATATCATCAGAATTTGTTAAATCAAGATTGGGGTCTATATGTACAAAATCTTCCATATGCTATATTAATATTTCTTCACAATTACATAATAATTCCAAACAATGGGCTTTATCAACAATATTATTATTGCGCAAATCAATGCGTTTCAAATTATTCAAATCACCAATGGATTCTGGTAAATGAGTTAATTGATTATCGTTCAAATAAAGATAATCCAACTTTTTTAATTTACCAATGGATTCTGGTAAATGGGTTAATTGATTTACATTAAAATTTAACCCAATAATTTCACTCATATTACCGATGGATTCTGGTAAATGAGTTAATTGGTTATCAAATATGCTTATTTGATAAACCTTAGTTAAATTACCAATAGATTCTGGTAAATGAGTTAACTGATTAGTGAAACATTCTATCCATTCTAAATTGGTCAATTTACCCATAGATTCTGGTAAATTGACCAATTTATTGGAACTGACTACTAACTCTTTAAGCTTTTTCAAATTACCAATAGATTCCGGTAAATGGGTTAATTGATTACGTTGAGCATCCAGTGATTCTAAATTAACCAATCTACCAATAGAATCTGGTAGATTGGTTAATTTATTTTTATGTACATGTAAACTTATTAATTTGGTTAGATTACCAATAGAATCTGGTAGACTGGTTAATTGATTAAATTGCAGATGGAGACTAGATATGCCCCATATATAATCTCCAAAATTTGTGGGTAATTCACATATAGATTTATCACCTAAAAGCAGGTGTTTCCTATCACATAATATGCTTGGCATATAATGAATACATATATGGGGATATAAGTCTGCAAATATGGATTTGATATTATCAGGTATCCTATCAACTGGTATACCTGTACATATTTGGAATGCTAAATGGATATTATTGATGTCATCAGATTTCAATAATTTCAGCAAACTCCTTTCTGTATATTCAGGTAATACCATATCATTCATTATCATTGATACCCAACACAAATAGATAGGTTTCTTCTATGAAATGATAATCTTTGGGTAATTCCAAACTACATTTAAACATATGTAATCCACTGGTAGTTTTAATGATTTCAGCATCATATCTATAATTACCCATATTACTAGTGGCTGCTTTATGTACATTAAAACCAGTGGTGATATTAGTCTTAACTCCATTATTGTGGGTTAATTTCCATAAATCATCATTTATATCACTAAATACAACCTTGTTGTTATCAAATGACATTTTATAGACTATATTATCTTTATCCATGGAAAAATACTTTTTGATCCTAAACAAAATATTAGGATCAATAACTAACTGCCCCAGTACTTCTCCGGTGGTGATTTTATCCCACTTATCATCATCCAGGTATTTTATTAAATTAAATTCAACACCAGGAATATTGAGACTATCAGTGGAGGTATTTAAGTTTATAGAGAGACCATCATATATCCCATCACCAACGCTATTACAGTCTATGACCATTTTAGCATATTCAGAATCAGAATATTTGTTTATAGTCTCTAACCATGCGGCAAAACTCTTCATTTTCCTAAATGGGAACTTGAGCAGCTTAAAATCATCAGGGCATTTGGTAATTTTATATATATTTTCAGAATGAGCACGAGTATATTTTACATAAGTAGTATCTATTGGAAAACTTTTACAATCTATACTATCTTTTCTAAAATTTACTATATCAAAATCTTGGATTATATCATGTTTAGAAGATTCCTTGGTTACCCATGCATTTACTAAATGGGTATATAAATTTAGTAAATTTATTTCAAACGATATTTTCATTTTTTTAGTTGTTTACTGATAATGTTATTTTCTGATTCCTCATCTCTACTATATTTCACATCAGGTCTGCCACCTGGATATCTATTTTCTAATTTTATGATATTAAACTCCATTACATCATAAATACTAATATCTAATAAAGTTATAATATTCATAAAATACCACAATAGATCACCAGATTCTGTTATAACTTTGTACTTTATGTCGTCTCTACCGTGAAATGCAACTTTTTTCACAGAACCCAGCATTTCTCCCATCTCTTCAGCCAATCCCATGAGTAGATAATAAAAATCATCGGTGGTACCAGATGATCTCATGTTGAATTTCTCTTTACAAAATGATACATAGTTAGCCAATATGGTATCCCTTATATTATAAGGTAAAGGTACTTGTAATTCATCCAACACTATTTTTCTACCATACCATTTGCGTTTTATGGCTTTTATAGAAATCAGATCATTGGATATTCTATTAATTGTTATATCACCCGAATCTGACCATTTATCTATAAATTCATTTATCTTAATTTTCATAAACAGTCATAATTATATTAATACATTGATTGATATTAAACCTATGTGTATCTATTATAATACCATCGTGGTTATAGTTATCAAATATATCATTATCTCTATTAATCCTGGTTGATATAGAATCTTTGCTCATGTTCCTATCTATTAATCTAGATTCTATAATATCTGGTGGAGCAGTTAACAATACCAATATCCATTTAAAATCGGTAAATTTTAAAAAGTGGTTAATTTTTGATGGCAAACATATAAAAACATCACAAGAATCTATGTGATTTTTACTAGTTCCATAATAATTATCCTTAAAATTAGAATATTGTAGGAATTCACCATTATCTACCATTTTTTCAAATATATGTGGACTTACAAAATGGTAGTGTTTACCATCAATCTCACCATCTCTGGGAATTCTGGTGGTATATGATATAGACGATATTAATGATAACTCTTGGAGTGCGTGTTGTATTGTAGATTTACCAGTGCCACCTCTACCTAGCAATATTATTTTGGGCTTTTTCATATGTTTGCTAAGTAGAAATAGCGTTTCTGGTTACCAATATTATTTAGTGGTAGACTTGGTAGATTTTGATTTAGTGGTAGACTTGGTAGCCTTTACTGATTTAGTGGTAGACTTGGTAGCCTTTACTGGTTCAGTTGGTTCATCCTTTACTGGTTCAGTTGGTTCATCCTTTACTGGTTCAGTTGGTTCATCCTTTACTGGTTCAGTTGGTTCATCCTTTACTGGTTCAGTTGGTTCATCCT